GGACTACAGTCATCAGATATGGTTTGAGGATATGCTAGAAGAGATGAATCGATATACGGATGAGAATAAGAGAAAATTCGATATTATCGCGGCTACCGCGATGGCGGAACTTGCCGACGAGGAATTGTAGGGAGTTGTACCATATAAGGTTGAGGATATTACAAAAGGCTGGAAGAAAATAGGATATTATACAGATGAATTCGGAAGGAGACGATATGGTGAGATTCCGGATTAGAATAACAATAATAATATAAGGTGGAATAATAATTTTGGAGACACATATGAAGACCCTGGAAGAATTAGAACAAGTAATCCGAGATATTATCAGGGATATTTACCACAAGGAATACATTGGTAAGATATCCGTTTAGAAATTACCGGTAGGATACAATATCAAACTGGGGATGAACACTCCGGATCAGCCAATTACCATTTATTCGGAATTGGAGGGAGAGGAGTTTCTGAAATTTATACGACAAGAAATAAAAGATAGAAGATTTAATCTGGTTTTCTTCGGCTCGGTTCATTTACGGGAGCCGTTTGACTGCCAGCCAAGAAATACAGCATGTAGCTGCCATGACGAAAGACGAACTTATTGAAAAGACTGACAAAGCTATTAATGAACTAGTCTATGCCAAATACGATCTGCAGAAAGCGTACAATTATTATAATGGAGTGCGAGATGCGGATTAGTTTAGATATTTGGAGGAAGTCTATGGAGCGAATGTTCCTACTACATTACATTTTACACCATTAATCAAAAAGCATATTGACGCTTTGCTTGGTGAGTATCTCGAAACACCGATCCTTCCAAAAATACAATGCAAGGACGAAGAGACAATCACGAATATCTATAGGGATAAATAGATAGCCATAGCAAAGGAATCAAGACAGTTTCTTTTATAGAAAATGAAGAATGCTACGTTAAACTAGATTACTGGAAAAGAGACTAATGATGGACTCATAGAGTAGTAGCTAAAATAGCTGATTGAAGATCTAAATAAAAATTTTATTTCTGAATATGAAATAGCTGCATAGAATGTTATAGAATATATTATGCAGTCTAGGGATACAGATTTAATGAACGCATTACGGGATATGCTTTTTGATTTGCTGGTCACAGGTTATGCATTTTATAGAGTAAAGCCCACTGTAGATAATAACAATATTAAAATTCAGGTACTTAATCCGCTGAATACTTTTATCGATAGGAATATTGAATCGCCGTATGTCAAAAACTCATATAGAGTTGTGGTTAGGAGTTGGATGTCAAAACAGCAGATTCTCAATATTTACGGTAAGCGGATGACTGAAGATGATAGGAAGATTCTGGATGAGAAGTGGGGTTCTATATATGAGAACGCATGGTACTACGTACATATGGGAGTTAATAAAAACGGTGTTCCCGCAACAGACGGTCTTAGAGCCGGTGAGGAAGTTACGCCAGGTTATCCAACGCAGAGTTATAACCTTCACTAGGAATTAATCCCTGTATATAACGTAGAGTGGCTGGAAACAGATAAGGATTTCGTAATGCAAAGATATACTACGGTACGTATTGGAGAGGAAATATATATATTAACTGGAAAAGACGAGCATGTTATTAGAAGTCGTTCAAACCCTACGCAGTGTGGTCTTTCTGTAAATGGATTGTACTTTCTTAATAGGGGGACGAATCCATATTCGATGGTTTTAACATGCGCATCTTTATAGGATTAACAAAACTAGTTCTAGAAAAATCTCGTGAATTTCTGGGAAGCCGTTTAGGTAATCAGAATCCTAGTCCAATTATTGGATAGGTTCAACGACTATTATGTAGGGTCAAGTGACCCGAAGTGCGAGAATATTAAATATTTATAATATGAAATTAAATGAAAAAGAATTTAAACAAAAGGTAGCCGAATTATATAACGGTGAAATAAATATTATTGGGAAATATAAAGGATTAAGTTTTCCAATAATATGTAGTGATAAATATGGCGTATTTAAAATACAAAAAGCATTTTTATTATTAAAATATAGGCCAACAATAAAAATTGCGATGAATAAAACAGAGTATTTTATGAATATGTTAAAATAGAAATAGCCAAATATTTATAATAGCTTAGAACCAATGTCTGAATACATTACTGCTAAACAAAAAATGTTGTTTAAAGATAGATTTGGAATAGTTGCAACAACTCCAGATAATTTAATACATGGGCATATTCCAAATATAAAATCAGCAATAAACAGGAAAGATTATTTCAAAAATCAATTATTATTTATATATGGAGATAAATATGATTTTGAAATAACCTCAACAAATAGACATTTTGGTACTGTTACATTGATTTGTAAAAAGCATGGAAGACAATATATTGACTCGGATTCAATATTTTTAGGATCAGGTTGTCCATGTTGTAATAAAAAATGGGAAAAAAGCACAACATTTTATTTGGTTAATCTATTTTCTGAGGAAGAAAATTTTTATAAATTAGGAATTTCACATTATGACAAAAATGGTAATATAAGAAGGTTTAATGAATATAAAAATTTGGGATATAATATTAATATTATATATACACATACATTTGATGATTATATACAATGTAAAGAATTTGAATTAAAGTTAAAAAGATTAATTAAATATAATTTATATATTCCAAAAAAATGGCCAAATGAAACATCTACCGAAGCGTTTACAAATGAATTGTTACCATTAATTAAGCAAAATTTAATATATGATATAGTCTCAACTTCTGATGAAAGTCAGAGAAACACACGAAGTAACGAATTGTGTTAAAGAAATTGTAGTACGATCTCCTTATATTCTACCGTGATAATTTGATTGCCAGTAGTGGTACAATAGGTGACTGGATTGACCAGACACTTATTCCCGCATAGCTTGGCGTTGATCTTCCTGAAAGGGTAAAAAACTGGATGTCCCTAAAAAAATAGGGCCTTGGTCTTTTGGATTCTTCATAGGAAGGTCGTTTGGCTTCTGGCGCTGCTCCATTGAATACAATATTCAATGGATTTGACAATACGGTAAAAGCATAGTCAATATAGGCAATATAGATTGCCATAGACTCTATAGAAGCAACTGTGTCGTCAATTACAGGTGTATTTAGGGAGCGACTGAATGGTATCCAGCAGAAGGATGCCGTGACAAATGTTAAAATAGGAGCGTAGAATTCTTTTGTCTAGACAAAGCAGTATTATCATTAGATGGATTTGATTGTTAATGAACTTTTACTGGATTGTTTAAACTAGGCAAAGATAGTATGGAAGAACGGACTTACTGGAAGCATTGTGCTTGGTGATAAATACCAAAAGGTATTTACCGCACTTCCAGAATATTTTACGCTTACTGACTTCGATATACGTATTATTACGAGTGCGGATATTGTTAAAGACCTGGAACAGATACGTGCGATTATTCCTGAATTTGTAAAATCTGGCGGACTTCCCCCGGATATTATCGTAGAGGCCCTTACAAGCAAGAGCATACCGGATCTTAAATATAAGATCAAGAAAGCGATGCAGAAATAGAAGGAGGAAGGAACATAGATGTAGCAATTATAGCAGCAGAATGAACAATTACAGGAATAGCTTAAATAGGTAAGTTCATAGCTTCAGCAGGCATAGGGCAAAGTATAGCAGCTTAATCAGGCAAAACTCCAGTTGGATCAACAGGAGATGGAACTCAAAATGAAGATTGAGCAATTTAAGGCACAGACAGATCGTACTTACAAAATAAATATGGCTGAAGAGGCAAAGAGAAGAACCGAAATAGAGCTTAAACAAATGTCAGATGGAAATCCGTATAACGATCAAATAAAACAACTCGAATGATACCAATAATTAAAGTATGTAATATAGGTAAGAATAATATTGTTATTACAGATCTGACGTAGGATTCTGACGAATATATTGATGAGAAAATAACAGATACTAACCAATATTACAAATAGAATAGATTTAAGTACAGCGAGACCTGTACTATTAATATTATACAGAGAAACAAGATTGATAAGGAGGAGGTTGAAGCAACGCTTTTTACCGATCATATTTCATATCTCGACGAGCAGTATTATGAAATCCAATCAGATGGTCATTATACGGTATATCATTGTATATTACCTACAGTAAACTGGCTGGAAGGCCAGCTTCAGAATGAATAGAATATCCTTTCGGAGGATATTGATATTTATGTGACAGATGGGGAGAATATATATAATTATTGTGAAGGAGAATTAAAGGAAATAGAACCAGTTATACTTGCAAATGCAAATACTGAAAATACGACTATTTCCAGAGTAGAGGTTGATGAATTTATGGTTTATCAATTATATAATTGCTATATCAGTCTATGTAAAACTCTGTTTAACGATTTAGCAATCAGATGTAAAAAATCTGGTGATTATGATGAAATAACATATAAAAGGGATTTTCTTTGGATGACTATCAATGTTCTGAAATACCTTGTAGAATTTGGTAATTTTGGAGAGGCTGAAAGAATTCTTGAAGAAGTTAATTATTGTGGAGGATTTTGCGATGGATCAGAAATGCGGAGTAAATCCGGCTCTGGATGTGGATGCAACAAAGAAGCTTAAAAAGAAAATCATAAAAGATTATGTTCGTATTGTTAAAAGAATGAACAAAGGATATAAAGATGATTTCAGATATATACTCAACGAGATTAGTTTTCTTGGTGTATGGAGTAATTTAGATAAACCGAATATAATTTACGAATATTTTATAAATTATGGCATGTAATGACCAATTTAGGCATGTGTGTCTAAAGGATTTGGAGGACTACATCAAGAGGGATGAATATTTTTCAGATTTCTCCGATGAGGAAAAGGCTATAATTAGAAAAAATCTAGGACTTACTGCATCAGGAGAATCTGACTACAATCCTACAATATTCTCTATGACCCATAAAGAAATGACGGAATTTCTATAGGATCACAAAAAATTAAATGTTGGATATATTTATAAAATTACTGATTTCTAGACAATATATAAAGAAGGTGACTAGGTGTGTGGATTGGATCATATTCCTAGCAAAGTATATTGGATGTATTTAAGGGCAGTTGGTGAATCGACATTTGATTCTAGGGTTTTTCTCGTTGATCCAGATGGGAAAGTCAATAGTTGTAGCAAATGGATTGTAGAATATGACATAACTAGACACGAAGTGTCTCCGGGCATATATGATAAAGGCCAAATCACATATCTTAAAGATCAATATGGTAATGAGGCTTACTTTGATTTTAAAAACCGAAAAGTTTTAAAAACTGTTGAGGAGCTTAAAAGTTTTCCAAGATCTTATGACGAGGATACTTACTTCTACACTTTTGATAATGACGGAGAAGATGGTACAGAACACGGGTGGTCAAATAACCATTTAAGTTCTGACTGTTCTAGAAATATATTTCTAAATGATACTTTTAGCGTATATTTAGAACCACACTGTCATGACAATGTGTTTACAAAAGGATGTATAAATAGTAGATTTGGATCATATACTTTTAAGAATATTTTTATAAATGCTGTAAACAACTGTAGCGGAACTGTTAGTAATGCTATAATTGGATCCGGAACAGAAACAGATCCATTTAAAAGAATTGATGATTTTTCTACAAAATATGCAATAACTCAGCTTGATGAGGATACTGAAACCTTTTAGGTAAAAATGTATGGAAAACAAGATACTGGGAATAGCTGATTAGCCGGATCTTTTATTAAAATCAAAAAAGCCGGCAGAACACTGCTCTGATCAGGTTCTTTTAAAAAATAATTATCTTTCCGAGTTCTTTACAAAAAGTGATAAGGAAAAGGTTCTTAGAAATCTTGGGATTTTCGATATTATAAATAATATTACCGATACTGGATATATCACAGAGAAGAAATTATAGAAACTTCTTGAAGATTATCTTAAAAAAGAAAAAATAGGAGATAGCCCAGAAGATATCGATAATATAGTTTATAATAATGATGATTATCCGGACGTGAAGACTCTTCATGACGCGCTTGATTTACTGTTATACAAAGATCTTACCATGACAATAAATATAAGCCCATAGATCGCAGAAAAAGGGGATACAGTTGAATAGGTTGTTATTACCTGGGATTATAATAAAAAAGTGAAAAGTCAGACGCTTTATAGTTCTGATTATCTAGGAGGGATTTCAATAGAGAATGATTCCAGAAGTCTTACTGTAAACAAAGATATAAAGACTGGCTGTTCTTTTAAGATTTCCGGTAGCGACAATAAAAAAACCGTTGAAGGAACTGTATCTTTAAAATTTTATCCTGGAATATATTATGGTAGTGGAATAGACCAGCCTGATATGAGTACAATATAGAAAACGCTTCGTGCAAACAGATATTGTACGGTAACAGTTAATGCTAGTTCCGGATAGTATATATGGATATTCTTACCATAGGAATATGGGAATCCTACTTTTACAGTAGGAGGGTTTTCCGGAGGTTTTTATAAGAGTGGTACAATAAAGCACAAGGAAACTACATATAATATATGGAGAAGCGATAATCACAGTCTCGGAAATACGACAATTAATATTTCATAATTATGGCAGTAGAACTAATCAGTGAAATAGTTTAGAAAAACGGAGGGGCCTTCCCACTGTTAGATTCGAATAATCTAAGGGGAGGCTTCTACTCAGTTGATAATATATCAGAACGGGACAATATTCCAGAACAGAGAAGAAAGACCGGAATGTTATGTTATGTTAAGGAAGATGAAAAATATTATAAGCTAAACAATGATAATACCTGGGAAGAGGCAAAATTTGGTGGTGGAGGAATATAGATTTTCGATTAGGAAATGCTAGATGCCGCTGATGAGCTACCAGAGAAATATATTACAATAGCAAATAAGGAAACAGATTTAAATGGAAGCACTACTTCCAGGGAGATAAAAGAAACTGGAACATATGTTGATATATTGTTTTCAGCAATAAGAAAATTACAAAGCGAGGTTGCGAAATTAAGAAATTCATTCCAGTATGGTATTTATTCATATACTGGAATAAATACCGCAATGTCTCAGCAGGTTGAAGGAATAAGGGATCCAGACGAAGAACCATTATGGGCAATTGAAGAAGAGGATCTTTCTTCGGTTTATTCAATGGTTATTGGCCTTGGAAACGATTTGACACCAGAATCAGAAGTAGATGCTAGTGTTGACGGAATATTAAAATTAGGAAATAATGTTATCTGGGAATATAAAGAGGATGATGTTTCCGATCCTAAATTATTCTTATATCTTTCAACAACCGGATTAGATATTGATATCAGTCTAGGGGAATATTCTTTTAATTTAAAGGATTTTGATATATCAAAAGCTGATTCTTATAATATTATGATCTGTTTAAACAGAAACAGCGAAAATAGTTTTATATATTTAAGTATAGGTACTGGTGACAAGACAATAAAAGAGGGATATTTATATAATAACCAAATTGTTAAAGCGCCAAAATATATTAATAAAGAATATTCTTTTAAATCAATTATATTTAATAATCTATCACTTTCCAAATTAAATATTTATTCAAAATATTAGGATTTCTCAAAATAGGTTATACCTAGCGCACCTACTGATTAGGATTATAAATATGGTGCTGCCCATTTGACAATTCGTTCTGTTAAGACAAAGGCTATTTTAGATAGTATTTAGAATTAGCTACCAGAGAACGAGTTGATATATGTAGAAAACGAGAAGAGATTGTATATTAAGAATAATTATTCACTTACACAAATTGGAAGTGGTGGAGGATCCCAAACAGAAGAAGGAATGACGAAAGAAGAATTGTTTAAAGAATTAATAAATATGGGCCTGGTTAAAAATACCGGAACTGAGTAGGCTCCTGTTTATGAAATAAATGATTTTGCTGATATCAATTTAGTAAATCAAGATACTGGCAAAATATTTAAAATAAGTGTAAATAGTGATGGATCAATAAGAAGTGATTTGATTCCAGACAATACGGAGTTACTCAGTTCTCGTATTTTAAAAAGTGATCTATCACTAGGTTCAACATAGAACGTAAGAGGTTTTATCGGACTTTTAGGTTTGGCTGAAGCTCAAAAAGCCGGATCTAAATTATTGCTGAGTACAGATATTGGGTTGTATGCTGACCGAATAAAAATAGGAGCTTTCTATGCACCTTTTATTACTGATAAAGTATATGGATGCAACAGGGCGTTTATAGAGCTGGAAAACACTTCTGATAAAGACTTTTGCTTGAAAGGGTGCTATCTGCATTTTACAAGGCCTGTAGATAATCAATAGACTGTATATCATCTTCCTCTTACTGGGACGATAAAAGCTGGAAGTACATATCTTATAGTTGGGAAAGAATATGCTGAACTATATGATAAAAATGTAGTTATTAAAGTATCTTCATTTGATCAGGAATGGTTTGAAAATGGAGAATTAATTGATTTCTCGATTAATCCAGAAGACAAAGATAAAAAATTAGGATATGGTTTTGCAATTACCTACGGTAATAAAGATCTTTCATATGATACGTCTTTGTATAAGAAATCATCATCAGAAGACTTGGCAAAACTATCTGAAATATCTTTATCTACCTCTGATTTTCCTAGAGTATATGACAATAGTTTTATTGATGCTATATATTATTATAATATGGTAGTAGACGCATCAAATGTTGGTAGGTGGGCTTCCACAGCAGTTTCAATCACATCAAATACAATGTATAAGAATATGTTTGAATTGGATCCTGCAAAACAAGCATTTCAAAGCCTAAACAAAAAGGATAGTTCTAGGGCAAGATGGGATAACACTAATGATATATGGGTAATGGATTTGTCTAGCCCGATTATCAAGTTCCCTCATTCTGATGATACTTATGATATAGGTTATTTCTCTCCAAAGGCCTCTTACGAAAAGAAGAACGTAGCAACGGATAAATCCAAATTGGATTCAACAAAACCAAATATGGTTACTTGCTCTTTTGGAGTTGACATATATACAACTAGATGCTTTAACTGGATTTCTGTAGGATATTATGATGAATATCTATATCTTAGAAAACGCGGAGAAACAGAATGGAAAAAGTTTGAATCCTACAAAGGAGACTCTTCCGAATTTTCAGCACAAGAAGAATATCCAAGAAGAAAAGCATATAAGGAAAGTACAATTAATATTATATATAAAAGAATTGCAAATAGATTTCCAGGAGATAATACTTTCTATACAGCACATAAGTGTGTGATAGAATTGAGTGACGAAAATCCAGCATCTCCAATCGTTTATGAATATAAGGTTGGAAGGGATGATTGCGAATCCGATATTTAGACATTTACAATATATCCGAAATCCTATCGTCCAGTTATTTACCAAGTAACTGATTAGTAGGGATTCCACTGGGTTGAATACTAGGTATGGGCAGCCGCAGCTACAGAAGTTTATGATAAAATCAAGACAGACCAGGAGACAAACAATATAATACCAATATTAATTAATACTGGAGATATGACTTAGAATGGTACTCGTATCAACGAATGGTATGATTATTATTAGGCTGGCAGAATATTGTTTAAAGAATTTGAGCAAATGAACGTTGTTGGAAATAACGATCTTTGTGGAACAAACGTAAACGAGTTAGGTACTGGTGATGATATTGGAAAATCAAATTCTTTCTACTTCCATGTATTTTATTGCTATGATATTGGTGACGATACTGAAGAAAATGGTAAATTTATACCAATTGTAAATAATAAATATATTCCTAGTTTATATTATTTTGATTCTGCCAATTTCAGATTTGTAATGATAAATAGCGAGATTACGCAAGTTAATTGTAGGGATTGGTTTGGGCTTAGCAAATAGTTAAGCGATGGAAATTAGGATGTATGCAATATATATACTGGATTCTATTTAACCTCAAAAGATTATAACGATTCTTTTACTTCTGTTTATTCTATGGTATACCATATGTTAGAAATGGATAAGGAGTCAAAATCTGGAAAGCAATATATAATTGCCTGTCACGAGATGCCATTTACTGTTATTACAAACAGTAGCATTGCTGATACTCAAAAATAGTATTCTAGATCTGTAGGGCCAAATGGAGGTGCTTTGATTGGAAGTCATTGCAATCAACTTACAAAAGATGAAACTGGAAAAGGAACCTATTGGCTTAGTAGGCTTTTAGAGAAGGCTGGAGTTAAACTTTGTATTGGTGGGCATAAACACACCTATGCTTGTACATATCCTTTAAGAGAATACTTCAAATTTGGAGATAATTACCAATATAGTAGTGATAACTATTCAGATTGGAGTTCCAAATATAATATGGAGTCAACACTGCAAAATGACAATGTACAATGGGTAGTTGATTAGAAGAATTTAACGAAATTCCCATTGACAAAACGAGAGAATGTTGGTTCTGATCCAGCTGGAAGTTTTTATCCATATACTGCAGATCCAGAACTTCAGGGCGGCGTAGTATATTTTATGTGCCAGGCAACAGGATTTAAACTTACATCAAACAAAGAGTTACCAAGTGCTAACCAGAAATTTTCAGTAGTCGTTCCTAAGACTTCTGTATCTGGTGGAGCCGATAAAGCAAGTGCTGAACAGAAATACCCAATGTTTGGTATTATAGATTTAAATGATAATTACACTATCAAGCTAGTTCGAATAGCAAATATACTTAACGCAAAGGCTGCATTTAATCAAAGTACATTTGGAACTTCTGATATGAAATTACAATATTTTCAGAACGTTTCCGATAATAATTATGGCCAATGGGTTGACAACGATACTATAATGCTTACGATATGAAACTAAATGGTAAAAACAGAATAATATCAGAAGACGATATTGAACTTTCTGGTAGTTCTTTATCAGAAAAGTTTGAATCGCAGCAATAGGAAATAGATGAACTGAAAAGTAATGTTAAATGGATATATAAATACGGAGGTGTTGGAAAGGGCGGAAGTGGTGGAGGAGGCTCCACTACAGCCTTCTCTATATATGCGACATTGGATGGAGTTCAATTAAGTGGAAATTCAATAATATTAAAAGAACCAGGAGTGTATAATTTATTTGTTAAAATAAATAATCCTAACAATGGTCAATTTAATGTTACTTACACGTACTCTTCTACAGATAAAACTGGAAATGCCTAGAAATAGTAGAACACACAAATATTAAATATAGAAAATAGGTATACTTTAGATGTAAATATTACTTTGAACAATAACGATACTTTAACTGTAGATGTTACAGATGGAAATGACAACAAGCAGGTCAGCTGTTCTTATGTAACAACGCCTTATCAGTTTTCCTTTACTTCAATATCTGATGGTGATAATCATAATCCGTATGGAGAAGAAATATTTATAAATACTGCAAAATAGAATGGATTAAATTTAAATTTGGATTATTCAATTTCTGTTAGCGTATAGTCTATTACATACAAATATTAGTTTAATGGAGAAACAACTGAAGGTACTATAGAAGATAATTTCGGATCGATTAAATTTAAGGTTGATCCAGATTTCTTGGTTCCTGAAAACGCCGGATATTATAATGCTATAATTGAAATAACCGTAACGCCAACAAACCAAGATCCAGTAACTCTTAAATATAATAAATATATAAATTTAATACCAGAAGATTTGTATTTATTGGTATTACCTGAGACTGGACATATTTATAAATAGCCTACGGAGTCGCCAGAAGAGTATCTGCCTGGATATATTACATTTAATTATCGAGTGTATTGTGGAGCAAATCAAAATAGATCCTATAACGTGCTTGCATATTTAAATGGAGAGCAAATTAATGAAAAGACAGTAGTTGAACGAAGTTATGAAACATTAAAATTGCCTGCAAACAACGCAGGAGAAAACACAATAGAATTTAAAATAGGCACAAGTTATAGCGCTGTATATTATTTTTATGTATCTGAAATAGAAAATACTATAAATTGGTTTGATGAATAGTGGGTTTAGAATTATTATCGATTAGGAGATAGTACAAATACTTTTAATGGTGGAGCCGGTGTAATGGGAATTACCTAGTCGGTAAATAGCTCATCAATATCTATTAATAATATTAATATACCAGAAGTATCTGGATAGGATGCGTTAAACACGCATATTGCTATCGGATTACAATATAATGCAATAAATAATACTGATAACCCAATTATATAGTTATATGGCCAGACAAGTAGCACGCCCATCGTTCAAATAAAATAGTCGAAAATAACTATAAAAGGCGTAGACTATGATGTTTATATTAAAAAACAGGATGATGCGGATATTTCAGAAGTATCAAACTTTCATTTATTGTAGATATTTTCAAAATATACAAAAAGTATTGGAAATGATTTGTATTATCAAATATCAATTTATATAGATGGGAGACTTGAAGCCGAAGCTGGCAATTTTAGTACAAGTAGTTTAAGTGTTTCAAGAATTGAAATTTGCCCATCGAATTGTTTTATAAATTGTTTAGATGTTGATTATATAATAAAGAATCCATCAATAAGTGAATAGTAGTTTGGAGATTATCAAGTATATAAGTATTTCTCTAAATACGAGGAAAGTATTTTACATGAATCTATTAATCCAACGTTGATAAATCTTTTGTCTGGATTTAATGTGGACAGCAATGGTAGGGTAGCTACTAATAGTACAACAATAAATAGTATTGCAAATTTAATTGATACTCCATCTTTGTTGTTTACTTGTGAATACGATGGAGATGAAGCGGACTTTTGGACAAAACTAGAATAGAAGTATGAAGAAGACGGTGTTGGATCTGATTTCAGTTTTAATGTCAAGCTTTATTGGAGTCATGGAGGAACAGAATTAAAAGAAATTGCTGTTCCGTCTGATATGAAAGGTGCTGAATTTATAGCAAATCTTTAGGGATCTTCAACAAAGTTAAACAAATCAAAAAATTTTTTCTTGGGATTATAGAATACTAACGAGGATAGCAAGGATTCATATTTATTTTCTCCGAACTTTAAAAATGGCGATAGCTCAACTTTCCTTCCAGAAAAAGGATTTAACCTAAAAGCTGATGTTGTTGATAGTAGCCATTCGAATAATACTGCTTGTGGTAAATTCGTAAATACGGTTTGTAAAAAATTCAATACAAACGAAACTGGAGTATATAAAGATTATATAAGAAATTGTCTTGAAGGATTCCCGATTCTATTGTATATAGAGATAGTTACAAGCATAGATGACGTAGGTACAAAAGCTCATAATTTTTATTATTTAGGAATATATAATTTTAATCTTGGCCGAGAATCGTATTATAATCTTGGATATAGGGATTTATCCGTATTTTACAACAGTCAAAAGTCAACTGGTAAGTTAATTGATTCTGGAGATAACTTTACTTTCTTTTCAGTTCCTATTGATGATGATAAAAATAAAAAAGGAATTGGAGTAGCCGAAATACAAGGAGGATCTAATTATTTCGATTTTTCTCAATATGACAAATCTATATTGTTCAAACTTGCAAATGACAATGACCAGACATATATGTTTGGAGACATAGTTTATGGAAGCGAATCTACACTAGCAGATGTATAGGATAAAATAGCAAATCTAGTAAAATAGATTGCAAGATCCGGAGGATATATATTTAATTATTTAAAGAAAAAGTTTGGCCCCTATTCGGATGCTTATACCGCTGCAAATGAAGATGGTAGTTCAAAAAACTAGGTGCCAGATTTTACGACGCAATATTCACGAAGTATAGAGCAATCTGGTAACGTATATACTCCAAAAGAAAAAATAGATATAAATTCCATAACTACAGGAGAATTGAGATAGCTAGTCGTACCTGATATTGATAACGGATCTGTAAATTCACTTGATTTTTAGAGTTTATCTGAGTATTACACTATTTGTATGACACTTGGTCTTGTTGATAGTGTAATGAAAAACATGAATATAAAAACCTGGGATATGTTAACTTGGGTTCTTGCATTTTACGACATGGATACTTGCCTTGGTATTGATAATGCAGGTAATGATACTAGTTATTTTGCTTTTTCAGATTATTGGTATGGGAAAAAGACATCTGAAGGTAATACTGATGAACCTTAGCCAGTAAATATTTACAGGGATTTTTATTCAAAAACAGAAGGGAATAGCGAGGCTGGTTTTGATACCCCAAGTAGTTATATTTTTGCAATAGCAAAATACGCAAAATTACTATTAAACGGAAGCACCGATATTTAGTATTTATCAGAATATCCACAACAGCTATATGCAAAATGGCGAAGTGGGACATCAAACTCAAAAACAAACGAGGGGATCCTTTGTAACGCAGATAATTTTATGGAGAAATTTTTCTCTAATAATATAGGAAAAATAGACCCATTACTTGTAACGTTCAATTATAGATATAAGTATTTTAAATTATCTGGAATAGGGTGGGATAATTACAACTATAAAAAATTCCATGGAACTAGAATAAACAAAGTACGTGATTGGTTAAATGGTAGACTTCATATTTTGGATGATTATTTTAATTTAAACAAACAATCTGTAAACGCAATAACATATCTTGATGAAAATGATACATGGCAAACTCTGAAAAATGGTAATACAACAATTTCTGATATTACTTACGATAGTCAAACGTATAATTTACAAGGCAATCCTGATATATAGATTTTGCATGATATATTTTCAAATGATACTTCGTCTTCTGGGTTGTAGACATCAAAGTCTGTATCTTTACTAATAAAATGTCCAGAAAATTCACCATTGCAGATATATAATGCAAATAAAAGCGTATGGATGAATTATATTTTAGGCGGAAATAATTATCAAAAAATTGAGTTTTAGCCAACAGGACAACAAGCTATCCATTTTGGTGGATCTTAGGCCTGGACTTATTTATCATCAATTGACTGGGTGTCACAGAGTGGCCCAATATCCATTACTTCAAAAAATCTTGAAAATATAACTGGGACTTCTGGTACATTCTCCGGAATCTCTCTTTCAATCCCGAGTTTAAAAGATTTGAAACTCAATTCTAATACGTATTCTGGATTGTTGTCTTTAAAAAGTAGTATTAATTATCCAAATTTAAAATCAATTGATATTTCAGGATCTAACTTATCAATGACATTAGATGATTTATCTATTGATTATTTGAATATTTCTAATATTCAAAACTCATAGGCAGAAATAACAATAACCAATTGTAATCAATTAAAAGATAATTTTTATTACGGATCTCTTGTATTGCAAAGTTTAACACTAAGTGGAAATAAGCAAATTGGAGACATAAATCTAGATGGTAACAAAATAAGTAAATTAGATCTTTCTTGTAGTACAGCTGGAAAGACAATATCTATAAGTAATGATATTTCTGTATCAAGTATTTCTTTAACTGGATTTGAAAACATTAAAATAAATGGATGCCCAAATTTACAATCGGTTGTAATAAAGCAGGGAAATTACTCATAGGTTAAAAATATATCCATAACAAATTGTAGTAATAAAGATTTAAAAATATAGACTGGGGAAATTCAAGTTGAAAATACGGTAGTTGACTTTTCGGAAATTACAACAATAGAAACTGTTAATTTGAGATATTCTTCTGGAATAACTAAATTAATATTACCGAACAATGTAAAATTGACAGGAGCGGCCTGCTAGGGGTTAAATAGTTTGCAATCTATATCTGGAACCAATATACAAATAGCTGGAAGTTACATATTCTATAATTGTACTAAATATAATATGCGAGATCAAAATGGTTAGTACACCGATTTTAACGTATAGACAAACGATATATCGTATTTGTTTTATATGAACAATACATCAAAAGTGATAACTTTAGAGGATGCAAAACATTTTATAACGTAGTGTATTAGCGATGAGAGAAAAGCAACTATAACAAATATGTATGGTATGTTTTATGGAAATCAAGGTATTAATTATGATATAGAATAGTTTAAGAGTGATTTAAATGGAGAATCGAAAAATTATATTGATTTTAGCAAATTTAAATCAAATGAATTGAATGTTAATTGGATGTTTGCAAATACGAATGTAAAATGTTATAATAAAAATATGCTTAATTTTAATGTGAAAACATTAAATATGTATGCATTTATTGATCCAATGCCAACTACTGATGACGGCAGTGTATATGTAACAATAGATAGTCTTGAAAATATAATAGATAAAGTTAAAATGTTATTTGGGACTTATTCAAATAATCGTAGAAAGTTTATTTTTTTAAATGAATCCGGAGATAAAGAGACTGGAGAAATTAAATTAAAAAACTTTTTTAATCCCAATGAAAAGCATCCAATAAAACTTTAGTAGCTAGATAGGTTTTATACAGACGCAGATTAGACTGTTGATTTTACTGGTACATTTACAGAAGACTGGAAGTCTTTAACAACTTTACGAGATTTTATGTGGAAATCAAATCAGAAATATAAAGGCATAGAAAATCTTCTATATGATTTACCTAGCTTGCAAACAATTGGCTTGATTTTTCTCAGATCTTCAATTGACCAAAGAGTGGATTTGTTTAATTTTATAAATTGGGAGAATTTTACCCAGAAAGGATTAACCCAAAAAGGATTAATAGATTATAATCGAATTGAGCATAATGTTAACTTCGATTTTGATAAAAAAATAACATTAGAAAATTATAATAAATTATGTAATTTATTTATAAAATCCAATATAGTTAATCTTGTTGATATTTTTAGAAATTGCAATATTGAAGGAGTAACTGATGAATTCACGTTTGGTACATCAACTACAGTTAATAACACAATTGAAAATATTTGTGGCCTTTTCTATAATTGTAAATTAATAAATAATGGACGAGAATATCCAATACCTATAAGTAATACATTTTTTAAAAATCTATCAAATATAAAAGATGTATATTCTACTTTTTCATATTGTAGTTTTTCAAATCCAATACCTTTTAATTTCTTCAATAAACGGCAAGTTTCTTCATCAATAAATAGTAAAGTATATGTTGATAATAATGGAGAAAAAGTTGATGCTACTTTAACAATATATGAATACCGCCCAGATATGATAGAATTTGGATATGTATTTTATAATTCTAGTTTTACAGCTACAAATAGGCATTTTGAATATACTGGATAGATTCCAAAAAATAACGTATATTGTGAAACGACTGGTAGGAATGATTATACAAAATATTACACAAAACATTCAATTGTAAATGACGATAATACGGTAACATATAAATATATAGAACATACTTTGGAATAGCCATATGAGATAACTGATTGTGAGAGCATAGAAGGGTATTATATATCTGAAATATCACCTACCACACAAGATAGTTATACGAATCCGGGTTTAGATATAAAAAAATCCTCAGAAGATTTTGATATCACAAATTGTTTATGTATCCCTCCGGATTTCTTCTATGGTATTAACAAAACACAACCAGTTAACTGTAATTGTGCATTGTCTTGTTAGACAGGAGGCGAGTTAGTGGGAATAATACCAGAACATATCTTTTACAATAATACTAATGTTTCAGTGTCTCATACTTTTAGGAAACAAATAATTATCCCAAGAAAGATTAAACAAATCAAAAATAATGACGAAATAGTAAACGTATATTCTAGCTTTCCATCGAATTATACAAATTACACAAATCTTGATTATGCATTTGATATATATCCAATAATTCCTATAAATGATAAAACGGAAAATAATTTTGTATTTATCATATTAAAAGATTCTATAGGAAAAAACACTACAAGTATGAAGCATGCTTTTGATGTTTTTCGTACTGAAAATAAGTATATACATAGTTAGACAACTGGTAAATTAGATTCATATATTAATTATATGGGATATATCCAGGGTGATACAGTAATAACAGGATTTGATATGGAATATTTTAAAAAATTATATATTGACAGTCTGTTTTATGGATGGCTTGGATTTGTTTGTTATGGAAATTTATTTAATAGTAATTTTACATTATCTGAGAATAAAATAAATAATAAGGAAAATATAGTATTTAGGCCTGCTTCTAGTATTACCAGTAGTGCTGATTCAGAAATATCTATTAACATTAAATTTCCATTAGCAGATAATAAAATAGATTATTTTTACAACGCATATACATATAACAATATGATAAAAACAAGTTAGATAAGTAATTCTAATAGTAAAAATTGGTATTTATAGGCTGGATTTGTAATACAATAATATATGGCACTTAATAAAAATATTTCAGTATGGAGAGGGAATAAAATCCCTCCTACAGATTTTCATCTTTGGGTTAAAGAATCCGGTACTATATGGATGAAATTACCTGGAGAGGATAATTGGTAGTGCGTAGGATCATCTACTACAGAAGATCTTGCCAATAAGATCATAAAATTAGAAGAGGCTTATCAAAAGCAATAGGAAGTACTTGATGAAGTTAATGGACAATTAGAAATTATAAATCACGGATAGATCTAGATGTCATCTCCAGAAGGAAGCAATTATAATATTTATTCAATTGTAGGAGGTGATGGATAGAATGTGTTTGGTGGAAGCGAAATCTAGGTTCCAAAATTATTTCAAGTAAAGATAGGAAATGAGGATGCTTTTGTGAAAGACGGCTAGATTGTATTAGGAGAGAAGAAAGAAATGGACTATCTTTTATAGTTAATATATAATAATGGTTCATACGAGTTAACAAAAACAAAGATTCCAACAAATAATATTTCTGCAGGAGATGGGCTATAGCTTTCAGATGGTGTTATGAGTATTAAGATTGACTAGACATCAAGTGATCATTTATCAGTTTCTAAAGACGGTTTGAAATTAGATGATATTCCAGTAGATAATATCAGTATTGAAGATATACAAAATTATTTTTAATAAAAATTAATAATTATGGCAAAATATTTAGACAAAGAAGGTCTGGATAAATTGATCGAATTAATTAAAACAAACTTTCCGCAGTATGATGCTGAAAAAGTAATTACTAGTAGTGGTTTGAAGGCAACACAGGATGGAAGTGCTACAACAGTATGGGCATCAGATGGTACAAAAATGGATCTGAGTGATTACGCTGCACTTGTTGCTGACAAATATCCATTTGGCATTTCTTCATTCTCTTCAACGAAAAGCGGTGTTATTGAAGTAAGTACAACGCCTATTACCCCTACTTTTAGTTGGAGCTATAAAAACGAAAAACACACTGTTAATAGTCAGACTGTGTCGGACGGCACAACAACAAAGACTGTTGCAGTAGGTACGAAAACTTTGGCTTGGGATCCTGTTGATATAAGTACAAGAAAAACCGTAACATTTACTTTAGCTGCAAAGGCTGACGAAAATACAAAAACAGATTCAAAATCCGTTTCTTTAACAACTGTTCACAGGAAATATTATGGAGTTTTGGATTCTGCAGACGTTCCAACATCTACTGACGGTTTAACGGCTTGCGATATTTCTAATTCTGTAAAACAAGATATCACGGTTACGCTTAATAATCAAAGACTTTGTTATATGTATCCAAGTTATTTTACAGTATCAAAAATAACTGAGCAAAATAATTTTGATGTTACTAAGTCTTTTGATACAAAAACAACTACGATTAATGGCGTGGCTTATACTTGTCAAATATAGACGGATGCTGCTAGCACTGACGGCGGTTTCACTTATCATTTTAATTAATTAATAGGAGGATAAATTTATGGCAATGACAATAGTTGATCAATTTGATCTTAAAGCGTAGAAATTTAATTTCTCTCGTGATTATTTTGAGAGTGAAGATCTTTTAAAAGCAGCTCCAGTAACAGATTTCCCCGATCATTTTATAACAAATGTCGCTGGGTAGCTTTGGCAACTAACAAAGTCAACTGGCGTATATGACAACGAATCTAAGAAATGGACAACAAGCCCATGGCACCAGCTCGAGTTTGGTGACAAAAATGCGCTGACAACTTCTGGAAGTGATAATACCATTTCTCAAAATGGTCAAAATCTAAGTAAAATTCAGCTTAATGATGGTGCCAATAAAGTTACTATTGATACAACAGGTGGTATTAATATTAACTCTTTTGGTACTGGCAAAACCGGTGGCGTAACTCTTACAAATACTGGTCTTAAATTTGATGATGATAGTGGAGACGAGTTCACAGTTTGGACTACAAATGGTGCAACAAAGAGTATCAAAGGCATCGCGACCAGCGGAGAGATTGAAGCAATATAGAATAAACTTGAAGGTATTGATGATACCGTAGTAAGTTATGTCAATGATAAGGTTGCTGGTCTTTCATAGGCTCTCGTATTTAAGGGAAGTATCAATAGTAATGATGCCCTTCTCGCCCTGACACCAAAGATCGGTGATACTTACGTAGTAGGTACTGCTGGTGAGTTTGCTGGAGAGACTTGTGAAGTAGGTGATACTTTGGTATGTACTGCTGCTAAGGACGGTGATACCGCTGCAACTTGGATTGTTGTTCAGAGAAATATAGATGGTGCTGTAATCAACGGAGAACCTGAAAAGAACTGGGAAGGCGCTTTGATGGTCGGCGCTGCAGGAAACCAAGTTGTTGGTATTACTGGTACTGAAGGCCAGATCGTAGTTGCTGATGCTGAAGGTCATCCTACTTTTGCTAATGCCACTTTTGGTTCAGCTACTGATGTTCAGGCTGCACAAAAAGCCGCCGAAGCAGCACAAGCCACTGCTACAGAAGCAAAAACCACAGCTGATGCAAATGCAAACGAGATAACACAAATAAAGACCGATCTTGATAATAAGGCTAGTACTGACGTAGCGACTGAAACAACCAACGGTTTGATGTCTGCTGAAGACAAGAAGAAGTTGGGTAGCCTTTAGAATTTCACACTTACTGCCGCTACAGCGGACAGTCTTGGCGGTGTTATCGTTCCTGACGCTTCTACTTCTGGTCTTACCATAAAAGAGGATGGTACATTAACACTTAAATCCAAAGGCGCAGCCGTTAGCCAAGGATTATACAAAATAGCTGTTGATGGTTTTGGACGAGTAACAAGCACAGAAGCAGTTTCTGTAGAAAATGATCTTGGCATTAGTTCTTTATCTGCTGATGATGTAGTAAAAGCTTTTAATGGCAGTGATGAATAGAAGTAAAAATAATTTGATTTTCAGATTTTTTTAATTAATATTAAATAGTAATTATAAATAAATATATTATGGCTGATACAAAAAAATTTCTTAGCTACGAGGGTTTATAGACTCTTGTAAATCAAATTAACACAAAAATTAAACCGAAGGCTGATGCTGCTTCTGCAATTGGAGTTGAAGGTAACACAGTTAGTTTAAAACTCGACAATTCTGGTAACGTTCAGTTTAGCTAGAGTGCTACCGGACTTAAAGGTTCTGTAACAATCCCTGCTGCTACTGTTACCGGTGTAAAAAGCGGTGATAAAGTACTTGCAATGGATGGTACTTCTCTTACAAGTACTCTTAATATGAAGTATGAAAACTAGCATATTAATTTGTATGGAATCGACACAAAAACTCCTATTGCCTCAATTGACGCTGCTGATTTTATAAAGGATGGTATGCTTGACAATGCCTCATTTAACGAGGACACAAAAGAAATTACACTTACCTTTAATACTGCTTCTGGTAAAGATCCAATAGTTATTAATGTAAGTTCTCTAGTTGATACTTATACTGCTGCAGAGGATGGTGGTTTGACATTGAAAGATCATGCTTTTAGCGTTGATACGACAAAGATTGCTACCGCCGAGTCCGTAACAAACGTTTCGACTGCTGTTTCTAAGTTGGCCGGAGCTGCCGTACAGTCTGCAGATGCCGCTGCTGCCAGCAATTATGTATAGGCAACGGTTAACAAGTCTGGTACAAAACTTACTGTTGGCGCTAATGCTACAATACAGGCAATCGCTACGGCTTCTGCTAGTACTGAGGCTCCGAAGAAAGGTCTTGCTGAGGCTTCTGATGTAAAGACTTATGTTGACACTGCAAAGCAAGCTGCTATTGATGCTGCAAAGTCCGCTTCTAGCACTGATGCCGCTTCAAAGATTGATACTGCAATAAAGGCACTCAATGCTACTGTAACTTCTGATGATACAGCTGTTGCTACTGTAAAGGTGGTAGAGTCTGCTGGTAAAATTACTGATGTTTAGGTAACGAATGTTGCTGCTGGCGTTGCATATACTGCAAAGACTGCTTCTGCTGCCGCTAACCTTGCTGCTACTACCGCAACTGGTGCTGTTACCGGTGCTGATATCGCTTAGATTAAGAGCTATGTTGACGCTGTATCTGCCGCTGACGGTTCTGCTACAGATACAAAGATAACAAAGGCTATAAATGAGCTTGACTCGACTGCATCTGGTACTGGTGGTTTCTCGAAGGTAACGGTAACTTAGGTAGATGGAAAAATTACCAATGTTACTGTTGATGACACAGCTGTCGCAATTTCCGCTGAGGAGATACAGAAACTTATTGATGGTGAGACCGCTTAATAATTAAAAATAAATAATAATATAGCAATGGCAGATAAAACTAAATTTCTCGATTTAAACGGCTTAAAGATCTTTCTTAAAAATCTCGATGAGAGATATATAAAGACTGTAGATCTTTGGGAAGAGAAAGAATAATATTTTTTATTATATTTTGGCAAAAGTAAAATATGATAAATAAACCTTTAATCCACTTTTTAACGAAATCTCAATTTGAGAAATCGTTAGAAAGTGGAGATTTAACGGATAAAAGTTTGTGCTTCATAAAAGATGTATAGGAAATATATACTCATGGTCAATTATATTCTTGTCATTTTGGCACAAATATGAATGTAGATAAAATAGAAGCGGATAAGGATAATAAAGGTCTAAAAATAACTTTTGCTAATAATGGTACTACAATTATTTCTTTATAGGAAATTTTAGATAATACCTACGCTTCTATAACAAAAATAAAAGAAATTGAAGATATTCTTAATACTAAATAGGATAAAATAAAAAGTTCATATAATTCAAATACTGAAACTTGGACTTTAGAAAATTTATAATAAATTATGGCAAGTATTTCAAAAATTACTATTGGCGGAACAACTTATGATATAAAGGACGCTACCGCCCGTGGCTATTCGCGTCTTGTTGGTGTAACAAAGGTTGCTATCTCAGACGGGGGGGGTATAGGTTCCTACTGATCTGTATGGTACAAGTGCTACAGTATCAAGTATCAATGTAGGTGATATGGTTATTTATGGTAACCTCGAGTTCATCTGGGCGCCTGCCCCTACAGACGGAAAGACAGCAGATGCGTCTGGTCATCCCGTGACCGCACACTGGCACGAGTTTGGTGCTGTTTAGGCTACAAGTACCGCTAAAGTCACAACTGGTATTTCTGCTAAATTGGCTAGTGGGGCTGTTTCTGGTACGGCAGTTAAAGTTACTTCTGGTGGTGCGCATACACATAACGTTTCTGCATCTAGCGATTATACTCCTGCTGGTTCTATATCGGCAGTTCCTACAACTGGTCATACTCATAGTGTTACAGCAAAAGGATCTGTTTCAATAACAACTGCTGCTCCGACTTCTAGTCAGGCTGCTTCCTACACTCCTGCTGGTTAGGTATCCGTATCAAAGAATACTCTTGCAGGTGCTAGTCACACTCATACTTACGACAAGACAACAAGTATAACAAGCGCAGCAGGTACAGCCGATTCGAATACTTTCGCAGCATTGACTGGTGTTATAACTGGTTCTTCTGCTGTATCTGTGTCTGGTTCTGTTACAGTGCCTACTGTGAGTGCATCGGAAGTGACGTCTTCATTGATTTCTAGTAACTCGGATGTTATCGCTGTAAATGCTTCTGTTTCTGGTGAAATATTGACACTTAGTAATGTTACGGCTACGAAAACTGTTTTCTCAAACGTCAAATCAAGTAAAACAAATGTTGGGTCTACTAGTGCAAGTTTCACTGCAACATCTGGTACTACAAAGTTCCTTACTAGCGCATCTGGTACTACGGGTTATTTCAAACTTACTCCGAATACCACATCAACTTCTACTGGTGGTTCCGGTGTTACTATTACTGGTGATCCTAGTGCTTCGTTCACTGGTACTGGCGTTATGATAAACGGATCGTTTACTGGTACCGCTGTCACTTCTGGAGGTCCGAGTGCTACTGCAGCTCCTACATTTACTGGTACAAAGGCTACAATTACCGTTTCTGGTACTGCTGCTTCTGCTGGTGCTCACGACCATGCGAACACTGTTACCCAGGGTTCTGTTGGTACTGGTATTACGATTACAGATCCTGGTCACACACACACGATTAACCAATAGGCATAATTTAAGATAAATGAGTAATATTAAATAGATTAAGGTTGGAAATTCGTCATACGATATTACAGCTACATAGACTATAAATAAGCTGTCATTGACAGATTGTAATGGAACTACAGAATGGTCATTTGACGGGTCTTCCGCATAGTCTATTAAAGCTATTACCTTGACGGAGTTAAATACATTATTAAATAGTATGTAATAAGATATTGAAAAGCGGAGGAGAATTAACTTCTCCGCTTTATTTTTTTAATTTATAAATAATAAGTATAATATGGCAACAACTAAATTTCTTGATTATACAGGTCTGAGTAAACTTGTGGAGAAGATAAAGAATACTTATGTAAGACAGGATAGCCAATATGAGGCTAATCTTCAATGGGGAGGTAAGAATTTTGCAAATTCTTACGGCCCTATAGATGCTGCAATGATACCTGATTTAGGTGCTAACAGATTTGATATGGGAGCAGCTGAAGGTATAACAATAGAATATAGTAATGATGCTGGTGTTACCTGGGAAGACTATGGTACTAGCGATTTTAATAAAGTAAGTTTGATTTCTTCTCTTAATAATTATTCAGGTTTTTGTATTGGTAAAACAAAATCATCCTCCCCTGCCAATGATATGCTGAGAGTAACTATAGATACAAGTAAAGAAACTGGTATCAATAGCTATTTCACAATGAATAAAGTTTATGTACATTGTTCTACAAATGGCTCAACAAACAGTTATTGCACAATACAGGCAGCATTACAAAGCACTCCTACAGTATTTACAGATGTTGTTACAAAGGTGCCAATCTCTGGATGGACAGGGTATAATATTATTAATATACCACCAATAGTCACTTATGGAAATTCACCATCATCTCAATATGGAAGGCTAAGATTTATATTTGGTAATACAGGTAATACATCAGATTATAGTGGGTTAACTATAATGAAGATAAAAGCCTATGGTAATGGCTATATTCGCCTACCAGGTAACCTTGCTAGACTAGGCGTACCATATACTATTGAAGGCACAGACAGTTCTGTTGAATTCCCTGCAAATGTAACAGCTACACAGTTTGTTGGCTCTTTAAATGGTAATGCCGCCTCAGCAACTAAGATAGGCACATCAGCAGTAGGCAGTTCAACTAAACCTGTATATATTAATAGTGGCACTCCTACTGCATGCAGTGATACAATTTCAGTAAGTATTACAGGTAATGCAGCTACTGCCACAAAAGCAACCAATGCTGATAATGCATCAAAGGTAAATAGCCATACTGTTAATTCTGATGTTCCAAGTAATGCTGTATTTACTGATAAGAATGTTACCCAATACGTATATACTGACACTACCGCTTCTTTGAGTTATCCATTGCTAATAGGAACGTCAGAAGGCGCATCGAATACTGTTACAGATATCGTTTCGGTCACACCAAAAATATTAGCAAATCCAACACTTGGAAATATTAGGGCATCCAATTTTGAAGGAAATATAAATGGTCATTCTGTTGGAACAGATGTTCCTAGCAATGCTAAGTTTACTGACTCGCATTATACAACTGGTTTAAGAATTGGAGCAAGCGGCACAGGATCAAATGCTGCAACGACAAACGGGAATACATATATTAAAGTAACTGATGATGGCACTTATAGGGAAGGTCATTTGATAAAAGGTACTGGAGCAACTACGGTAACTAGTGATGCAAATGGAAATATAACGATAAATTCTACTAATACACAATATAGTAACGCAACTACAAGTTCTCCAGGTTTAATGTCAGCAAATGACAAATCTAAACTTGACAATTCTGTATTAACCAATGTATGGGATGGGAAAAATGGATATATAAAACTTGGTGATAAAAATATAATCAGATGGAGCGAACATTCTGGATATGATATTATTATAAATGGAGATAATAAAGGTGGATTCTATATTTATGATGGGGCTAGCTCTAAAGGAACAAACTGGGGTATAAATGGAATTGACTTTGAAAAATTTCCTACAAATGTCCTTTTGGGAGCGCATAATGATTACGCTACGGCAGTTTCTACAACAGATATACAGTCTTGGATTGATGAAGCGATTACATTATGAATTTTGTAAATACAGACGGTGTTAAAAAAGTTATCTCTGGCATAAAGACATGGATAGCTAAAAAAATGATAGAATGGTGGGGAACCCTTTAGATTTCCCATGTAGATGGTGACAAAGACCAATGGGAATTTTCATCGGATATTGTTGATGGAAAACCAAAATTATGGTTAAGGACAACAGATTGGAAATATAGCAAATGGATAGAGACAACCGCCAACAATTGGTTCCCATTTACCTGCGCCCCTGCTTAGCCGCAAAATTTAAAAGATGGAGGGAAATACCAAAGTTATTATTTTAATTCAATAAATGTAAATCCATCAAACGGAAAGCTTAGATTATAGGGGACAACAACAGCAATGGGTTTTAAAGTTCCAGGAGGAACGGATACGTAGGTCATTCTTGGCGATGGTAGTACAAAGGAAATCTCTTCTTTAAATTTTGAAAATAATATACCAACGATTAATTCAATGATACGTACAGAAATTGCTCGTAGTAGCAACAATCCAATTGTATTCCCAATAACCGATGAGACGTATTCGAAGTTTGAGAATATGAACTTCTTTTAGGCAATGGATGAAAATATGGTGTTTAAAAGAATAAATGACACAAATAATGGATACCCAATGTTTGTAGCAGACTGTATTTCAACTTTAGATTTACATGAGCAAATAGTTGCATATATTGTTGATGAAGTTGGAATATTTGGTGATAATTATTTATATAATATATGTTTTGCCATTTATACGGAAGGCTTGGATATTGATAATTTTCCTGGCGATGGATCTACTTATGATACGGAACTTGAAATTGATGATATAACAATTGGATGATATGGAATTTTTAAATGGATTGGGATTATAGAGCGTTATTTCCAAAATAAAGATTTGGGCAATAACTAAATTAGGTGAATTTTGGGGAAATTTAAAATTGTCAAGAGTTGACGGTTCAAAATCCGCATGGGAATTTAAGGCTGGAGTTATAGATAATACAGAATCACCTTTTGGAAAATCACCTAAAATATGGTTAAACACAACCGATTGGACATATAGTAAATGGAATGATTGTAATCTGGATTATGATTATCCAATAGTTACAGCACCAGCATAGTACGCCAATTTAACAAATGGTGGAAAATATTAGAATTATTATACAAATAGTATAACAGTAAACCCTTACAAAGGAAACATGAAAGCCAATTAGATTACTGCTGGCCAATTTAAAATAACAAACGGAAATAGTTCGTAGATGATAATGGCTGACGGGTCAGTAAAGTCGATTGCAGAATTACCAAATTCAACCGTAAAAGGAGTGGTTGGAGTGATTGACTAGAATATCACATCAACCGCAAAGGCTTTTTTAATTAATGACGAGGATTACCAAACATTTATGGGAAGTGGCTCAAATACTGATTTGGCATTTTTTCAATTATATACTTCTGGAACAATGTTTGCTCGCGTAAATCGTTATTGGTTGGATAGTTCTTTGGAAGAAGTTAGTGGAGAACGAGAAGCCAGATTTATGGCTTATAGCGCTTTAACAGATAAAACATATGTAGCATGGCCTACAATTTATAATAAAAACAATTATCTTGTGTTTGCAACTACCGATAATCCAAGATCTGGTTATCATGGATGGTGGGATAATACAGTTATAAGTCAGGATAAATTAGAATTTGTATAATTATGGATTTTGTAGATAGCACAGGAATACATTATTTTATAACCAATTTTAAGAAATGGGTGATAAATCAAATAAATAATTGGTGGAAGCTTTTAAAACTTTCACATAGATATTTAGATAAATCAAATTGGGAATATGATATTGCGGTGGTCGCAAATGACGATTCGTAGACTAAAGGCAAATACCCTGTAGTCCCAAAATTGTATTTTTATACAACAGATTGGAAAACGTCGAAATGGTCTGAAACTTCAAATTCGAATAATTTTCCAATGTCAATCGCTCCTGAAGTAACAATGGAAAATAATTCTATGAAGGAAAGTGGCTATACTAGTAGTATAATGGTTAACCCAGCTTTTGGCGATATTACAGCAGCTGGAATTATAACCGCTACAACGTTTAGAGATTCGTTAAAGTCTGGAAACATTTTATTGGCTGATGGATCAACAAAGTCAGAAACAAATTTATCCGCTCAAAATGTTATGACAACAAATGCTAATATGATTCAAGCAGTATATTCACCATCCTCAGCAAGAAGCATAACTTATACAATAACAATTGACTAGAAAAATTTGTTAAATGGTAGTGGTTTAGGACATGATATTTGTTTTTTCAAATCTGATGATAACGTAATATTCCAAAGATGTTCAAGAACCTATTATAATAGCAGTTGGGAAAATGCAATGTTTGTAGGTTATTTCATGAACACACAGTTTAAATTAATTAAAATAATAGCTAAGGTAATGGATGATAAAATACAATTTACCCCTGATAATTCAAATGGGTAGGTAGTTTCCGGGCCAGCTTTTGAAATAAAATAATAAATTATGTCAAAATATCTAGATTTAACTGGATTAAAGAAAATCATTGATTGGGCTAAAAGTAATTTTGTTTATTATAAAGAAGACTCAGATGGAAAATACCTATGTCAAAATGGAAATATCATTAATCAAATCACTCTGAAGGATGATGTTTCCACTTATTTACCTGGAGGATATAGAGGTATTAGTACAACAATATATCAAGGATTGATTCGATTTAGCAATGATGCTTCGAATTATATTTAGATCAATTATGATGGTATAACACAACAAAATGGATTATCAACAGAATGTTTTACAAGAGATGGTAACTACTATGATTTAACCAAGAAACTAGATGCCGATGCAACAATAACATAATAAGAAATAAACAATTTATTCAAATGACAAAATATTTAGATTTTAATGGATTAAATAAAGTTATTGAATATATCAAAGATAAATTTTTATTAAAATCGGATTTTAACGAAAAGAACGTATAGTGGTACGGGTCTACTGGAAGTTCTGCTGATTTTACAAGTGTAACACCAATAGACGCAGGTGTTATTTCCGAGTTGGGAAATGATAGATTTATTTATTCTAATACAAAAGGAATAACCGTTGAAAGAAGTATAGATAATGGGCAGACATGGGTTGACCAAAACAAGCCGATAGATTATAGACCTGCATGGGTAACACAAAAAGGTAATTACCCATATTCTATATGTGGTAGTAATGAAGAGCATCCAGAAAATTGCTTATTAAGAATTACGTATACTTTTGGTGAAGGGTATATTGGTCTTTATGCAATATTATATAAATTTTGTATTTTTGATAAGTCGTATGCAAATCTATCTGATGATAAATATTGCACAATTCAATATTCTACATATGAAAAGCCTGATATTTTTTAGGATTTAGAAACAGCACGAATTACGCATGGATACAATGTTATTAATACAAAAATGATTACAACTGTTGGATCGAATAATAAAATTCCTTCTTATGTAAAAAAATAAGATTTATTTTTGGTTCTGGCTCAAGAGCAAAAACCGGATATGGATATAGTATTTCTAAAATAATGGCATATGGCCCATTGGTTTGGGAATGTGAATCAAATATGGCACAGTATGGACATTTGTATTATTGCTATGATAATTAGGAGGCGCACTTCCCATATATTGTAAGCGCTTCCAGATTTAAAGGAACTGCAGATAATGCAACAACAGTTAATAACCATACTGTTTTGTCAGATGTGCCTTCAGATGCTAAATTTACAGATACTACATACGATGCAGTAAGTATAGATGATATTCAGAAATGGATTGACGAAGAAATATCTATAAGTTAATTATTGTTAAAAGCAATAAAATAAATTTTGATATATATCATTTTATAATTAAAATTATAAAAAGAAAATAAAAGTGTAATAAAAAGATAATAACTTTATTATAATTTGTATGTTATCTTTTTTTTATTACTAGATATATTTAATTAAATTTGTATTACGAAAGCCATAATGAAATTAGATACTAAAACTTATTTAGTAGGGAAAAACATAAATACTCTTGGGAGTAGTGATATACCACAAAATGCATTGGACATAACAGAGGGGGACTCACAATTATATCATATAATACCAAGTTGTGCATATATTATAAGTAATGGTATTGCTACTCCGCAAGAGATTTCTTTTTTCTTATTTAAAAAGGAAAACAATTCGATATAGGATATAACGAATAGAACAAAATTTGTTATAAATTATACAATAAATGGTGTAAACGGCACTTTTAATTTAAAGTCAAATAAATTTGCTGAAACGGATTTTGATTATTCGTTTAGCGATATAACTTCACTTATTGTAAAGGCTTATGACGAAGATATAGAAGCTGCTGAATTTAATATTGCCTGTGTAGAATAGAAATCAGGCAGTAGCAGTGGCACGACAGGAGAAAAAGGAGAAGATGGAATAACATTTTATGTATTACCTAGTATTGTTACCCTTCAGTCAAATGAGGACGGGATAGTAGAGGATAGCTAGTTAATAGATAAGACGGTATAGATAATAGCATATAGAGGTTCAGAAAAACTGGATAATGTCAAGATAGAGCCAAATGGTTTTGAGTTGTAGAACGCAGAAGTCGAAATGGTTGACGGAAGTACAGATACATTTAGATTTAAACACATCGCACAACACGAAATAAATATATCACAGGAGGACGAATCCGCTTCAACAAAAAAAACAATTTCTTATACGTCCGGTTATGCTGTGGTAAAGTTCGTAGCCGATAAAACTCTCTGCAAAACTACAGTACCATTTGTTGTTGATAATACAGTTTTATACACTTCTTATTACGAGAGAACCGATAAATAGCTTACTAGCCAATATGCGGTTTATAAAGAGATAAATGGAAATATTGAAAAATATAATACAAAAATCCAACTAGATGCTGAAAGCTTGTAGGCAACAGCAAAATCAGTATAGCAAAATGGCGAACAATTAAAAACAGATTATAATAATTGGAAAACAACAGCTGAGGGGACTACTCAGAAAATACAATCGAAGGTAGAAACTTTATAGGATGGTGTAACAAATGTCTAGAATAAGGTTGCGACCCTTGAAGCAACAGCAGACGGATTCGAGTAGACAGTCAATATTGTAAAAACTTATATTGGAGAAAATGGTGTTCAGCAACAAGAAAAAATGGGATCTTATTTTAAAGAGCATGCCAACGAAATTGTTGCTGGAGTTTTTTCCGATGGTACTGGTACTGACGCAAAAGAGAGTGTTATGACGCTAACCGATAGTCGTTTTGGAATAAACCTTTTAAAGAACGGATTAAATGTAGCTGGGTTCGAATTAGCTGATGAAGGAGGCAACGGAGAAGGAACGGGTAGCAAATTTAAAGTAAATGCTGATAACATAACCTTAATTTCAAAAGAAGTATCCGCTTCTGGAAATCTTTCTGCAAAATCGTTGACAACAAAGCCAGATGGGGATGATCCTTCAATAATTTCAATAGAAGGAAGTTATTTAAAAGCATATAATAAAAAGAGCTATCATAATACAGAAGACAGCAGTCAAGACAAGCCCAATCTTATACTAGGTACAAATAACGGGAAATTACAATTTGATTATTATGATGACAACAGAAATCTTATATGGTCTCTTGGGTAGAATGGGTTTGTACAGTATATAACATGGGGAAATCTTGATAGAAAGAAACAATTTATTATTTTGGATTTAAAAATTGGAAAGCTAAAATCAAACGAAGTTGGCATCGAAAAAGGAGATCTTTTAGATTCTAGCTCTTTCTGGTATATAGATTCTCCAGGACAAGCCGGATCTGCAATACCTGGAACAGCTGTTACTTGTTATCAATATGTAGCCCCAAACAATAAAGGAGCTATAATGGAGGATAAAAATCACAGCCTTTCTTCTGAGGAAGCTGCAGAATATAATTATAAATGGTTTTGTCTTACATCTGGATCTACTTATAATGAAACTAATATCTCAACTTGGAATTTAAAAGACACACAAAATATATAGCTTGTTGGTTCTAATAGTTTAGGTACTTTAAATATAAATAAAGCTGTTGTCGAAAGTGGGTCTATATGGCAATCTGTTTCCCCAATTTCAAATGATTATAATATTATAAATATCGGATCAACAGACATAAAAAAAATAAATTCAAATCCAACAAGTTAGGATAATGCTCTAATAGATGCTGGAATTATATATTGTAATAGTGTTAGTCAGAATATAAAATCATAATAATTTAAAAAAATGAAAAAGATAATTAAAATATTTTCTGATATGCAACATAATTTACCGCTTTGTTTATTGGTTAGTATCTTAATTTCATTTGTTTTTTCAAGATATTTTTATGGAATTACTGACCGGAAATTATTTAGCTGTTATTGCGGATTTACGATTTCAATATTTATAGGAATTATAATAAAAGAATATTTTATAGATAAAATTATTAAACGTGAATTAATAAACAAACAAAATATATATAATGATATTATAGGCTCGTTCATAGGGTCTCTAATGTGTTATTTATGAATAAGAAACAACAGGAGCTGGAGCGGATTACGAAAATAGTAATCGACTGTTGTGCGATGGAAATAGATGATGAAGGAAAGACAAATATTACAATAAAAGATGTGACTGGGAAGTCAAGAAAAACAAATTTGGTTATGACGAGATGTATTCTCGCAGCGAAGATTCTTTCTCACGGCTTTTCCATCGACACAATAGCAAATCTGCTCAATAGATCAGTTTCTGCTGTAAGGCATTTATTAAAACTGGGACACTGGTTTAAAAGAACCTCAAAAGCATATAATATAGCAAATAAGGAGGTTGAAGAAAAATGCGAAAAATAAAAACAAAATAAAAAGGTGATAACTCTGTCAAAATAGGGTTGTCACCTTTTTCTGTTTATATATATTATTAATTAAATTTGCAATAGATAGCTATCAATAAAGTATTTATTAATTTAATTTTAATTTTGTATGGACAGTAAAGTTTTTATGTTTCCAGAATCAAGCAACGGCAATTTGGCTTCAATGTTAGCACCGTTGCTTCAGTAGAGAGGTGTAGATCCAAATATGCTGCTCGCAATGAATAAAAATAACGGCTTCGGAGGAGAAGGCGGATGGTTCATGTGGGTTATTTTCCTTTTCTTCCTTATGGGATGGGGAGAAAATGGCTGGGGAGGCTTCGGTAGATAGAATGGTTTGGCTAATGAAATAAATAATGATTATGGTCGAGATTTACTTATGCAAGCAATTAATGGTAATGGCAATTCTATTAATTCTCTGGCTACGAACCTCAACTGCTCAGTAGGATAGGTATAGGCAGCAATAAATAATGTTATGGGCCAGATTTCCGGTGTTGGGAATCAATTGGGATTGACAGGACAGCAGGTTATAAATGCAATACAGCAAGGCAATACAAATATTGCACAGCAAATCTGTGACTGTTGCTGCAAGACAAATAATAATATAACAACACAAGGTTATGAAAGTAAATTGGCAATATGCCAGTAGACGCATAGTCTGAATGACACAGCAAATACAAATGCAATTATGCTTAGAGATGCTGGCCAGGCCAATACAAATGCCATATTAGGCAAATTAGACCAGATGACCACACAAGCTTTATAGGATAAGATTGATTCGCTTAGAGAGAAAAACAGTACACTTATGTCTACTTTGAGCAATGAGCATCAGACAGCATAGATACAGCAAAGTCAGGCACAGCAGTTAATACCAATAAATGCGGCATTAACGGATCTTAGTAGCAGACTTGCAAAGATAGAGTGTAATCAGCCGGAAGTTGCGAAGGTTCCATATACGCCGGCAATGGGAGGTTTTATACCGGTTAATTATGGTGTAAATGCCGCAAGTCTAGCAACAGGTAATTGTGGCTGCGTATGATAGTTGGTATGTTTCCATATTGGTATTCACCAGTTATAATCCCGTTTGGTTTTAGAAATAATATTAAAAGGCTAGATCAGAATGGTATTTTTGTAGTAGAAACGGATAGTGTTTCTCTGAATACTGGTTCTAGTGTAGATTATGGAATAAAGGAATCCATTTATAATCAATTACCTTGTGAGTGTATTATATTATTAAAAATAAAATCAGCTGTTCCTACTGGCGGTGCGGCATTGCCAGTTACGATTGCCGGATCAAAACCAGTAGTTGATAGCCAGGGATCGAATATTACTGGAAAAGATATTGAGACAGAAACTGAGAGATTGGCTTATTTAAATAAAAAGAGTGGTTTATTGCGTTTTATGGAATATACCGCAGCTTAATTTATTAATTTATGTTTTCAGCGCTTAGAAAGGGAAGTCAGGTATATGTATTGACAAAAGACGGTATACCGGAATTGATAAAAGGAGTTATTGAATCAACGACATATCCGACATACAATACGAATTATTATAATGGGCAGACAATGGATATTAATATAAGAACTGACAATGATAATATGGAATTTAAGAATATAGTCCCTACACTTTCTGTAGTTGATTATAAAAATATTATATTGTCAGAAACGAAAGAATTATTAATACCAGAAGTGGAGAATATGTTACAGAACAGCAAAAGTATTGTTGAAAATGTCGAATATCATAGAAATGTCGTATAGCAATGCGAAAAGATGTTAAAAGATTTAAGTCCTAAATATGCCAAAGAGATACAGCATGATGAGGATATAAATAATTTAAAGTCAGAAATGGGAGGGATAAAGTCAAAGATTGATACAATTATACAAATGCTTTCTAAGTCTGGCAATAACAATTGAATATTATGAGAGGAATGATTGAAATTAAAGAGGATACATATGATGACACAATAGAACATCTGAAAAGAATTAAGACAATTGCTTGCAAATTAATGAAGGCATTGGAAGAACATTCTGATATTTATGATGACGAAGAGGATGGTCGTCGAAGAAGTAGGAATAGATACGATTATTAATTGATAAGGCGGCAATATTAATTTATTGTCGCCGTTTTTATTTTTATATTATGGAGGATTTTACTGAATACGATATTAAGCCAAAAGGTTTTGTTAATTATTTAAGATATCATGGACATCATCTGAATAAAGAATTATGCGAGTACATTTGCAGATAGTAGTTTGATAACCAATATACAAAAGATGATTATATGAATTTTTGTACAAATAATAACGCTATATGCGAAGAGAAAAATATTTATGATAAAGTTTATCTGTATAATTATTATCGACATTTAAATCTAGATGACTAGATTATATTATAGATAATATGCGCAATATTGGAAAAAGAACCGAATATGATATTTAATAGGGTATTGGCAGATTCTGCAAAACTCGGAATATCAATTGATTGGGAAGATTTTATATAAAAAAAATATTTTGATTATTTAAAATAAATAATTAAATTTGTGATGATAGGATTCAAGACCCGGGAATCTCAATCGCCCTCATTCCGATGCAACGATCAAGGGGAGGGCCGGACTAGGGTAGTAGGTGCGCGGTTGAAATAATATCGAAACATAGCGCTGAGGTTCAAATCTAGCTGTCAAATTCATACATATAAACGAAAAGCAGTACGCCTGCGAGTCAAAGGTTGGGGGCACAAAGGTACTTTTAGGTTAGGAAATCTTATTTCCGAGACACCTTTTCGGGAAGTTGTATGATTAGGGGAATTAGCGATTTTTCCCCTGTAAAACTACTAGGGCGAATTATATCTATACTTTTTTAGTATAGATATATGTAAAATATTGACTATCAATTATTTACGTAAAAAATAGATAATTGATAGTCTTTTTTATTTTGATAATTAATAAAAAATAATTATATTTGTAATATGGAATTACTTTTAAAACGTATTGCCAAAAAGAAAGAATATACAATTGGAAAGTTGTATATTGATAATAAGTATTTCTGTGATACACTTGAAGATACTGATAGAAATCTGAAATAGTCAATGTCAGAAAGCGAGATTAAGAAAATAAAGATTCCTGGAAAAACAGCAATCCCTATCGGAATATATAGAATAAATATGAATGTTGTAAGTCCGAAGTTTGGAAGTAAGGCTTTTTACAAAGCTGTTTGTAATGGGAAAATTCCTAGATTAATGGAAGTCCCTGGATTTCAAGGAATTCTAATACACTCTGGAAATGGCTCATCTGAAACTGACGGATGTTTACTCGTAGGAAAAAATAAAGTTATAGGGAAAGTATTAGAATCACAGAATACTTTTACAAGATTAGTACGGGATTATTTAATCCCAGCCAATAAAAGAAACGAATCAATTAAAATAGCAATTCAATGAATTGGTTAAAAGAAAGTAATCGTACTGAGCATTTAAGATACGGTTATATATTAGCCTGTTACCTTTCTGTAGTATTTACGGCAGGTTGTGCTGTAGGTATGGAATTTAAGGATTGGCAATATGGTGGTAAGTTTGACTGGCTGGATATTGCCGCTACTATTATCGGTGGTATTTTAGGTTAGGTTATTCAGTTAGGATGGATATTATTATTGTGTTTAACAATAAAATATAGTAGTGTATGGTATTGTATTGGATTATTCTTTTATTTATATGCAATATCCAATATAAACTATAGGCTATTTAAGAATGGACAGATAAAGAAAGAGAGATAAGATTTAATATTATTTAATTAAATGTTTTATGTAAATGGCAGAGAATTTAGTAGATGATATCGATGACGATTTGGATGGAGTCGAATCACCGTAGGATTCAAAGGATGACACAACCACAACAACAGATACGACTCCGGAAGATAATTCTGGAGAACAAACAGATTTCATAAGTCAGTTGCTGAAAGATCGTGGAATTGAGGATAAGTCTCAGATTCAGTTTGAGGAAGACGGGGTTATAAAGAATGTTAATTGGGATGACCTTACGGATTAGGACAAACTGAATATTATCAGAACTTCCAGTCCAGTGCAAAAAAGCAATTCCGATGATCTCGATCAGGCGGAATTAAGTCTGATTAATCATATTAGGGAAAGTGGTATGTCGCCAAGTGAGTATATTGACTATGCTACCGCACAGGCGATAAGTAATTACCAGAATGATAATTCGGTACCACAGTATTCCATTGATCAGTATGATGATGATTCGTTGTATATCGCAGATTTTATGAGTCGTATACAGGGATCTACAGAGGAAGAGGCTAGAGAGGCATTGGAACAAGCTAAAAGTAATGAGGACTTATGGAAAAGACAGATTGAGTCTATCAGAAATCAGTATAAGACGATTGAGGACGAGACACGTATGCAACAGCAATCAGAACAAGATGCAATAGCACAGGAACGTTTCAATCAGTTTTCTGATCAGGTAGTAAATGAGATTAATGGACTGAAGACATATTCCGGATACGATCTGAATCTTCAGGATGATGACATGCAGGAGATTTATGATTTTATCACCAGTACGGATGCTGCCGGTAACAACTATTTTGCAAAGGCATTGGCAGATCCGAAGATTTTGGTTAGAACAGCCTGGCTTACTCTTCATGGCGAGGATATGCTGGATGATATTACAGACTATTATCAGAAAGCCATAACGAAGGCAAGACAGGAAGGATATGAGAAAGGTCTTAAAGATAACGGAAATAGAAAACCAGATGTAGTGTATCAGCCCAAGCACGCCGCCAAAGGAGCGGAAATTTATGATGACTTGGATGATTTTTAATCTAAACTAAATTTTTATAATTAATATGTTAGTTGCTAGTTTTACATCAAGAATCCCTACAATGGGTGAAGTTGTTTGCCCATTTAAAATTCTGTGGATTGCTGGGAACCCTCCGATATACTAACATATTTTATTTGGGTAATCAGCAGCCTAGTATTTTTAAATAAAGGTTCAACGACTACTAAGCGCAGAATAATATAATGATATAGTCTGATCTTATAAAATGGTAAATTATAAGTTAACAAAATGCAAACTAAGACATATGAGGATTGGTCAAAGTATCTCGGTGCTCGTCCGAAGCGCCTGGGTGTTGTAGCCCGTATGTACACTGATAACACTTTGAGTTATCTTACCGATGGTTTGCGTAATATTTTCTATAAGGATGAGAAGGCAAATACCTTCCAGATTTCTGATTCACTTCTTTTTGAGTGGCAGACAGAGGTAAATAATATTAAGCATGTTGAGTTTGCTGACCGCCCGTCTACCGATGGCGCAAATGGTTCGGAAATCACAATGGCATTTGTCGAGAACTATTATAATAAGTTTGATATCTTCCGTATTGACGGAAGCCGTCAGCAGTGTATCGTAGTTTCTCATCCTATTCGCAAGCGTGATAAATATTTCCAATAATTGTCTCGCTTTAAATAAATTCTTTAAATTGCTGGAAAGCATTTATTGTAACCAGCAGCGTGATTGTTGTAACAATAGCGTTCAACGACTAGATGAAAATCATAAATTAATTTTAAAAACTGAATTACAAATGAAATATATAGTATTTTTAACAACCGGTCTGAAAACAAATAGAAATCTTGTAGGAGTGCATAAGACAAATACACCTGATATTTTTGATGGATATTTAGGAGATGGAGTTGAGGCAGACAAAGCCAGTTCATTTATGTATCCGAAATCAGCATTTCAGTATGACGTTAAGATGACCGGAAGTAAGAGTTACCGTAGAATAACCATTGCAACCTGCGATACATATAAGGAAGCCTGTGCTAAGGCAAATAAGATTATCGACAATATTATAGATGATACATCATATTATAATTTTGAAAGAATTGATTCCCGTACAGTATATCAGTATGATCTTGTTGGAAAGTTAAAGAGAAAATGGAATTTTATGGAAATTGCAGATTTCTATAATTATCCGCAGGAAAGAATTAAGTGCTTTATTGATTTAAAAGTATCTTTTTCCGATTCTTTTTGGTCTTTTGATAAGTATATTGATATTAATGAATATAATGATAATTTTATAAATCATGTTACATATATTTATAATAAGAACGGGAAACTGATAAAGGTTTACAGCAATTATGATGATGCGATAAAGTTTTTAAATTGTCCGGTAAAACAGGCGCTGGATGCGATAAAGACACAGAGAGACATAAACGGATATTATATTTCCAATAAACTATACAGCCTTTTTGAACCGAAACCAAGGAGACAGAATAAGTCACAGATATTCCACGTTTATAAGGATACCGGGGAATATCTCGGAGCGTATAAAGGAAAGACCGTAATGAAGGTTATCAATCAACATTCATGGAAAAAGATCTCGAATACTTTCAACCTATATGGTGGGTGGTATAAGGACTTTTATCTTTCACTGGTTACTGTGGATAAAATCCCAGAAAGGCCATGGAAAAAGAAGGTAGAGGTTTACGACAAGGATGGAAAGCTAATTGAGACTGTTTATAATCTAAATATACTTGGATCAAAATATAAAGTTCCTAAAAACAAAATTGTCGATATTCAGCAGGGAAATAAATATTATGGTGATTATATATTTAAATACTATAGTAAATGATATAGTCTAAATGAATTATTGGGAGCTCCAGGTACGTCTCATAGATAATACCTATGATACTACCTTGGATCTCAATTATTGTAATCCGGGTGATACTACCACTTTCCAATCGGTAGCACAACCTGAATTAAGCGAGGAAGGCGAAGTAGTTGAAAATGAGTTACTTTCCTCCGTTAATATTAATATTTAACGAAAAATTAAATAAATATTCTTAATTGCTGGAAGGCTGAATTATGCTAATCAGCAGCGATTCTCTAAATAATAAACAAAGAGAACGTTCAACGACTAATCCAAATGGATGTAGGGGAGGTAACCCCGAAATGGAATAAATCTAAAATTTGAATACTGCGTCAAGGCAGGATATAAAAACGCAAAACAAGTCACCTTGGGCAAACGAAACGTTTGTAAAGGTTTTGTATTTAAATATTTAGATTAAGATATAGTCTGAACAATATGGAAACATATTGATTAACACAAATTGTACTCAAAGTTCCAGTCCAATATGGAACTTCATCGCAACTATATGACAACCTTCCGTTGTGACGCAAGCTGGTCTAGCCTCTACGCACTTCAGGAAGATGTATTTATGCGTATTGCTGACGATACGGATAAATCAAAGGGCGAAGGTGTTTACAAGATGTTGAAGAAGGAGAAGGAACTCCTCGATACATTTATGTACGCCATGAATACAGGGTTGAGAATAACAGCTCTGTCTAAATTCTTCTAATTGCTGGGAAAACCATTTAATGGTTTATCAGCAGCTAAGATATTTAAATTAGTGGGAAACAATTTTTATATAATGTTCAACGACTATCCGAGTAAGGGTAGGTATTTAAAATACCAAAATGGAGAATAATTTAAAATATATTGTATATCAAACAATAAATATAGTAAATAATAAAATATATATTGGAATCCACGGAACAAAAGATCCAATGAGATTTGATGGATATATAGGAAATGGCGTTAATATAAATTATCCATCAACTTATATGAATCCAAAATTTCCATTTCAATTTGCAGTAAAAAAATATGGAACTTCAAATTTCAAAAGAAGTGTATTGTATATATATAATACAGAAATTGAAGCTCTTTTAAAAGAAGAGGAAATTGTAAATGAAGATTTTATAAAAAGGAACGACACATATAATATTGCGATTGGCGGCAAAAAACGGCCATACGTTCCTATATACAATAAAATATATCAATTTAATGAAAACGGCAAATTATTAAAAGTATGGAATAATATTTATGAGATTTCTGATTTTTTTGAAACGTGGAAGCAATCAATTTATAGTGCAATTAATAATAAACAAAGATTGTATGGTTTTTATTGGAGTTATCAAAAAGAAATATGCATAAAAGATTTTTCAAATTCAAATAAAAACAGAAAGGTTTACCAATATTCAAAAGATGGAAAATGTATTGCAATTTATAATAGTATTGGAGAAGCTAGTAAGATTCTGAATATTTCTTCATCAAATATTATAAATAATGTAAACAATGGGTCTTTAACAAAAAACGATTATTATTTGTCATACAAATTATATGATCAATATGTTTGTAGACCAAGAATGGATTTAAAAAATAAAATATTGTATTTGTATGATTTAGACGGAAATTTCATAAATAATACAACATCAAAAGATTTCAAAAAAAAATACAATATTCATTCATATAAAGAATTAGAAAATGCAATATTAAACAATAAACCAATTCAAAAAAACCAAATAAAATTAGAAAAGTTTAATAAAATAGAAAAATATATTCCAATTAATAAAAAGAAAAAAGTTGAGATTTATAAAACAAATAGAGATTTTGTCGCAGAATTTGACAGTGTATCAAATGCATGTAGACAATTAAAATTAGACCGCTCAACAATTTCAAAAATATTAAGAGGATGTGCCAAACGAACAAAAGGATATACAATTAAATATAAAAATTAAAGATATAGTCTACTCTTTATAGTAATATAAAGTATTTAAGTGTTATTAAATAAAGGAAATGTGGATTAATTAATAGTTCACAAAAAATTTCTCTAATTGCTGGAAAACCTTTAGTGAGACAACCAGCAGCTAAAAATGAAAATCATTTTGGGTTCAACGACTAATTGAAAAATAATAATAAATAAAAAGGGAAATAAATTATGGAATATATAGTTTACAAAACAATAAATAAAATTAATAATAAATTTTATATAGGAGTTCACAAAACTGAAAATTCTAAAATATTTGATGGATATATAGGATGTGGAATATATATTAATAAAGCAAAATATATCAAATCGCCAAATACATATTTTTTAAAAGCAATTAAAAAGTATGGTACTGATAATTTTTATAGAGTAGTTTTAAAATCTTTTAATAATTATAATGATGCTCTAGATCTGGAAAGATGGCTAGTTACTGAAAAGTTTATTAAAGATAATAATAATTATAATTCTGCTATTGGTGGAGGGTTGTCTCCAAAAAATAATAAAGAAATATATCAATATGACTTAAATGGTAAATTAATTAAAAAGTGGAACTCTATGGTTGATATTAATAATGCATTTAAAACCCATATTCAAATGAGTTATATTATTAATAATAGAAGAAGTTTTGCCGGATTTCTTTGGTCATTTAATAAGAATATAAATATTGATGAGTATATTTTGCATAATAATAGAGGGTTTATATCTCAATATGATTCTAAATTTAATTTTATCAGAAAATTTAAATCTTCTAAAGAAGCATCTAAAATTTTAAACATACCCTTAGGATCAATAATTTCTAGTGTTTTTAGAAGAAAAAAAATAGACGGTTTTTATTTTTTAAAAGCTGATTTTGATATTGACGAACTTTTTAAAGATGAAATAAATTATGTTTATCGACAAACAAAAATATTTCAATATAATGATGATGGGGACTTTATAAATGTATATAAATCGATTTTAAATTGTTCAAAAGAATTAAATTTATCCTATAATAAAATAAAAGAAATTATTAATAAAAAGGAAAAGTTTAATAATTATTATTTATCATATAGATATGATACATCATATTTTAATATAAAATTTCCAAATAAAAAAGTAATAATAAAAGTTTTGCAATATGATAAAAATAATCGGTTTATTAAAGAATGGGATGATATTAAACAATTATTAAAAGAATACCCAGAAGCACTAAAAGTTTGTAGAAACAAATTAAAGACACATAAAAATTATATATTCAAATATAAAATAATTTAAAGATATAGTCTGATCTTTGCAGTAATGTAAAGTTAACATAAATGGTTAATGGCAAGGCAACAATCGTAGAGCCTGATACTCAGAGACCTATAAAAATATATGTAGGGGTAATCAGTGATGATTATTATAAAATCTTTTGAATTGCTGGAAATCCAAATGGATAATCAGCAGCTATATTGATATATCAGTAAAGTTCAGAGACTATCCGGTTATGGAATACATAAAATATGGAAGCAAAAGATAACTCATAAAAATTAAATAAAGTAATTTATGAAATATATAGTATATTGTACAATAAATTTAATTAATAATAAAATTTATATTGGAGTTCACAAAATTGATCCCAAACAAGTTAATGATTATTATTTAGGTTGTGGATGTTTTAGCAATAGTCCAAAATCGTATAATAAAAGAAATACTGCTTTTTGCTGTGCAGTCTCAAAATATGGGCCATCAAATTTTAAAAGGGAGACAATTAAAGAATTTGACACATTAGAAGAGGCGCTTGAACTAGAAAAAGAAATTGTTAATAAAACATTCCTAAAAAGAAAAGATATTTATAACCAAATAGAAGGTGGTGGTTATCCACCAACTTTAGAAAAAAAAGTGTATCAATATAATTTAAATGGATACTTTATGATGGAATGGAAATCTATAAAATCTATTACTAATTATTTTAATATAAATAAAGATAGAATAAATATGGTTATAAAATCAAAACGATCTTTTAATGCTTGTTATTGGTCATATAAATACGTAATACGCTTAGATACCTCTAATTATCGACCGAGTTCAAGAGGCAGTATAAGAGTCTTTTCTAAAGATAAAAAATTATTATATAATTTTGAGAATACAACAAAAGCAGCAGAATTTTTAAATATTAGACGAGAAAAAATAACAAATGCTATATATGGTAAATATGCAACAAATAATTATTATTTTTTAAAAGAAGACGAAGATATTGAAACATATTTAAGTAAAAATAATAAAAATCAACATATATTTCAATATGATGAAAATGGAAGTTTATTAAACGAATATAACAATGTTGCAGAAATAAGAAAAAATATAAATATAATAAAAATGATTTAAAAAGAGCAGTTAAAAATAATAGTTTATTAAATGGTTTTTATTGGTCTTATTTTAAATGTAATAACATATTAAATAATGAGTTAATGATATAGTCCGACACTACTAGTAATAGTAGATAACAGAGAATGATATATAGGCGAGGGAGCAATCCCTCAGATTGAGGCCGCAGCCAACAAATACGTTTATAATGACAAGCCCAGTCTGCCGTTGTTCAATATGATTATGGCAGATATGTCAGACAAGTGTCAGAGCGATACAGGCAATCACTACGCTTTTGTGGTGAATCGAATTCTTTGGAATGATATTAACCTCGTTCTTGGTGAGTTCCTTTCACACTATCGCACTGATGGTTCATTTATGTACTCAAAGTCAGCTAACCAGGGCAAGGGTGGTTACGTAAAAGTAGGTGCCACATATGATACATATGAGTTCGCTAGTTAATGCCGGCGAATAAAAATTTATTAAATTGCTGGAAAATTATATAAAAATATAAACTATAACATAATTGGAAACAGTATGTGTGAATGTTTAAAAATTATATTTTATAATAACCAGCAGCAAACTTCCTAAACAATAAAATTGCATGGAAGCTGTTCAACGACTATTTTAACAAAATAAGAAATATCTAAAAGAATAAACGTTATGAATTTAAAATATATATTATACATTACAATTAATACTATTAATGGAAAGTTTTATATTGGTGTACATAAAACAAATCCAGAAGTTTTTGATGGATATATTGGAAATGGAATATATCGTCAATCAGAAGCTGTGAAAAATACACCATTCCATAAAGCAGTAAAGAAATATGGGTATGATAATTTTAAAAGAACTATTATAAAAATTTTTCCATTTGATGAACAAGGATATACTGATGCATATAAATTAGAATCAATTTTAGTTAATGAAACTTTATTAAAAAACAAAAATTGTTATAATTGTTCACTAGGCGGATTTGGTAGTATAAATAATGATAATTTAAAAAAAATTTATAAATTTGATTTAAATGGAAATTATTTAAGAAGTTTTAAGTCTGTTAGAGAAGCTGCTTTATCTATTAATCCAGAAAACATTTATAATACAATCAAATCAATAAGAAATAATTGTTTAGGTATATCAAAAAGTAGTTTTGGATATTATTGGAGCTATATAAAGCAATTTAATTATTCAAATAACAATAGCAAAAAAATATCTCAATATACTTTATCTGGAAAATTTATTAAAAACTATAATAGTATTGAAGAAGCACAATTTGATTTACATTTAAATTCAATTGCATAGGCGATTTCAAAGCATTATAATTGTGGAGGTTTTCAATGGAGATTTTATAATGGATCTACAAAAGATATCACTCCTTTAATAAACGAACGAAATAAGAATAAAATATTACCAATATTAATGATAGATATAAAAACTGGAAATACAAAAAAATATAGTAGTATTCAAGAATGTGTAATAAAAAATCCTCAATTAAGAAAAACTCAAATAAACAGAGTTATAAAAAAAATAATTAAGTCACATAAAGGATTTTATTTTAAATATGATAACGATAATATAGTCTAAATTGGGCAACTCTATAACCTTTATGGTTGATAGAGCACTCACTCGCGAATATCCTACAAAGGGATATGGTGTATGTATCGACTTGACCGCTGACAAGACAACTGGTATGCCAGCTATTGGCAAATTTAGTCTTACCGGAAAAGACTTTATGACAAATAAGGTCATTGGTGTAGGCGGTTATGACGGAAAAACCTCTGGTGAGGTAGCCAGCAATGTGGCTGGCAGTAAGCTGATAATGAGTGGGTATGCAGGTATTGCATGCTTTGCTCCGTATCGTTCAGTTATTTTGCGTCAGGCTTAATAATAACGATACAATAAATTAAAAAAATAGAAAATGAGATAAACCCGGAGGAGCACAGTCTCCTCCGGTTATATTTAATGTTAAATGTATTAATGATGGTAGCAAATAAGAAAGTCACAAAAGCAGATATTGTTTTTGATGATAAAATAATAACATTAAAAAGCACATATGACAAGGCTGGAATTAAATATTTCCTACAACCTTGTAAGAACAAATATGGCTAGTTTCCACCCTGTATTAAGAAAGTGAATTCACAGGGTGATATGATTATGAGTGAGAAGGAGCGCGACGCATATTCTGAAGGTCGTGCAGTATTCTTTCCAGAAAATCATATTTTTGTAGTTCAGAGCGGAAAGACTTATAATCTTGATGATCCCTACGATAAGGCGGAATGGGAGGCAATTGAGAATTGTCCTTTGATTGCGAAGAGCCGCGATGAGAAAGACGCAAACGGAAATCTTATTATTGATGGCCCACGTTCTACGGCATTACATCCGGCAAGATATGGTGTCGCAGAATTGTATGTCGATCGTCCTGGAGTTCAGGCACAGCGCCGAGTAACTCGTAAACAACTTATCCATAAGGCAGAATCGTTTATCTATGATGATCCTAGAGGTCTTGATGGACAGATGAATATTGCCCGTATTTTGGGTAAGGATATGAGAAATCAGCCTATTGCTGACGTTCTTGATTATCTATTGGATGTTGCAGATAAGGATCCGCAGAGAATTATTAATATCTATTCTGATGATATTTCAACACAATTGATGTTTCTTGATGCAAAGGAGAAGCATATTATTGTTTTGAGAAACAAGCTATATTTCTATGGAGATAATATTGTCCTCGGTGCAACTGATGAGGCAGCACTTGCCTGGTTGCGAGAACCGAAGAATCAGAAGATAGTAGAACTGATAAAGAGAGACGTATATCCTGAGTTCTATTCGGAAGATAAGAATAAAAAGTAATAATTAAAATTATACCGCAGTGACATCTAGAGAGGCGTATAAAAATCTTTTAATTGAATTAAATAAGGTTAATGCATCTCCTATTTTATTGGATGATTTTAACTATTTAATCAATAAGGCCATAATTTAGGTGGCTAACAAGAGGTATAATATCTATGATACTTCACAGCAGGTTGCCGATGATTTACGCGTATTAAAATCTACAGCATTTTTAAAGAAAGAGGAAAAAGATTTTAATGCTATCGATGATATTACAGCATATGGTTTAACGGGTACTTCTTATGTTGTCCATTTTCCTTTGGATTATTTTCATCTGTTAAATTGCATATGTGTTTTTAAGATTAAAGGAAATTCGGTAAACTGCAAAAAAGACGGAGAGCTGGTTTAGTTCGCCGCAAAAAGGGTTACTTCTGATTCATGGCCTGTTATTAATTCAAATTATTATTTTAGACCAAGACCAGAATAGCCATATTATTTTATTCACAATATAAATACCTCTACAGAACTACCTACAAATAAAATTGAAGTTGAAAATCTGACTAGGGACACTGATGGCACTGATACAAGTATTCCTTCTACTTTTACTTTTAATGGATAGGAAATATCTACAAAGAAAAAGCAATAGGAAGTACGATATGGGAATTATTCAAGTATTCGGTGTGAGATACGGTGTGGTTCAGATACTTCTAAATATGAGCCAGTAGGGGTAGTTATAGATTATCTGAAAGTTCCTAAGTATGTGAAACTAACCTAGGATGAGTTAGATATGGTTGAGGATAATTCGTAGGTACTGGAATTTCCAGAACCTTTATGTTTTGAGATAATGAATGAACTGGTGCATTTGGCAATGGAAAATATTGCCGAACCAAGATTATAGACACATATTCCAGTTACAGCGTCGGTTGCAAGTCCAGTTCAGCAGTCGACAAAAAAATAATAAAATTTTATAATTATGTTTCAATTTACAACTACTAATGTAATTAATTCTTTAAAGGATCTTACTACCGGTAAGGATCTTATTGTTACAACCGGCACAAATGGTGCAGAGCTTACCGATGAGGTTATTATCAAGCGAATTGGCGATTTCAAGAAAGCCAATGTATAGGATATCTATTATACACCTGGTTCTGAGGCTGAGCTTGCCGCTGTTTGTTTTGATATGACTGGTCTTGAAGCCGATGGTAAGTATCGTTTGAATCTTTATATTGGTCTTACCCAGGGTTCTGCTGACAGTCGTTATGCAAATGATCTTTATCATAAGGGTAAGGCTTTCTCGATTGATTTTGTTGCCGATGCAGACGCTGCTAAGACAGCAGAGAATCTTGTCAATATTCTTAATAAGTATGATATTCTTGTTTATGGCGATCGTCAGTTGAAGGCTAGTGCAAAGACTGCATTTGTTGCTATCGAGGCAGTAAACGAGTATCAGCGTTTTGTTCGTGCAAATATCGAGAAGTTCGATCCTACTGCTTATTTTGAGATGGGCGATTATAAGGTTGTTAAGAGCCTTGCTGATCTTAAAGTAGCAGAGCATGATAAAGTTGTTAAGGATGGTGCTCCTGTAGGGGCTGGTAAATTCCTTGGTAAGGAAGGCTTTGGTACGTATTCGTATCTTCTTCACAATCTTCGTCTCCCGACTTCTGCCCGTTCTGAGGCATTTGCCTGGAATAAGGAAGAGAGTCCTGTACCTGGTGTTGTCTATGACGAGTATGTACTTCATTATTGTGCTGATCGTGGCGAGCTTGGTATGAACGCTGTCGGTGATACCGTTAAGTCGGTTACTACCCACGTATTCTATGTACCCAATACTTTAAAGAAGGAGTTCTAGACTGCTTTGAAGAGAGTTGGCACAATTATTGATAATACAACTGGTTAGGCTGTTGCTGAGCAATCAGCTACTGGTGGTAAGAGTGTAAAGGCTTAATTAAGTTTAACTAAATAATTTAGGCGAAAGCGAGATGATCGCCTTCGCCTTTATTTTTTTATATATATGTATAGTTAGGTTGAGAAACTAGCTTCTGCCGTTTATAATGATATTGTAAGCGGTTTATAGGGATTCCATATAAATTCCAGTATCAATATGGAATAGCTTATTGATGATATAATATCAGAAAGGCTATAGGTTATTAAGGAATATGCGATAAAGGGTATTCTTCCAGTTGATGATTTATATGTATCAATAAACTGTATTCCAGTAGAGTGTGGAAATATTGATAAATGTTCGTGCCGTTCTGATTATTAGGATCCGAATGATCTGCATTTGCATTTTGAGATACCATAGCTTCTGAATGATTATTAGGATTTATCAATAGCATATATAGGATCTGTTGATAAATAGCTTCCTTTTATTTATTATACATCGCCATAGGCAATGAGAATATAGAAATATAGGAAGAGAGGAAAGGATAGGCCATATGTATGGATTGACACTTCCCCGAATGAGAATGGAATGTATGATTGTTGGGCGTTCAATGCACCGCTTTTAAAAACCATATCTATTACTGGTATTTTTAAGGATCCCAGACAACTGGAAAAATATTCCTGTTGTATAGAGAATTCAGATGACAATTTGTCATTTATAGATAATGAGGTTAAGAAAAGGCTTACTTCAAAAAAGATATAGTATTATAGATAGCTTGCTGCACAGCCGCTTCCTAATACCTAGACATACACAGCATGATAGCGAATAATGATTTTCACTACGCATAGTTTCTTCTTGATGAATTATATGGTATTAAAATGCCGGATGAGAAATTTGAGGAAATTGGACTTATTGCATTTGATAGAATAGGCAATAAAAGAATGAGAATATATAGATATACCATTCATTTGGATGATTGCGTAAACTATGTAGATCTTCCGTGCAACTGTGATTAGCTTGAAGCTGTTACAACTGGTTTTGAGGATTGGAATTATTCAACAAATGATACACCAAACGGTGATATCAGCTCTGCCTTTACCGAATAGTATATTGAATATAGGAAGCATAATATGGATAAAATGTATATTCCTGGAAAATATATTAAATATGAGCTAGTTGGAGATAGGCTTTATTTTAAAGAGCATTGGCCGATAATCAATATATTATATAGAGGATAGGAGGTTGATGATAATGGCCTACCAAAACTTACGGATAAAGAGGCAGTTGCAATTGCTACGTTCTGTGCTTATATTACGAAATATAAAGAAGGGTTAAAGACGATGAATACATAGATAGTATAGCTAGCCGAGTCACTTAATGCCAAATGGCTTTTACAATGCGATTAGGCTAGAATACAGCATATGACACAGAATGATTTTGATGAAATCTTAGATGCAAAAACTGCTTGGGGCAGAAAATAGTATAGGAAATCTTTTAAATTAAATCAATGAGATAGTTGGCACAGGGTTTTGCTTTTAATGCAAAGGAATTAATGGCAAATATGAATATGAAAAGGTTGACTTTTTTAGGCAAAGACTGTATTCCATATACTCACGATAAACACAAAGATGAATTTAGTGCAAATGTTTTTCTTACGCATTTCTTTTTGGTTGTAAATGATATTATAGAAAGAAATGTTACATATCATATTTTTAGAAGAACTGGAGCTAAAGGTCTTTTAAAGACTAGAATTATTAGAGGTCATCGTTTTAAAAAGTTATATAATGTTGGTTTTTTTAAAGGTCTTGATCCTATGAAAACCTATTTTACAGGAGCCGAGTTAATTGTAAGTATATATTGTTATAAAAAGCCTTTCATTCAACCAGTTTATCTAAATGAGTTCTTATAGAAAGATTTAATAAAAAAGTTGAATGAAGGAAAGCAATATGGGGACGGAAAAATAGAAACTACGTGGAGAGATTATATGGATAAAATATATGAAAAATATTCAAATATTCCACGGAAGGATCTTAATTATATTGTTTGTACTGGATGGTCAAATTTTTTACAATTAAAATTAAGAGGAGCGGATATTTCCCTTTTACAAAGACCAGCAAAGGCATATATAGGAAAGCTTTTCAAAGATGAATTGGATCATTTTGAATATTACAAAAAAAAGATGCTTTTCAAAATGATGTTTCTTGACAGAAAAAAACATAAATTAAAATTGGGAGATAAATGGTATATTTATCTTACTAAATCACAACTTGAAAAGCTAAAGCAAGGTACTTGTACGATGAATCTGAAAGCATATAGGACAAGAGAACTGGCCGATTTGGGAACAAGTTTAGGTACATACGTATATTCAATAAAAAGAGAAGAAGAGTCCAATATATATAGTAGAAGTTTTGAACAAGAAGATTTTAAAAATATGGTATTTGAATGTGAGAGAAAAGCAACCACATTTAAATATATTTAGGATAATTTAAAGAAATACAAAGTATGAGTGTCAAAGTAGCGACTAACTAGTTTTCTAATGGTTTGATCTGCGATTACAATGAATATTTAGTATAGCAAGACAAGACATTAACAAATGCACTCAATGCTACTTTTATATCTAATATCGGAGAAATGGGAGCCATACAAAATGATATGGGAAATTTAGAAATCCCAGATGAATTAAAGGATGGAAGCGTAAAACTCTCAGATGGTTTTTAGCCAATAGGTATAAAAGAGCATAATGGTATAATATATATAGCATCGATAAATGAAAAAGGCGAATGTGAAATAGGAAGTTATCCATCGCCGAATTATAAAAAGATAGAAGCATAGAGCCTTGACGCAATAGAAGTGAAAGAGCAAGAAGTTAATTTGGTAGAATCATATCAACCTTTAATGAATTGCGTAAATACAGATGTAGATGGATAGAAAAAATTGTATTATACAAGTTAGATGGATCAAGGAGGTGTTTAGATAAAACCATGTAGAACAGTTCTTTTTAATTGGGATATTAACCACCCAGTTGATATATAGATATAGCCATCATATGACGGATCGGTTAATTTGTTGATTAATGATAATAAAAACATACCTAGATTAATAAATACTAGGTTTAGTGTTACTTCTTCTGGAAAGGCAAAGATACCAAACAGAATGAAGAATAATGCTAATTTATATAGAATAATTCCAAAGCTCGAAAATGAATAGGAGTTTGATTAGGATAAATTTGATATTGATACATCGCTTATTAAGCGCGTAAATAAATTTCCAATTATAGATTATGAGGGACAGCTAGAAAACGGAAATTTGAATGTTGGTAATTATGTATTTTATATTAAATATTGTGATTATGATAAAAATGAAACAGATTGGGTTGCCGAATCTGGTATTATTTCTGTGTTTAAAGGTACAGACGCAGATCCATTTACAATAAATGGAGGAATTGAGAATGAAAATGCGAATAAAACAATATAGTTAAAATTAAATAATTTTGACACATCATATGATTTTATAAAAGTATATTATACTAAAAGTTCCTCATAGGCAAATATAGAACCTGTTCCAGAAGCATACGAAATTATAGATCCAATATTTGTTTCAGATGATTGTATAATATCAATTACTGGAAACGAAGATAAAAAATAGATAGGACTGGATTATATTCAGACTAGCTATTCTACAATTGAATATGCAAAAACATAGGCTTAGATTTAGAATAGGATGTTTTTTGCCAATATAAAAGAACCAGATTTACTATATAAGGATTTAACCGATATTAGCCTACATATTAATCCATATGTTAATAAAATAAAATCAAAAGATAAAATAGGTCATATAAGCCAAAAGGATTATAGTGAGGATTCCGAAATAAAAGAATCAACAGAAAAACATATATTTAAAGGTGAATATTATAATACAAAGAATATTTATTATAATGTAGGATATTGGAATGAGGAATATTATAGATTAGGTATTGTTTATATAAATAAAGATGGATCTAATTCTCCTGTATTTAATCTTCCTGGAGGAGAGATTACTGGATTTACCGATAATAAAAATACTGTATATTTGCATACTGTTATGTTAAAGAACGAATGTCCGAGTATTTTTGCATAGTCGACAAAAAGCCGCCAATCATTCATAATAGATGGAAATTATATACAAAAAACCAAAATCAACACAAAGGGTGTTATACATATAAACGATAAGTAGATATCATACACAAATGATGATTATATTTATTCACTGGGAGTATAGATATCACCTGAAATATAGAATTATCTTTTTGAACTGGGAATAAAGGGTTTTTTTATTGTAAGAAAGAAAAGAATAAAAACAATATTGGCATAGGGCTTTACGATGCCATGGGATAAAGAATCCCATTTACCTGTTGTTGAATATTGGGCAAAAAGTTTTCCGTATGTGAATGGCGGAAGTAAAATGGCTGGATTTGAATTAAACAAAAATAGCCTTAGTTATGTATTAAACAACAAAGACAACAATGATACAGTATCAATTGCTGGATCTTTCAGTAAATACATTGAAAATGTCGGAGGATATAATTCAAAGTCGGATAAAAAAATGATGTGGTTTCCACACTATTTTGTTGAGAGCTTTCTTACACAAACCGGACAGGATACTAGAGATTGGAGAAAAACCGGTGATTCTACCAAAGACGGTTCTGTTGTAGGAGAAAGCTATCTTCTTACTAGGTGTCTTACAAATAGCTATTTGCCTAGGCTACACAATATACTTCCGTGTTGTATTGACGAGAAAATGGTTGACTGGCAAAGTACGGATAAAGATTGGTTATACAGACAATATAATCTTAAAGGATATTTTGTATTGACAAAGGATCCAAATGTGGCGTTTCAACCTGATTTTATAAATACTACATTTACTGATTTCGAAAGTGCCTTTGAATATTTATTGATGGGACTTGGTGATTAGGACTAGAACCCAAATTATTTTACAGAATTACGATTTAGACTTTTTAATAATTTAAGTGAAACTAGTACGAGTGTTCAACTTATAGATACTGCGAACCTTGTTGCATATTTAAAAAAATTTGAAGCCATTGATTTTACTTGCAAAAACAATCTTACAATTTTATAGTAGTTATAGTATGCCATAAAAGTGGATTCGTTTAATTATTAGTATAATTTTAAATTTGGGGATAATGATAACGAAAAGGTTTATTCTGATTTCAACGATATTATATATGATTATGTAAAATAGCTCGGAGAATCCGACAATAAAGAATATACTATTAATTTCAAATTAAATGTAAAAGTTCTAAATTAGAATAATACTATAATAGAGAGCTTTGAAGAATTTATTAATAATTAGTTTTATAATAAAAATTACGGAGAGCTTTCTTACAAAGGGGAGAAACCGCAATATACTACATAGCAAAAAGGAGCGCCAGATTCTGGATATGCATATTCGTCAAATACAGATTATTATTATACGCCATAGCTATGTTTAAGAGAAGATGGATCAATCCCAATTTTCCCAAACGATTCCACAAATAAGTATTTAGCAAATGAATTATACGAATCGAAATGCTATTACTCGAGTTATATAATTACAAATGGAAAGGAGAAAGGCCCAGAAAAGGAGAAGCCACAATATTTCTATATGCATTGGTATAATAGATATAAGTATTGTGACGGGAATTAGCTTACGGCAATATGTCCAGAATTTGAAGTTAATCAGACGGATTTTAATTAGTTCTTTACAGGATAGGAGCTTTCAATTAAGTATACAGCTTTCCAATAGGGTATGCCAATTAGGGATACGGAAAATGAAAGACATTATTATCCATATTATAAGTATTCTGAAGACCGGAAAGAGAATTCTGGAAAAGTGTATGAATACGATAACGATTATTTAAACAAGGAACTTAAATACAAGATTATAGGGGTTACAGAAAATCTTCCCACAGTAGGTATTGATCATACTATATTTACTTCGTTAGCTGGAAATGCGCAGGAGGCATATCGTACTAGTTTTATAAATGAACAGCATTCCGCAGAAAGAGGTAATATGAATGGAGAGGATTTTAATAGCAAAAATGATCAAGATTTTAATTTCGTGAGAGGAATCTATTCACCATATTTAGGAATTGTTGCAAAGCAATATAATAACTCTTCAGAGAAAGACAGAGGCTATAGTTATACTTTTAACATATATGCGAAAGGGACATAGTTCTGGGATGAAAATGGCGAGGATCCAAATCTTTTAATAAGGTTTAATGATAATTCACCATATTATCCAATATCAAATAGAATAGAATTTAATGATAAAGGAGAGAATATTGAATAGGATATATTTAGAGGAGATTGCTTCTTATGCACTTTTACGCATAGGGTAAATAGGAACTTTTAGGATTCTACTGCGCCTACAAATGATGTTATACTATATCCTGAAACATGGGAAAAACATTATAAAGGTGATGGTTCTGAAAATGACAAAATCCAAAGAGGAGATATCAATGCTGTTAAATTAGGAAGTTGGATTACGATTAAAATAAAATCTACAAATAATCTTTCAATAAGAACTGTTGATGAGTCAAATAGGGATGAGATGGCGATATTTGGACATGGAAGACGGTTTTATCCAATAGAACCTATATCTGCAGAAGGCGGTACAAAGATTGCAACATCATATATTTCAAATAATGGATTTAAAACAAATTTGGGATTAAAAAGGTTTGTCGGGTATAAAGATTCTGCATATATAAGAAATGAATTTAAAAACAGAATAATATATTCAGATGTAAATACAACAGATTCATTTATTAATGGATATAGAGTTTTTAAAACAGGAAATTACCAAGATTATTCAAAACAATATGGTGAAATAACAAAACTCATACCATTAGGGAATAATTTAGTTTGTATTATGGAGCATGGTGTTGGTTTAATACCAATTAATGAAAGAGCTCTTGTAGCAAATGGAGATGGTGGAGAAGTATTTATAAATAACAAAACAATCCTTCCGGAGAATATAGTAATGATTAATGAATCGTATGGTTGTCAATGGCCAGAAGCAGTTATTTCAACACCATATTTTATATTTGGCTTAGACGCATCAGAAAGGAAAATATGGACTACAGATGGTACAAAATTACAAATAATATCTGATAATAAAATTTCTAAATTTTTACAGGAAAATATTTCATTTAAGGAAAATGAAGTTGATATTAATATAATAAATTCAAATATTAAAACAACTTACAATGCAAAGAAAAACGATGTAATGTTTACGGTATGGAATACAAAAGAGAATAAAATTTGGAATGTTTGCTATAATATTACGTTTGGTAATTTCTCGACTTTTTATTCGTGGATACCATCATATTCTGTTAATATAGACAATACGATGTATTCATTTGAATACCATATTCCAAAAGATAATAAAGATTTCTGGGATCATGATAATCATATATGGAAACACGGAAATTTAAAAGATTAGTATGTAAAGCCGACAAATTGGTATGGAAATACTTATCCTTTTGAATTTGAGTTTATTGTAAATGATTCTATCTATTTATAGAAAATATTTTAGAATTTAAAAATAATAGCAAATAACGTGGAACCAGAATCTTTTCATTTTACCGTTTCTGGAGATGCATATTCTTTTAAGGATGATTTGAAAAATATTTATTATAGATAGGAAGCAACCAGGGATCTTATGAATGGGCTGGGTTCGAATATTGAATATGATAAATAGTATTCAAATACTGAATTGGATCAATAGAAAAAATCTGTTAAATTTACAGAATATTATAAAAAGGAAAAGCCAATATATTATATGTATGAGATTTATAAATAGTTAACAGGAGATGGAAAAAATTACGATAATCTTTCTGGTACGGAAGTAGTAAAAAATAAACTTACAGATCATTATGAGATTTCTACGCATATTAAGAACACTTCTATAGAGAAAGATAATCGTTTAAGAGGTAATTCCCAATACAAAGAAAATGAATGGCATATACAGATTCCTTCTATAAATTTTAGGGAAAAGAATGAGGATAAATGGAAAGTACCACCAATAGTTTTACCGAAAAGCTCCGATAATTATGATATAAAATCCACAAACATAAATAAGTTACCGGCTGGATATCGTTTTTCCGATATTGACACTGAAGATAGCTGGTCTGACAGAGAAGAAGCAAAAATTAGAGATAAATATATTAAGATTAAAATACGATATAATGGAAACAAGCTAGCCACAATATACAGTATTTTAACAATGTTTCAATTAAGTACATCATAATGGCATATATAGATAGAAATTTTACACCAAAAAATCTTTCCAATTAGCCGCTTTTCCAATTACCAAAATCAGTTTTTTCTACGTAGTTTGACTAGCAATTATCAAACAAATTACGTAAACAACAATAGCATCAATATAGAGTATAGGCTTGGAAGAATGTGGGAAATACTTATTTAGGAGCCGCAGCACAATAGGCATTATCGATGTTTGGAAATAATATTTTCGGAGATTCGGAAGTTGGAAATATGGCAAGCCAGGCAGTAGGTAATGTTGTTAATGATATGTTTAATTCCAATGGATTAAAATCTGGAATTGGTGATACCGTAATGGGAATAACAACTTCTGGTTTGTCAAATAGCAAAAATGCTGGAGCAAGAGCTGCTGGATCCGTATTGAATAGTGTCGGTTCTTAGGCGATAAACAATGTAGTTGGAAAATCCAATCTTCTTTCTGGATTTAATGGATATACGGGAGCTGGTATAGCGATAGGTGCTGTAAATGCCGCACTTAAACCGAAAACAGAATATAATGGTGAAAAAGGAAAGATAACACAAGGTTTAGATACTATTGATTCGGTTGGTACTGCGGCTCTTTCTGCTATTCCAGTGGTTGGCCCAATTCTAGGATTGGCAAAATCAGCACTAGATACTGGTTTTAAGGCTCTTAATAATGCTGGCTATGGTACTGATGGCTAGACTACGGTAGATGCGCTTTTAGGAAGTAATATGATTGGAGAAGCCCTTTTGCCACTTTCTTTAATTAATGGTAAAAACGGAAAGACAACCTTAAAGCTAACCCCTAGGACATTTCAAGAAAATCAAGATCTTTCAAAAATAGAATCTGCTTATACAGATACTGTATAGCAAGGATAGACAGCATGGAAACGGCAAGGGAAGAAATATGGTATGCTTTCTCACGGAGCATATAATAAAGCAAATAAACTCATTAATTGGTATGGAAATGCCAATGAAGCCCTTTTAAATATGGATCAATAGAATAAAATAGCAGATGCTAGGCAATAGGCAAATGGATTGGGAAACATCCAATATAATATTGATTTACAGGGTGGTTTAGACCCATAGACCTTAGTAGCAAAGGATGGAGCAAAAATAGAAAAGCCAATGCAGATTATCGAAGAGGTTATTCCATAGTCAATTATTGATGATGTTGTTCCACAATTTTAGGGAGGAGGATAGCTTTTAGAAGAGGTTGTTATTCGGCCATCTGAAGACGATATGAAAGGAATAATAGCAAAACGATGGCCTGCGATTAAAAATACTTCTGAATATCATATTTATAGGGATCCGGAATTTACAAAAGACAAAACCGGTTTAGGTTCAATAGAATATATTGCAGAACCTGAGATAAAATATAAAAATGGCTTTATTTTAAAGAATCCAAATAATACGCCAACAATAGTGTTTAATCCAGATACAAATACGATAGATGATATTTAGTTGGATGTCCTTCACCATTTTAGAAATACCGATTAGAAATATCAATAGGTATTAAAGCAATTTTAGGATTATATTCTAAAAAATAGAAAAGGTGATGTTTTCTGGAATAGCGAATTAGGTTAGAAATTTAGAGAGTCAAAACAATCACCAGATAAATACAAAGATTTTATAGATAATAATATAAATGATTAGTATATTATTTAGGGGATAGACGGAGTTCTTCGAGATTTGATGGCTTCTGATAAAACTAGAAAGAAATCAGATTATCAAGCAAAAGAGGACGCTGAAAAACAATGGTTGTTTGACGATACTGCAAAACAATTATATTAGAATATAGTTGATTATTTAAGTACTGGAGAGTTAAAACCATAGTAGTTTAAAAATGGCGGTGAGTTAAATATAATACCAGAAGGTGCGCTTCATAAGAATCTTCATCATATGGAAGATGACGAAAATATTACAAAAAAAGGTATTCCTGTTGTTGGTGAGGGGAATAATGGAGAGCGTGAGCAATTTGCCGAGATAGAAAGGTCTGAGATTATTCTTAGAAAAAGCCTTACAGAAAAACTCGAGAAAATGTTTAGAAAATATAAGTCTGATATTTCTTAGTCAGAAAAAGACTAGGTGGCAACAAAAGCAGGCGAAATCTTAGTAGATGAATTATTGAATAAAACAATTGATAATACAAAAGAATTATTATGAACAAAGCAATTAAAGCATAGTGGGGAGTTGTTGTACCTAGAGTTCTGCCTATTATTGGGTAGTTTATCGAATCTTTACCGTCATTGGCCGCAGCTGCAGGAATAGCTGGAAGTTTTGTAGATGCAAAAGTTAATGACCATTCAGATAGTAAAAAATAGCTTAGATAGCAAGTAGCGCAACTAGCATAGCAAAGAAGACATCAGATGGCTGTTGCTGCTGCTAGGAATTTTACAGCTCCAACTTTAAATAATACACAATCTTCAGATGCGACACGGATAACTAGACCAGTTGTTGTTTCTACTACCCGACCTACTTCACTTAATCTTCATAGAACCGCAACAACAAAAGTACATCCAATAGCAATTACCAGGACAATGAGTGCTGCTTAGGATTCTACAGGAACAGCACCTAGAGATACTACAAATACAGCACCACGAGATACAACAGGAACCGCAACACCAGCAACAACAGAAACAGACAATCGTAGTTTGAGAGAGAAACTTGGTGACAGAATTGCTGGAAGAGGTCGGTAGAAACCGAAGCCAAAGCCATAGCAAAATCAAAATACGGAAAACCCAGAACCATTTTGGAAAAAATATTGGAAAGGACTTGCAGCTGGTGGAGTAGCAGGTGCTCCGTGGATATATAAAGGTGGAAAACGAGTTGTCAATGAATGGTTTAATGCATGGGGAGACGGAAACGAAAATCCAAAAGATAGTACTACGGTTGTTAAGTCTGTAAATACTTAGCCTATTAATAATAATCAACAGTAGGATACTATTTCTGTTAATGATAATGATGCATTATTGTTTTAGTCTGCCGCTGAAGATGATAAGTTGATAAGATGATAACAATATATATTAATGATAAAGAATATAAGATAAAAGAGGCAAAAACTGAAGAAGAAAAAAGAAAAGGACTTTAGGGTATTAAAAAACTTCCAGAAAATGAAGGTATGCTCTTTTATTTTAATGACAATGAAAAACCGCAAATGTGGATGGACAAGGTAAATATTCCACTGGATATTATTTTTATAGATAATGATATGGAGGTTATTTATGTTTATCACGCGAAACCAAATGACAAGGCTTTGGTATCATACCCAGACACAAAATATGTGTTGGAATTAAATGCTAATAGTGGTGTTGTAGTAGGAGACGATATAGAATTTGATGATGAATCAGCACCAGTCATGAAGGTTCTAGCATAGGACGGTTCTTCATAGATGGATTTGTGGGGAGGAGAGAGAATATTCAGAAGAGCTTTCACGAAGCAATTAATTGAATGGGCAAAGAAAGCCGAAGAAAACAAAAACAACACTGAATTATTTGAAAAAATATGTAGGAGAATAGGTAAGAAAATGTTCAGGGAAATTAATGCATAGAATAATAGAAAGCCAGAATATGTAGATACCCCAAAATAAGATAAAATTTATTTTGATTTATTAAAAAAAATAATTAAATTTATTCAGTAAATTTAATTTAATTAATAATTATTATGAGAATTATACCACGTAAGTTTTAGGATGGTGGTGCTGTTGATGCACCACAGGAGGAGGCCGTAGATCAGGGTGCTCCGGTAGAGGGAACTACTCCAGAGGAGCAGGCACCCCAAGGTTAGGAAGATCCAATGATGCAGATTGTTCAGATGTTTGCTGAAGGTCTGCAGAAACAAGATTGTCAACTTTTGGCGCAGGGAGCACAGATGTTCCTTTAGCTCGTCCAGCAGTCGCAGGGCGGAGCAGCCCCACAAGAGGAACAAGGACAACCAGTATTTAAAAAGGGTGGTATCCTTGTTCGTAGAATTAAGAAGTAATTTTATTTAATACATTGGGGAAGGTATGTTGTATACTTTCCCCAATTTTTGTTTTATAGAAAAATGGAAACACCGAAAACATACAAATTTAACGATAAGAATTATAAATTATCAGATTTTCAGTCTTCTTCAAATGAGGGCTGGGATGAATACAGAAGTGCTTTGAGAGATGGAGAGAAAAATCAAGATGCTTTGAATTAGGCATATGATTATATGATAGACGGTATTAATAATGGAACAATAACAATTAAAGATGGGAACTTTTATACAAATGATGAAAATATATTAAATAATAAATAGTTATATGGAGAGGTGACATATTATTTGAAAAGACAATTAGGCAAATCAAATGAATATATATCACCAGAAGAAAAAAGAAAGGTTGCATTGACAAATTCAGCTTTTGCAAATAATTTCAATAACTATATGTTTAATAGCAATGCATTTAATACAGAAGATTTTATAAATCTTGATACACCGGATGAGAAAACTGGAAAGAGAGCAACGACAAATCGGGTTGCGGCAATCGGTAATTATCTAAACCAAATTGATCTTGATAGGGATTTTAAAGATTTTGATGATGTAACTAGACAACGATACGCACAATATATTGACGATGCAAAAAAGGCCGTTGCTGACGGAACGATAACTTCAAATGAGTATCTAGCATTATCTAGACTTTTTGGACAACAGGGAAATTGGAAAAATATTTTTACAACTGAAAAAAATCTTTCTACTACCGATTCAGATGATAATCAAACAACCGGAACCGAAACAACTGCTGCTCAACAAACTCCACAATAGGTTTTGGAAAATTATATGACAACGGAAATACCAGAATATACTGGAAAGGAAGAATCTTATAATGTTGATACAAACCTGAAATTTGGAAAAGGAACACAATAGATTTGGGGTAATATGATGCGTATTATCTCAAATGAGGCATTGATAAAAATGTTGTTATTATTAAATAATGATCCTAAACTAACTTTAGATAAATTTGATTATATATAGAGAGCTGCAAAGCAAACCGGTGCTGATAAATTACGTTTTGTAATGCCAACAAGTGATTAGGCAAAATATCTGATTTTAGGGAATTTAAAATCTAGAAATCTTCTTACTGATATTGGTGATGGCAAATATATGTATTATATAAATAAATCACCATATGCGCTTATTTGGGATACAAAATAGAAGAAGTTATTTAAGACTGCTGCAAGAAATGTTGAATATATTGTAAGGGATAAATTGAATCAGTTTAGAAGTTCAAATGGAAATGCTTCTGACAACTGGTATACAAAATATATGTAGGATAATAATACTTCATAGGTTGAAAGCGATAAAAAAGGCGGTGTGCTAAAGGCTCAGACAGGAATGAAGGCGTTATTTGATTATTCGTTAAATTTTAAACCATAGGCTCCAGATTTTATGAGCTATTCACCAAGTTCTAGTTGGTTTACAAAATATTATGATACAAATCTTCCTAGTGGTGGATATACAGGATCTGACTACAATAAAGCTGTTTTTTATACTGATGATGATTTAAAAAATACAAATAGATATCGCAGATGGTATAATCCAGAAACAAAACAATATGAATTATAGAATAGAGGTGATGCTGCGTCTACTGATAATATATCAGCTGGGAATGGATTATATGATGTAGAGGGGATTGATGGATCATAGACACCTGACGAGAATCTCGAAGCAATGTCTTGGAATAGCGATTGGATACAACGTTTGATTACTAATGAAAAACTAGCAGAATCTTTTGCTAGACGATATAAGGATTTAAATGGATCAACAAATGGCGCATAGGCTTCAAATTGGTTTAATCCAGATGGGACTTTTAATTTTGAAAAATTCAAATAGGAAATACCAAATGGAAACGGAAAACTTTTTGTATGGTCTGATAAATTAAACGGTATAGGCCACGATGTATATAAAGGAAGAATGTATGGCATTTTTGACCCAAGTATAAATCAGGTTGTATATTATAATAATATACCAGAAGGATATAAGGTTAACGGAGACGCTAAATCATTTAATGATATTACTGATTTATATATGTTAGAAAAGGATCCGAGCTATAAAGCAAAAGGAAATGACGGAAAGCAAATAGGATCAACAAATAATATAAAAGATCTATAGGTAGATAACCCATATGACAAACTAGGAAAGGCTGATTTGTTAGCTTTAAGCCGTTTAAGAATGGTATTGGATAACAATAAAAGAAATGCCGATATATTAAAAAGAGGTCTTACCCCAGTACAATATGATACTTATAGGGAAAATTCACCTATCACTGGAGCATATACAACAATGTCCCAATATGGGAATATGGCTGCAAAAATCAATAGCCAAATGGCGGATATGCAGTCCGCTGACGGACGGGCTAGAATATTGGCATAGCTTAAAGGCGCATCATAGGCTGATGAATTAAGATAGAAAGGTATTGCAGCGGATGTTGCAGAACGGGCCCGTACAGAGCAATTATCCAGACAATATGAAAACCAGAATAAGGAACGTAGGCAGACAATAGCAAATAAAAATATTGATAATCTTGCTGCTTATAGAAAAGAGCTTTCAAGTATTGATGCTAATAGAAATATGGCTGATTTTACAAGTAAGGATACTTATTTGAAATAGTATGAAGCTGATTATAGATAGAAGCAACTTAAAAAGAAACAAATGTATGATAATTATATCAAATCAATTGCTGATGCTGAGATTACATCATTCTATGCTGACGAAATGAAAAAAGCATCTAATGATTTTAATAACTGGTATTCACAGCAGTCTACTGTAAATTAGAACGATGCTTCTTTGTTGAAAATGCAACCAGAATACTAGAAATATGAAAAAATAATGAGTGATATTAAAATCAAACAAAATGCCAAAGCATTATAGACGTATATGGCAATTACGGGTCAAAATTACATACCAGATAATTATTGGATAAAACCAAAAAATTTATAGGATAAAAAATATAAGACTGGAGGAAAACTAATTCCTAAAAATAAGTTTTTGAAATGAAAATAATACCAAAATATCAATAGGGAGGTTATGCCTCTTATTTTGCACAATATACAGCAGTTCCTTTTCCGACTACTTAGCAATAGAAAGCTGTAGCTTCGGAAAAGGAGCCTGTTACAACTAAATCAAAAGATACAAAAGATGAGAATATATCATAGAAAGATATATTAGATTTAATGAAAAATACAAAAGGTCTTGCAAATGAGATGCAGTAGACAATGTCTGGACTTGTCAATTCAATGAAATTGTCATCAATGCTTGGCGCTACATCTGATGATATGCTTCGTATTTATGCATAGTTTAAAGTATAGAGCGAGATAATGGCAAATAATAAGGTTGAGTTTGACAAAGCCGTTGATCAATTAAAAAAAGACGGATCACTTACTGATCCAGCTATTTCCACTACAGGAAATCTTTTATATCAAAAAAGAGATGGATCACTAGGTGAAGTTTCCGTTTAGGCATATTTATCAAATCCGAAAAACTACACAGTAATATCAAATGATCAATTTACTAAACTTAGGCAATACAGTTCTAGTATGGCTTTTGATAAAGACTATATAAATGTATTGGATAATTCAATGAGTGCATAGAAGTTTAATAAAATAGTCAAAGATTTAAAAAATGATATTGGAGAGTCGAATACGTCATTTAGTGGTGTAGCAAATTATAATTAGAATTTAAAAGAAGGACTTACTGCACTTAACAATCTTTCAGATGAGGATAAAAGCAGAATTTTAAGTAATTTTAGTAAGACTGGAATATATGATTTTACTGTTGTTCATAATTCAAATGCAAAACAAATACAATAGGTTATAAAGACAATTACTGATCTAATGCCAGACAATGCGAAAACCTGGGCTGCATATAAAGTAGGCAAAAAAGACAAGGAAGCCGCCACGATGGCAGTTGTAGCTGGATTACTGCTTGGGGGAATAAAGACAACAGATACTTACGATGTCAAATATGGAAAAACAAAAGATGGAACTAGCTCATAGGGCGGAGGTTCTGATAGTGATGATGTTAAAATAAATACAGCGACTAAATTTGTGATTGGTGGAGGAAACCCAACATAGTTTATTATACATTCCGATGGTGGTTCTGGCATTTAGGTTTCTGCTAGAGTTATGCCACTAACTACAAATAATGGAGATTATCTAGGCACAAATGCTACTGCATAGAGTGCCTTTTCTGGGCAGTTTAGCCCTGTTCTTGATGCATAGAATATTACGGTTGCGGGAAAGCATATTGATACTGCTCTTTTAAATGAGATAATTGTAAGAGATGGAAATATTGCTTCGGTAGATTTTCCTATTATTAGAGATTAGAATGGAGATATCAGACCTGATCTCAGTTTGGAAACTGTTTCAAAGAAATTAAAAGCAGATAAAGAGCTTTAGAGAATGGGAATAAATATTAATGATCCAGAATAGGTTAAAAACAATATAGATAAAATTAATTAGGTTTATCAGAAATGTTAGTTGCCACCAGCATACAATTAGGATGGAACTCCAAATAATACGACTTGGATGAGATTTGGTGTTATGAATGTTCAGACAACAGAAAATGTAATTGGCGACGATGTTGATCAAAGGCTAGTTTAGGAAATATAGGATAAAAATATTATTAACAATTTTAAACGAATAATGAAGGGCGTAGATAAAAATTATCAATTTCCTTCTGGTATTTTTAGCACTGATACAGTGTATAACACTGAATTATGGGTACCTCTTAAAGTTGATGTTAATACGTCAATGGCTAATGAAAAGATAAAACCTGGTCAATTTAATGATATAGAAGCAAAACAATAGGCTGCTCAAAAGCATGCCTAGTTAACAAATAGTAGAATATACTGATATGGACGAGAAAAAATATGACTTGTTTACAAATATGGCATATAATTAGAATTTTTCATATGATGATCTTATATCAGCTGGATTAAATTCTAATAACACAGAGTTGAAAGATAAAGATACTTATAAGAATAGTGAAAAGGTCTAGGAGATGTTTAAGAATGATAGCGGCTAGTTCGATGAATAGAAATTTAACAATTTCTACAATACAGCCTTGTCATTTTATAATCAAATGGCAACTTCTGATTATGAGACCTCCGTTGCAAAATCTGCAATATACCATAGGGATAATATATTTGCACCGGCAGAATAGCGACAACAAGGGCCGTAGTTTTAGATGTATTAGACAATAAATCCATGGCATACAACAGAAGGTCTTACGGAGTTAGGAAAAATAAATGAATCACCATTATCTCTTTCTGAATTAGCCCAGAATTATAAAGTTTTATTAAACCCCGTTGAGGCAGAGAATAATCCTTCAAAAGCAAAATGGGGAGATGCTCCAAATGATAATTTTATGGGTTATTTCTTTGACACACTTGTCCTTGCTACTTATGATAAAGATACTATTGAAACTGATCCAATAACAGGTGAATAGAAAAAACATTTTAAAGGAGAGCCAAAGACAAGCCCAGAAGGTGAGTTCTATTACGAAAGATTGGATGGACGGGATCCATATGGGAAATAGGTTTTAAATAAAATGAATATTCTCACAAAAGATGGATCAGCTTGGAATAGATTCGATATATTCGATTCTGATGATAAAGACAATGGATGGGTTAAAACAATTTTAAAGAATACGGCTCTTGTTGGAGCCATGTTTCTTCCGTATGTTGGTGGATTCTTTAGAGGGGTAAGTGTGCTTACGCAGTCTGTAGGTTTATTAGGTACTTTAGGAAAAATCGCTGTTGGTAGTGATAGTGATTTATTTAACAATATGGAAGGATGGTCGATGTCAGTTAATAGACAGACCGCTCGTTCAGAATATGCACAGCAGAATGTTTGGTGCGTAGAAAATATGATAAATCTTATAGGTGATGCTGTAGCTTAGCTTGCTGAATAGAGATGGATATTTGAAAAAGGATCTTCACTTATCTCTGGAGCAGATATCATAACAGAAGCTGGATAGGCTAAAAAACAAAAACAATTATTAGACTAGATATTAAAAAACAATCAAATAAAAATAGATGCTATTCTGAAAGACCCAAAAAATATTGGAAAAGCCATGGAGGCATCTGCAATATTAACAAAACACGCTGAACTAGAGGCTGCCAATCAATTAAAAAACTTGGTTAAAAGTTCATAGAATATTTCTAGTATTATTAGTAAAGCATACATGACTGGTATTACGGTAAAAGATATGTATGGTGAAGCCAAGGCAGCTGGAGCATCCGATACTGATGCTGCTCTTTTAACTATAGGGTATGCAGCCGCTGAGTACGCACTTTTAAGTACAGGTCTTGGTGAATTGGTATTGCCAGAACTACGAGCTGGCCGATATAGAATTGAAGCAATTAACAAAGCTCTTTTCCAAAAGAAAAACGAAGCTCTTAAATCAATAACAAATTAGTTTGGAAATACAACAACAGAATAGGCTAAAAGAGCATATGTATCAAAAATGATACAATTTGGAAAAGACATTGTTTCTGGAGTAAAAGTTACTGGAGCAAAAACTGCAAATGCTACTTTTGCTGCTGCTTTAGGAGAGGCTACAGAAGAAACTTCTGAAGAAGTATTAGCTGATTTTATGAGAAGTTGCCACAATATATCATAGTGGCTTTAGGGTAAAGACGATTATATGAAAGCGTTTGGATATGATACGACCACTGGGAAATTTGATATGGATGATATATCTTCGAGATATGGAATGTCATTTATAGGAGGTTTTATAGGAGGTGGTGTAGCAAATGCAGGAATGAATTACAAAGCAATACACTAGGCAATCTCGTATACTCCAGAAACCGCAATGAGAGAACTGGTTAATATGACCAGAAATAATGAACTTGATGAATATAAGAAATACACAAATAAATAGATATTAGGAAATCCGAATTTATCAGCAACAAATTATGATGTTATTGATGGAAAAATAATTTGGCAATAGGGAACGAAATCGGATAATCAAAATATTGCTGCACACAAAGCACTGGATAAACAACTTGAAATTATTTAGAGTATTTTAACAGCAAATGGTGCAAAATCAGATAATGAGTTTTTGGATACAAATACTCTTGGTGATTTTCGTTTTATGGCACTGCACGATTCAACAACAGCTGGAGCATATCTTGATCATTATAATAAATTAAATGTTGATTTAGTAAAATCAATGTCAGAATTAGAAACCTTAATAAATACAAAGGCTGATATAAATAATGATGGAGTCGTAGAGGATAAAGAAAAACGAAATGCATAGAAAGACAAATAGGATGATACACCATCAACTGAAAGAATAAATCAACAAATTGAATAGAAGAAAAAGCAAATAGAAGACATTAAAAAAGAATTACAGGATTTACAAGAAGGTAAATATGCATATAAATTTATCGCACAGTCATTATTTGAAATGACTACAGCGTTAAGCAGTAATTTTACCTCACCAATATATGCAATATATGCCGAAAGAAAATATCACAAAAAATATGATGATTTAAGTGATGAAGAAAAGTAGAAAGCTCTTGACGAATGGAAGAATTTCTCAAATCTTGATGGATCAATACGTTTTCAGACTCTTACTGATATGTATCTTGATATTGCAAAAAAGGCAAGTGATGTCATAAAACAACACAGTGAGAAGTATCTTTCCGAAGATAAAAATTTTGGAAAATTTGATGCATATTTATCTAGGATTTTTAATTTTAACGCAAAATCTGAAGAAGATTGGATAGAGAATCTTTCAAAAGCACTTGCAGATCCAAATGAAGTCAATCAACTTGGAATGGCATTACATAATGTCTTCCTTAATGATGAATTGTTTAATCTTTTAAAAAACGTTAAAAGTAAATATAAACTTGAAGAACCGAAAGTAGCAGATCCTAAAAATCCAACACAAGATGAACAATTAGCCATAGATGCTTATCAAACAGCATATGAATCAATGCAAAAAGAAATGTTAAATACTTATAATCAGTATTTAACTAATAATTTATAGCCGATTTTACAAAAATATATTGATAGGGGATATGCTACATAGACTACAAAAGACGCTTTATTAAAGATAATATATAGTAGAATTAATTTTTTAGAAGAAAATGAAGAGTTCGATTTACTTGATTAGCTTAATGACTTACAAGCTAAAATACAGAATTTAAATCGTACCCCATTTGAGGAAAACTTAGATTAGTTCGCAATATCCGTTGGAAAGAAAGCAATTAAATTAACGGATTTGATAAATAAATTATAGAAATCTCTTAATACAAATAGAAATAGTATTGAGAGTTTTTAGATGTCAAATGAATTATTTAAAGAGTTAAATAATGCGTTAAAGTTAATATCATTATATAAAGCAGCAATAGAGGGTGCATAGACTGATAATGCAAATCTTGGAAATCTTTTTGGATTTAACGCTACACTTAATGAAGTTGCAAAGAAGGTAGGTGATACTGAATTTGATGGACTTGCAGAAATAGACGATAATACAGCGTAGATATTATTGCGTGATTTGGAAGTAAATTATCAAAGACTTCTTACTATTAAATAGTTATATTTATATAATAGAGGATAGAAATTACAATTATAGGATAGGGTAGCACTTAATTTTAATAGTATTTTATATAAGAAATTTAGATATATAATTTCAATTCTTGATAAAGAAAAATTTAAGGATTGGGATAAAATTGATCTTCTTAAAAATGCAATTACAAATAGCGCAATTCATCAAAAAACAATTGATGATAATTTAAAAACACTTACATAGGAATAGGAAAAACAATACATAAGAGAATAGATTGATATTGAAAATGCAGTATTTGATGTATTTAATTCAAATATTGATAAAATATAGGATTTTATTGAAGAATTAGATATTTTTAATTCTGACGAAAAATTGCTTACTGAAGAATTAGATTCGATTACCGACAAAGAGTTTATATGGTATTTGGCGAGTAGGACTGCTGTTAAATCAGAATAGTTTTATACTTTATATAAAGACGTAATTGATCCAGAATCAAAAAAACCAATAGCGCCATTGATTACATAGGAACTTGGTATTTACAATCAGTTTGCTAGTATTGTTAATGGAAATATTTTTTCTCAGTTTAGAAAAGCAACAAATAATGCAATATTAAATAAATTCCATAAATTATCAGAAGATGATAAGAAAAAAGTCCTTGGAAATACATATGATATTTATTCAAAATCAAAAAATTATGGTGGAGATAAAATAATAGGAACTTTATTGAATCTTACAAAATTTGATGGATTTGCATTAGTTGAGGGAGCCGCTGGTACTGGCAAAACAAAGGCAATTGATTTTGTTACTGTTTAGATGCTAAAAAACTATGCCTCTGATAAAAATAATCCGTTAAGTCATGTTGCAATAGTTCATGGAGGATCGAAAGCCTCTGCAATTGATATTTAGTCTTCAATAAATATTGAAAAAAGTGAATCTTTTGGGAAATAGGATTTCATGAAAATAATGAACCCAAATTGGAAAGAATTAGAATGGGATGATAAATCTCAATCATTTAAAATAGATCCTTCAAAATATTAGATAAATAGCCAAGGATTATTCGTATCAACAGACTAGGCAGCTGCTAGCTCGAATCCGTTTAGTCTTATTATTATTGATGAGATTCAATAGTTTAGTACTTTTGATATGGATATTATTATGGATTATGCAAATAAGCATAATATATCCGTAGTAGTATCTGGTGATTTTGACTAGTAGGGAGTAGAATCTTCAATATAGTTAGATAATTCTAACATATATAATGCTGGATTAACAGAACAGGAATTTATCCATTCTCCAAAATTGGGTGTGATAATGAGAACCGATAATGAACTAAAATCATAGAATACTATTGGTTTCTAGGCTTTCATGAATGACGAAACACTTCAGCACAATCCTTTTGAATTTAATTATTATGAAGATGAGAATGGTCTTTGGGGAGATAAAGTGATATATCATGAACATAATAAGATCGAAGAAGAAGATATAAAAGAATTGGATAAATTGTTTAATTATTTAAATGAAAGTGAGAAAATCGGATTTATATATGACGACGAAACTTCTAAGTTATACTAGCTTTTACAAACTGAAAAATATAAGAATAAAGTTGATTTTAAAAAAGGTAGTTCTGCTCTTGGTTTAGAAGCTAGATATTATATAATTGAGACAAATCCTAATTCATTAAATAGATATTTAAAAAACATATATACTGGTATTACGAGATCTACATAGGGAAGCCTTTTATTTGCTCCATCATCAACTACTAAATAGGGCAAGTAGATCTAGTTGATGAACAAAAAATCTAATGAACTTATTTAGGAACCTTTGCCTATATCATAGGTTAGGAAGTATGCAAATAAACGAAAAACAATATTAACAGAAGTATTAAATGCTACTGAGAAACCGTAGCTCATACCGAGAACTGCCGAATAGAAAAAATCACCAGTAAATAATCAATAGACAACACAATAGAAAAAAACATATAATTTTGCAACTGGCTCTGTTTTAGGGAAAAATTCTAATTATACTAATATTGACGCTTCTAGTTTTACAGAATTTTCAACCGATGAATAGGAATCTCTTTTTGGTGAATTATGGAAATAGAATAAAATCAACGATGCAGATATAAAATCATTTACTTTTGTTGGAGATATTGGTAATGGACAATAGAGAGGATAGACAAAAGTAATATATTATAATAATGAATATTATCTAGTAACTTCAAAAGGAACTGCAAGATGGGATAAGTCAACAAATTTCTGGAGTTTTGCCAAAAATAATTCTACATCTAATGAAGAGGCAATAAAAATTTTACAAACATTAAACAGTTCTGATAGCGTATTTAGAAAAGGGGTTATCGCAGTTGATTTTGGTGCTTTAGACAAAAGTAATTCTTTTAATTTTTTGAATTACACAAATACTTTTACTAATAATGATTATTTAGATGAATCTAAATATCAAAGTAAACAAAACGTTACCCATGGAAATCAAGCTGACCCAAATTATTCACAAAAAGAATTAATCGATAGGTTTGGAGATTTATATTCATCTAATCAATTATCATTATTCGGATTTGAAGAGATTGGAAAAACCGGACAAACACCAATTATAAAATCCGATGGTGATTATTATGCTATTGATGCATATGAACCAATAGTATATAAATGGAATAATGGAAAATGGGATGTTCTTGATGGCTTTTCCGTATAGCCAGAAAGAGCATTAGAACGATTGTAGGAAATAAATAGTTTAGATTCTAGTAATGCTATTGATAATGCTGTTGATTATAATCTATTAGTAGATAAGGATAGAATTGCATTTTATTCATTTATAAAGAATTTTAATATTAATAAAACACTTTCTGAATAGGATATTATATAGATTACAAATAATTCCAAACCAAGTGATTTAGAAGTTTTACAAGATATTGCAACAGGAGTTTCTGTATAGGAAAATCAGCAATAGGTTGATACTGATAATGATGATAGGGTATTACCAACAGTAAATATTGATAATAGTAGTTAGGCTATAAATATAAATTCTATTTTATTTTCTTTTAACACTTTTGAATTAGGAGTAAGATTGGATTAGAATGGAAATCCAATCACCGATGAAAGTACACCATATCGTATAGATGGATATAATGGATTAAGTAAAATAAATCCAAATATTTCTGTTTAGGATATAATTAATACACTGAAATTGTTAAGAGAAATTTTACTTTCTGGTAATGACTAGAAAACTATGGAAAATCTTATTAAAAGTGTATTAATAGCAAATGGTTATTTCGATAATAATTCTGATCCATATATACGTTTCGCATTTAAGTTCTCTGCAATACTTTCTAAAGGAAAAGAATTTGCAAGTAAAGGAGACAATTTAATATATGAAAAAGGTGCTGATGAGCGTTCTATTTATAATGGTAATAATCAAGGTGATAGATCTGGGGAAGTAAATAGACATACAATAGTGGCTATAATAGGAGATAAAAAATCAAGTAAAATAGTTGAAATACCACTTTTATCATTAACTTCTCCATTTACTTTAGCATATCAGACTGACTAGAATGGATCTTATATATTCCCAGAAATTGTAGATTATATTGAAACATATCGTCAAAATAATGCTAATGATATATCACTTCATGAATTATCTAGTAAGATAGTGGAAACATTTGACAATAATCAATATGCAAAATACAAGAGTTTAATTAATTTATTTAAATTATTCAATGTTGGTAGCAATACAATAGTTTATCTAAATTATGATAAAAATTCTTTTATGCCTAATATGACAAGACTTGGCCCATAGGTTTCTGTAAAAAGAGGAGATTATAGTATTGCTGAAGGATTTGAGTATGATTCAAATGACGACGCAAATGAAAAACCAATTTCTGAAATTATAGCAGAATCACCATTTAACTTTTTATCTGCGCCAATAACACTAATATAGGATAACCCAAATCTACCAGTAAAAAAAGGTTCTCCAATTATGTTGTTTTCGGATTCTTCATTTTATACTTCTGATGAATAGATAATTCAGAGATTTATAGAAGAACAGAGTAATCCATCTCTTCCAAAACATATTAATTATTTTTATGTAAATCCACCTAAATATAATATTAGAGATTATTTTATAAACAAATTTAATATTATTAGTAATAATGCATATGTTCCATCTCTTGGAAATCCATTAACTACTTTTAATATATTAGATAAAATATTTTCAAGTCAAGCGTGTCTTGCTAGATTTAAACAATATTTTAACAATGATGAATATTTTTAGAAAATTAAAAATATATATGATTAGGCGAAGCAATTAGACAATATTAAAGACAGAGTTGGATTTTTAATGGGAGTAGATCCTGATGAAAAGTATTCCAGAACTGGATTAATTGATAGGTATATAGTTAATTCATTTAGATCTTATCTTTCTGCAACAGATGAAATTTCGGCCAATCTAAATGATCTAGTCTCAATTTGTTAGGATGCTGGAATTTCAGAAGTGTATGTGCATACTACTCTTATGAAGGGTTCTGAATATAATGGATTTGTAAAAGTAAATTCATCGAATTACCAATATAATCAAATACCTTTTACTGCAAGGATTAAATTAGATTAGACTACTTTCTAGGGAGATGTAAATGGTATGGTTGAGCATGTACTAAAAAATCTCCATTATGACAAATCAACTAAACAATATTGGTCTAATTACGATAAATCATACAAACAACATGATTGTTCAATTCGGTCTACACCTAATAATAATATTACAATTGATTTAGGCTACATATATCAAAATGCAAATACAATTGCAAATAATCATACTTTGTTATAGTAGACAATACAATATTTAGATAATATATATAAAACTACTGGTGAATATATTTTCTTATTTAAAGATATTTCTGGAAAATACTGTGCAAAATCGTTAGGCAAAATAACGAATCCGGAAAAAATTCCTGTTGCTTCTGAATATTATAATAAAGAGGAAATAAAAAATCATAAATTTGATCATACAGTTTTATTTAAAACTACAGATGAAAGAGGAAGGACGGTATATGTTGAGATAAATAGTATTTCAGCAAAATCATATACAATTGCGAATAATCCAAATATAGAAAATTAGGAAAATTAGGAAATATTCGATATTATTAATATAAGTTCATTAGATTCAATAATTGGAAATAAACTTATTAATAATTCACAATATAAAAATGAAATAGAATATTTTATGATGGATGATGCGCAATATAATAATATGCTAGCTACACGCTTACAATACGAAGAAGATCCTACAGATAATCAAAATGATCAATAGTAGGTAATTGATCAAGAACAACAACAAAAATAGTTTAAAGAAGACATTAATGCTTTGCTTAGCTTGTTTAATGATGATGTAATAAAGCACGAAATTGAAGCAAACCGTTTTTATCAAGAAGACATTGAGGCTTGTAGCAATTCAATAGATGATTTTAAATCATTTTTGTCAGCAGCTGGAGTAGATGAATTCAGAAGAATATTACAAAAATATATAGGAAAACACAATATAACCAAAGAACTTATAGATAGATTAACAAGAATAGATGGAACTTGTTCATAATAAAATAAATATAATATGATAACTTGTGCAATAACAATTCCGGCGATAATCGGAAAAGCAAGAATAATTTGTAAGTTATATGAATAGAATAACAGATCTGATGCTCGAAAATTAATATTTGAATTATGCCAATAGATAAAAAACAGTTCAAATAATGACGAATAGAGAAATCAATTTGTTAATAGTTTGATAACTTCTTTAAAAAGAAATGGTTCTACAGTAATTGATCCAAATATCACATTTTAGTATTTAACTAATGTGATAATGTCTGATAACAGTTCAATGGAACATTTTGTAAGACAAAGCCGTACTAGCCAAATTTTTGATGATCCTGAAGAATTTTCAAATATTCAATAGGCTCCATTTAAATTTTTGGAAGATGCTTATGGAGGATCAAGTGCGAAAAAACCAGCTCTTAGTGAATAGGAGAATAATTTAATAGATGTGATTTTATTTGGGAGGCAAGGATTAAACTTGCCTCACCAAAGAGTTTTGAATATGACTCAATTAAATGAGAATATAAGAGCTTATCAAGAATATCTTTTTTAGAATATTGTAAAATATTTTGAATATTTGAAAGATAATATATTATAGAATAAGGCAAAAGCAAATATTGAAACTGATTTAAAAGAAATATTTGATTTTCCGCGTTTGTATATATCAAATGGCGGTTCTTTTGTAAATTCTGGACAATTAGATGTGTTACAGAAATATATATAGACTTATCTTAATTTATCACCAGACGCTCTTACGGATTTATACAATAATACTGCATATAAGAATGATGGTAGTTTTGATAAATTGAAATTAGATGCATATAATTCATATGTCTTTTTATAGAATTACGATCATTTCCTTTTAAGTATTTTTGGAAAAAGTATTTAGATAAATGATTTTGGAAAATTAACTGGAAAGGATAAATATACTTTAAATAAAGGAACTGGTAGGAATACTTCAAATTGGAATACTGATAATATGGATGTCTCTGAGTAGGCTGATGTACTCACCAAGTTAGTATTGAACCATACACCATATTATAAAAACGGCTCAAATTCTCCAGTTATTGGAAAATTTATTTCATTTTAGAATTTTTAGCATATAACTGGAAAAATAAAGTCATTATATTTCAATCCTATATTTGCAACATTAGATTTTAAAAATCCTATTATACTTGCATAGTTTGGTTTATCAGAGGATGCATGGAAATATTTTGCTGGGAAAACTTTTAGATAGGCTCTCGCTGAAGTTAAATATAATTATAGGGACAGAATAGGATATATATATGAATTATTATTAAATAATCAATTTTATAATTAGTATAATAAAGTATTGAATAATCTTTTTACGGAAGATGAATTTAATATATTATATTCTACTTATAAAGAGATTTATCAGAAGGGTGCGAATAGTATTTTTGAATTATCCAAAATGCAAGGGTTATTTGATATGGCATCATATATATCGTCAACGGCAGTTGATATATATAATAACGAATTAGTATAGTTTTATCGTTCTTCAGATAATGATATTGTTGCTAGAACGCTTTCGGATTAGTCTGTTTCAAATATAAAAAGGCAATTCGAGGTTTCCCTACAATTATGGAATATGAAAGATCGTTTTTTAGATTATGATTTGTATTTAGGAAAACATTTTAGACAAATAACGGAAGAAATGACAAAGTCTGGAGTAAAGACAATAAAATTTGTTACAACTGATGGATACACAATTAGTTATACGCCTTCTACTTTAAATGTCAATACAATGATTGATGATAAGAGGAAGTGGGATTTAATTAATCTTATTTTAAACCCATTAAATTTAAATAACAATATTGATTTTTATAATTCATTTATATAGAAATATGATTCAAGAGAATAGGCCAATAGAGTTCTTTTTGGTCTTGCTATAAATGTTCTTGGAAATTCATATATATCAGCAAAATATATAGAGCCACTTAATAACAAAACAGATATAAATAATAAAATAACTGAATATTTTGGTACAAAAAGTGCCCCAAAATTTAACAATAAAACTCTTGATTTTATACATGGATATAATACAAAAGCACTTTAGAATCTAGCCAATACATAGGCTGATTTATCTGGTTTGACAACTGCTACTTTAGTTAAAAGTGGTGATAAGAAAAACCAAAATAAACAAACGCTTAGCCGATTATTTGGTTCATTTTTTGAGCAATTTGAATTATAGGATAAACAAGAGACATCAGCAGTACGCACACTTACTTTGTTGTCAAGCCCAAATTATTTTAAAGGAATTTTCTAGGCAAAAGAATATTTTGATTTCTTTGGAAATACAAAAGAAATTACAGATATGAACGCAGCAGAAATGTTTTTTCCAATGTTTATTACAAATTATATGACTTAGTATTCGCCGAATGGGAATTTCTTAGGTAATGGATTGGGCGCATTTCTTATTTCTGTAAATTCCGATAAACCTAATATAAGTTGTATGACAACTGATTTAAATGCAATAATATATAATGGGAAATCAATAAACTAGATGTCTTCAGAAGAGCTAGATTAGCTTATTTCAAATGATTTTGGAAATGTATATTAGAATATTATAGAAAATGTATTATAGGATTTCGATACTTTTTATAATGCATTAAAAGTACAGGGAAATTAGGAAATTAGATTAATTTGGAAAAATAAAGCTGAATTGAGAAAAGACTTTTTTGATAATTTTTAGAAATTTAATGCATATTGCAATGATAATAATATTTCTCCTAGTAACAAAATGTATGAATTACGAAGAGAATATGAAGATATTGATTAGCATGAGCCAATCAATTTCATAGACCAAATTCATTACTATTCTGATAAATCTGGAAATATATGTTCAAATAAAACTTTAATAAGTCAATTATATAGATTTAAACCAGAGTATTTTAACAAAATGAAAAAATCAGTTACAGAAGGAATGGCTGATTATAAATCTTTTTGGAAATACAAAGAATCTGAATTGCTATAGGGAATATTACGATATAATATAGATATTAATACAATAGATTCTTTATAGGAAGGAATAAAGCAATTAAAAAATAGGTCTCATCCAACTGACCAAAACTTAGAAAATAGATGGATTGATAAAGCTGGTGATATTATATGGGCAAAATATCGCGAAAATGATGGAACTGTATATAATTTAACAAATTAGGATGACCTTAATAATTTAATTAATAGTTTAAGAGCAAAATTTAAAACAAATTACGATGTTTCTACAATATTAACATATGATGGTTTTGGATCTTTAGATCTTCATCCTGAATTAAGGAAATACAATAAAATAGCGTATTTTAATTCGTAGTCATTTATGCTTTCAACAGTAGGTACCTTTGCTGCTCATCCTGGAAAAGGAAAATTTGCAAATGTGCTAGAAGAGGAAGCAGCTAGATTTAATGCTTAGCACAAAAGGAATGTGTCAATGACAGCAGCAATGCACTCATTCCTTTTAAATACAATAAATGGTGTACCTACAAAATATAATATAGCAATTATAGAGGATGTAAATGATTATGCTTCTACAGTACATGGAGAAACATCAAAAATAACTGCATTTGATGGTGCTACATTTGTAAATCCTTTTATGGTAATTTTGGAAAATAATTCACTAGAAGGAAGTGCAGCTGGTGTTACGAAAAAATAGTTTGTACATTATTATAATAAAGAATATGGTACTGGTGGTATTATAAAAACTGCTGGATTTGGTCTTACAAATGACTGGATAAGAAATTCTCCATATCTTTAGAGAATGATGGAAAAAATGACTGATAGGACCTGGCCTAGCATGATTGATATTATGGATAGTCGTTCGTATTATAGGGGTTTGGATCCAAAATCATTGTATAAACCAATATTCTTCAAAAGAGACGGAAAGTATTATACGATTGATTTAAATTCTGTTCAAATGGATTCTCCATATCATTATAAATATACTATATGGTAGGTAGCTGAAAATGGAGAACCAATAAATGGAACTGATACAGATGGTGAAACAAATATAACGTCAAATTATGATCTATGGAAATTCTTTGGTGGAGAATATTCAATGGAATTAAAAAATGGAATATTAAAATATTCTAATATTTCTGTTGAATAGGTTGTTACCGCAATGAATGAAATTGGAACTGTATTAAATCCAAATACAAATACAAATACTGTTCTTACATAGGATGAAGTTTATCAACCATTAAAACATACTGATATTCATTATATTCCAACAAAAGGAGCTGTTAAATTTGGTGGCGCAAATATAAATACTGTTGAAACTTTCGAATCTGATGATTAGCCGTTGTCAACAACTAAAATAGAAATATTATAGGCTGGTATCTAGCTAGACAAAGAGCATCATGCCGATGATGCAGAAATATCACTTATGACGTAGGTTATTAGTGCTTGTGCTTCTTTGGGTTATACATATGATGCCGCGTCAAAAGTCTATTAGGCTTTAGCTGCTGCAAATATTAATAATACAAAAGAATATTACCAAGGACTTGTTTCACTATTTAATGGTGATAATTCACAAATAAAAGAGCTGATTAATAAAACCTTAATTGAAGAACTTGCAAATAGTAAAAGTGATAGTATTGCAAAAAGTATGGCATTATCATTATAGGAAAAGTTACGGAATGGAGAAGTAAAGATTTCTGATAATTTATTACCTTTAAGTGATAACACAATATATGCAAAACTTTTATCTACAATTAATTCTTTCCTTACAAATTCTGGTATAAAATCAAAGATTCCAGGTATCCTTTCCGTTTTAACAACTAGTTTTAAAATAAACAAATTATATGCTGGAAAGAAATACGAACAATTTGATAATCCAGAACAGGAGTTAGAAATATTACAATAGCAAAAAATAAATAATCCAGAATTTGAAGACAATCTTCGATTAAAATCAGAAAACGAGACAGACGAAGAATATTATAATTATAGAAAATAGGAAATATTAAAAAACAATCCATTTGCAGGTCTTCGTTTTGGAACCACATATACAGTTAATTTCAAAGATGGTCAAACTATCCAATTAGAATTGGATACAATAGAAAAATATTAGAAATTAAAAAAAGATGTATTTTCTGGAAATGTTAGTAGCTTTTATGAAAATGTAAAAGTAGGAAGAAATCTAGCACCATATAATTCAAGGTTTGAAATATATGGTGATGGAGAAGAATCAATAAAAGCACAATTATGGGATATTGATTCAATTAATGATCTAAATAGGATTAACCATGCAATTAAGAAAAATGATATTGAAACAATAAATCAAATAGCACAATATTATTTAAGTGAAAATACAATTAAAATATTAAATGATGACTAGAAGATTAGATTACTTGTTAAGCGTGTAAATGCAAGACTTTAGCAGGATTTGTTAAATCTTTCTACTAATGTAAATTAGATTTATGATTAGTTTAAAGAAGCAGTTTAGATATTCCAAAATAAAGAAAATCCAGATATTAAAGATCTCTAGATGCTTTAGGATAAAATATGTATTTTATTCCGGTTAAACCCAAAAAGCAATCCAATAATTAAAAATGGAGAATTAGATAGAGCGGAATTTAATCGGATAGCACAATAGGCATTAAATACACAAAAAGTTTCGATAGGCAGAAAATATTATAATATTAATAAAGATTCTATACAAATAGAACCATATGAAGTTATAATGTCTAAAACGTTCTAGTCTGCTTTTGGATTAGAAGATGATGTGTAGTTAAGTGATATAGTAAATGATCCATTATTCTTTTTAAAACAATATCAAAAAAATATTTAGGCAAAAGTAGATGATGCAAATTATGATATTGCATTTAAAATGTTTAATGGTAAGCATGTTTATATTATAAATCGAAATAGAGCAAATTTCCAAGATGCTACACAAATCATTCCAATGACAACGAGAGATGATGAGGGAAATATATGGAGATTGGATTCAAATTACAATAAAATGTATTAGATGAATCCAAATGATATTATATATGAAAAAGATGGCTAGGGAATTATAGTTACAGATAATATTGATCAATATATCAATAATTTAAATTATGATGTTATATAGTTTTCTAGAGGTATTACCCAAAATTCGGAAAATGCAATAGAAACTTTACAAAATTATTTGAATTTATTAAAAGAATCAAATAATAATACTGCAAATAATATTTATAATGAATTAAATTACGAACTATATGATAGTGGTGTATTTAGCGCAAATTATGAGGATTAGTTTTTTGAAAATGTTAACAGAATTAATACTACAGATTTAAGTGATACTACTAGTTTTCTATATAAACGTAGTTAGGAAAAGTATAATTCGTTCTTAACAGCTTTAAATATTGTAGCAGCTCGTGTTCCAGCATAGTCAATGTAGTCATTCATGGCAATGAAAATAGTTGCTTTTGAAAACGCGGATGTCAATACAGTATATGTCAATACAATGTAGCTTCTTTTACAAGGTTCAGATTTTGATATTGATACAGTAAATCTTGTTACATATGATATTAATAGCAATGGATTAATAGATTTGCCATCACCTTTTGCAAAAATAGATTCATAGGAACATATAATGTAGTCTTTTAGTCTTCCTTTCCCAACTGGAAGAACAATCTCTCTTGATGAAAAAATAAATTCATCAGATGCGATATATAGTATATTATCAAAATACAGAGGATTATTTACATTGAGTTTCCAGCAAAATAAAGATGGATCCCTTAATTTTGAAAATGCAAATATAAATATTAATCCAGAGCAACTTGATTTGTTAGCTGAGTTCTTAAAAGATGGATCTGAATTGAGATTGCTTGATGAAAATAATTTGGGAATTTCGTTTGAAAATCAAAATTATAATATTATATTTGGTCAAGACGAACAACAGTTTAATATTAATAATACACATAATCTTAATATTATATTAAAAGCGCTTATATTACAAGTAGTTAACAAACATAATTTGTATTTTAACACATTATCTTATAATAAAATAGAAAGAATCGTAAATAACTATTCAACAGCAAATATGATTGCAACTATACGGACTCCAATTAACCAATGGTAGGGTCACGTATCAGTAGATGGAACGACAGGCCCAATAAAAGAAATTGGAAATCAATCAAATAATTCAAAATTGGTAAAAGAAAGAACCGCTGGTAATTTCTTAAATCAGATTGAAAGTATAACGGATAATTAGATTGGTAAAAAATGTATTGGTATTTGTGCCGTTGCCCTTAAATCGTTTTTTGCAACTACGCATTATTGCAATACAATATTAAATAATGGGAATTTAAATGAATAGTTTAGCCTTTATAATAATATTGCATTTACTGACAAAAATGGAAGACAAAACTATTACAAAGTAATTGCAAATATACGTGCTAAAAATGTAAATTCAATAACAAATCAAGAATTATTAAGTGCAATTGCAACAGCACAATATAATGAAGAAGATGCAGCAGTATTATTAAGTGCCTTACTTTCTCTTAGTACGGATAATGCAAAAGAGCTTACACTGGCAAAATTAAATGCTGTTTAGTAGATGATTTCTTTATATTTGTATGGAATATCAATTGGAATACCATTTTCTGATCTTGCAAATACAATTATGTCTCCTGCTGGAGATATTGTTATAAAAGCAATGTAGGGAAATATGTTTACTGGAAAAAGTGATTTTATGCGCATTTCTGATCCTGTATTTACTTTTATAGAAAGTTGTGAGGACAAGAATTTATTGATGTTCAATAAAAGTTATCTTTCTACTAGTGATCGTATAATACCTGCATATAATAAATTGTTAGAATAGTTAAGAATAGAATATGATGATTAGCAATTTAAAAATAAATCTCTTGGCAGTATATTAGGTATATTGGTGTATTCTGGTAATAGTCCAAAAGATATAAGTGAATTAATTGATAAACAAATTCATATAATATTAAGTAATGCTCCAAAAAATACAAAATAGCTACAATCAGTACAACAATTATATGCTTTAAAAAAACGGGCAATGTAGGCAGTAGATAATCTGTATACTCTCGTATAGGATCCGGTATAGTCTAGAAATTATGATAATATAAAAACTCTTACAGAAGGAGCTTCGGAAATTTATGTTTTAGGTAGACTATTAGGATTGAATTAGGGTATTAGAACAGAAGGTGCTAGGTATATTAGTTAGTTAAATACATTGAAGTATGCAGTTTATAATAAAAAAGTTGCTTAGGATCGAAGTCATGACGATATTATTGATATTGAAAAATATTGTGTAGATCCAGAATATAGAGCATAGTGTATTAAAGAATATGAATCTGTAAAAACTGCAATAAATATTCTTGATGTGCTTAATAAAAGTCCACATTTTAGTTCTTATCTTGCAAATCTAGCAGAAAGTTTAGCGATACATAAGTAGGGATATAAATTTAGAACTATTTATAATAATGTATTACAATTATCAGAAGAATTTAAAATTCCATAGGATTAGGCTACAAGAGGATTAACAAATCTTATAGGAGATACAATAATCAACAATTATTTATAGGGAAATAATATATCTGTTGTAATAGATGCTGGAGCAAGATTATTTACATCGGAAGAATCTTCTGTTATTGTTTAGGCGCCTAGTAAAATAAGACTTGGAAATTCATTGAATAATGCCACTTTTAAAAATTGGGTAGAAACTAATCTTATTGCAGAATTAAAAGAACGGCCTGAGTTAAAAGATAATAAATTTATTTAGGATTTAGTATATGATTTAAATACTAGGACAATTTCTCATAATCCAGAAAATATAATAACCCTTCCATCGACAATGCTTCCAAGAACAGATGCGGAAAGGACTTTGTTTAATGAATATAAATAGGCATTTAATCAGTTATCAATATATACTAAAAATGGAATTCCACTTACAGATATATTTATTTTATATGGAATGATTGTAAATAAATGGAAACTTTCAGAACGTTCTTTAGTTCCTTTGTTTTAGGATTTTAAAGGCACTGGGCTTATTAATAAATTTTATAAATACGAAACGGATCTAGATGCCAGTGGCGATTCTTTGGATATAGAAAATATGAATGAAAATTTAAAGGCTGCTTATTTAGCGAAACCAGAAAGTCCTTATTATTCCAGAGCAAAATACATATGGTATAAAGATCCAGAGTCGAAGTTATATAAATTAATGAAACATGTATTTGTGGACACATCTACATATGGAGAAGACTTTTAGGATTTTGATTTTTCAGATTTTGATCTGATGGATACTGATTTTAGCCCAATAGATGAAAACAACCTAGGAAGGGTAATACCAAAAGATTGGGAGATAATGTAGGAAATTCCAAATCCAAAGAAATTCCCTACTGGTGATTTGTTTAAAGAAAGTACAATTATTAAGCGTATAAATAATGAAGCTGGACTTGGTATTGGAATAGAATATTATAATAATGGAGATATTAAACGTATCCAAAAATTTGAGCGTAAAAATGGTCATTGGGTTGTATCTAAAGAAATTTCTGATTTATATATTAATAAAAATAAATTATTAATGCGAGATCCTGGAACAAACTAGATAGTACCAAATGAAGAATTAATATAGAATATGATTTAGGAAAATTCTTGTAAATTATGAGTTGTATAAATACAAAAACCAGCGAGTACCAGACCCTCGAAAAGAGGGCTGGTAACTCTGCTTTATATCTTGAAGGCTAGAGTTCTAGATATATGGATAAATATGGAAGGCTCCCATATCTTGATGAAGTTATGGGAGCAGATTCTAGTAAATTTCTAAAAAAAGAATTAAATATTAAAGGAAGAAGTACAGATATTAAAAATATATTAGATTATACAAAATCAGATAGTATAGAAGAATCAGTAATAAAAATTAATGATTAGTTTAGAGACTAGGAAACACAGATTCTTCCGATGAATAAAAAGGCACTTGTCATATAGACAAAAAGGCCAGAGGTTGGATTGGATATTGATGATAATTTAAAATAGATAGACACTGCTTCTTCTAGTCCACTTATCATGAATAATATGCTATAGAAACTTTCCGATTTATATGGTATTAAATTTCACGAAATATCAAATTAGGAACTTTTATCAGATGAATGGGCAGATAAAATAGAAAATGGCCATTTAGTCAAAGGATTTGTTTATAATGGGGAAATATATATAAATATAGATAATGCTACAGTAGACACAAAAATTCACGAATTAATGCATATATTTGTTGGAGCAATGAGATTTTAGGATCCAAATATATATTAGCAATTAGTAGATTCTGTATAGAGTTTTGAAAATTACGATTATTTGGTTAGCTAGTTTCATAATCGTACAAGATCAGATATTAATGAGGAGATTTTTGTAGAGGAAGTATCAAAATATATTGCAGGATAGCCTTCAAAAATAAATGAGTTATCTGAAAAACTAAGGCATGAAATAGAATATAATGTAAATAGAGTGTTAGATTCTTCGCTTATGGGGAGCTATACTGTAAAAGCAATATAGAAAAATAGAATTGGAAATTTAACTTTAAAATAGGCTGCAAAAATTACAAATTCTGAATTATGTTAGAACAGAACGGAATAGATAATTGAATTAAAAAATTCTGAATTACATAGAAAATTAAATAATATAAAATCAGAATTACTAGAAAATGGATCATTAATAGAATAGTGTTGATATGGCTTGTGTATATTTATATAAAAATCATATATTTAAAAATGAGAATGAGCTAGATGATTTTATATTAGACTCATTACCTTATGAATCAAAATATGGAGATTTAGTATTTTAGGTTACAAAGGAATAGATGCGGGTTATAGATTAGATAGAATAGATTAACACAACAAATAAATAGTTAAAAGAAAAAGCCAAAGAATGGCGTAAAAATAATAAATATATATATGGAGAGGATGGCGAAATGACTATTTCCGATCCACCCTATATTGGTGTTACCAGTTTCCTTTCTGGTTTAAAAAATTCAAAAGGAGAACTTCTTTTCCCAGAATTTAGGGAAAAAGAATATTGGGAAAGAGAATTTCAAAATTGGGAAACTGGAAAATTCAGTGATTCCGAAATAGAGGAATTTGGAATTGATAAGGATAATCCACCAAAAATAACAGATCGTGTAGAATAGGAAGCGAAAATGAACCAAATGAAAAATAGGTGGAAAAATCAGGCAGAAATAGGTACTGCAATCCATAATGTTTTTCAAATTATTTTTCAAAAAGATGGTGATAATTATAATTTTACAAAATCAGAAAATGATTTAAAATTATATATATTAAAAAATTTAGAACAAAAAAACAAGAAATTTATTACAGATAATGTATTAAATAATACAATTAAATACGCATTAGAATTTAAAGATAAATTATAGAAAGAATTAGATGATGAAGATTTACAATTTTACACAGAGCTCTAGTTGGCATAGGATGCGGTAAATCCAGAAACTGGTAAAACGTAGACGCTTTTTGGTATTATTGACCTATTGATTGTAGATAGTAAAGGCAAATGCCATATTCTCGATTATAAAACTTCTGTGCATAATTATGCAGATTTTGGTGCTCCAAAAAAATATGCGTATAGTTATCAGATAGCTACTTACCAGCGTATGCTAGAAAGATAGGGCATAAACTCATATGAAGGAAAATTATTTATAGCTCCAGTCCATTTATTAGGATTTAAAAAGAATGGAAACGAATATTCAATAGATGGAATTGATACAGAATCTGTTCTTATAAATCAAGGGTTAGAAATGTCATAGGAAAAAGTGTTAGAAAATATAGAAGACTTTATGCCAGCACCTTTTTCAGTAAATGTAGGAACAAAAGATATAAACGAGACTGACTCTAAATTTATGTCTGCATGTTTTAAAGACTATTCTGATTCTAGAGTTGTTGATGAAAAATCAACAATAAAATTTCTTAAAGATCGCGGTATTCTTACACCAAATGAAAATGGATTATATAGATTTTATAAACATGATAAAGATTCGGTTATCGAAACAAATGATGAGGAATCTTTTATTAAATAGGTTACTACTTATTTTAGAACACTTCCAAAAAAACGTTTAGTACTTACTGGGCAGATAAAAGACGCTCTTAAAAAGGGAATGAAAGATGGTTATAAATCGATGGATTTACCAAGTATCCGGTATAAAGACAATGCCAAAGACTTGAATTGGCTATAGGATATGCTTAAAATATATTGTGATGGAAATTGGGAAGTTGTTGATAAACCAGAAATAGAAGGTTTTGGTCTTATAATGTTAAAAACAAAAGGAGAACCAAAATAGATTGACTTTCTTAGAGTATGTACAAATAACCTATCTGAAAATTATACTACATATATGCAAAAAGACAATCCATTTCGTTCCAGAACTGGACTAACTGGAGCTTTTTAGACTGATATTGAAGCTATTTCAAAAGGCGGAAACATACGTATGCATGATGGATTTAACATATCAGAATCAAAAACACTTATGGCTGAAGCAACATAGGGAAATATAGAACTTATGGAATCAATGGCAATTATTAATTGCCTTACTGGATTGGAAGGGCATATTATAGGACGTATATAGGCAGTAAATCCTGTATATGGAAATGGTATGTCACTTTCAAACGAATAGCTTATGTATTGTTTTTCAGAACTTACAAAACTAGATCCGACACATTCTATAGAAAATAATAAATTTGATACTGGAGAATTAAAATTAGCCACTAAATACGAAATAGCAAAATAGGATTTCAGACTTATAATGTAGGCAGCAGAAAACCATGATTATAAGGATGAATACGCAGGATTATAGAAATTTAAATCAGCAATACCAGTATTTTTATAGGATATAGAAGGTAATACACAAAAGAAAATAGAGGCGCTTTAGAAAATTTTGGATAAATTAAATGGAGATAGGACAATAGCTTCGAAATTGCAAAGATATTCTACGCATTTTTCTGAAAATAATGAGGCTTACAGACAGTTATATAATGATATATTAATTGCAATAGCATAGTTAAAAGGTATTAATTTCAGATAGCAAATTTCCGATAATAGTAAATTTATTGAATCTATAAGAATATGGGAAAACGGTCTTTCCGGAACAAATATAGACAATCCTGGAAATATGAAGTCCGAAACTTTAAATTCAATACAATAGTTATTAAAAGAGGCATATTAGAACACTAGAAACGAAATGCAGAAATTCAGAGTAGAAGTAGAGGAAAAATTACATAATTTCAAAAAAGCAAAAGATTTTTCTGCTATTAAATAGAGAGCATTTGGAAATTAGACAAAATTATATACTGATTTATATAGGGAAACTAAGAATGGAGATCTATTATTTAAACGTGAAGATGAACTTTAGGATGATGCATCAAAAAGGCTGCTTAGATATGCGCTTGATATTATTAATCATAATAGATATCCACTTAAATCTGAAAAAGAACTGCAACAAATGAGAGATAATGGAGATTATGATTATTATAAAGTTCCTCTTCTTATAGGAGATAGATAGTCTAGAATTGCCTTAAAAGGCATAGTATATGGATTTAAAGATTTTTTAAAAATTCTTAATCCACACGAGGCATATCGTAGAACAAGACAAAGGTTTGAAGGATTAGGAGAAGACTTTGAAAAAGCCGATAGAGATTCTAGTAAAAACTAGGAATTGTATTTCAAAATGACAAATATGTTTGATGAAGGAGAAGATTATGATAGATTAGCAGCAATAACAAGAGCAGGAGGAGTTTAGAATATTGAACGAAATTTAGAGACAATATTGTTTAAACACCAATTAGCATATTCAATTTAGAGGAATGTAGACTAGGTATTCCCTATTATTAAAGCTGCTACCATTTCACTTACAATGGATGGAAATGTCTAGAATAAATCTTTTGATGATACTCTCGAATATATTGAAGAATTTATTAAAAACAAAATACAAAATAAATCAATTGTTAACCCAAAATTCAGAATTGCCGATTAGATATTACGTTCATTTAGAGGGTTTGCGTCAAAGGCTACATTAGCTTTTGCACCAGTATAGTTGTTTTATTAGCCTTTATAGGGATTATGGTAGAGTATAAGCCTTTTTATAAGAAAGCCAGATGGATCACACGCTTTTACATTATCTAATTTAACAAAGGCATATAAATTGGCATATTCGGATTTAGGTCATTTCTCAGAAAATCCATCTTTTTGTCAGTTAATAAATTAGACTTTTGGATTAAATGATATGGATATAAATGATTATAATAACCGTATTTCGGAAAGTAAACGAGGAATATGGAACTTCGAGTAGCTTATGATGAAATTTTCACAAAGACCTGATTATTATAATCGTTTGGTTATATTTCTATCATAGATGATGGGTGATGGTTGTATTGATGCTTATTCAGTAGAAAACGGACAATTAAAATATGATTGGAAAAAAGATAAACGTTTTAATCTTTTTGCAAATGGAATAAATAAAGGGAGTACAGAATACAACAAATAGAAGGCTTTGTATTATGCGATTGCAAAACAATTTGTAAATGAGCATGCAAAAAATGCCGATGGTACTAATTTTGAATTAAATATGGATAATCCAATGGCTCTTCCATCAGCATATACAGTATAGCAGGCAGAAAGCTACAAATCTTTGGCAGATGACATTTATGGTTATTATTCTCATGAAAATAAATCATTGGTATAGTCAACTTTAGTAGGTGCATTATGGATGCAATTTAAAACTTATTGGTCTGGAAAGAAAAATCAATATTTAGCTCCAGGAGGAATAAAAATGAGAGGAAGTTGGCAACAATATGAAGAAAATGGCAAAAAATATTATTATCAAGTGGATGGATCTGGTAATATATTATTTGATTAGCCATTAACAACTGACGAAACTTCTGCTCCATATATGATATGGAAAGGATAGTGGTAGGAAGGAATTGTATTGACAATACATGATTTTGCAAAAAATGCAATATAGAAAAAATCTATAAAAGATGCATGGACTGAGATGTGGAATAATGACAATGAGATGCTAAAAAATGTCCATAGAAGTAATATAAAATAGTTAGGATATGACTTATTTATGTTTGCCGTAATGGGTAATATTATTGCTTTCCTTTTAGGTGGATTATTGGACGACCAAAAGAAAAAAGCAAAAGAATCTAGAAATATACGAGATGGTCTTTTGGCAGCCGCTTTAAATGTTATGGTAATGTCATCAAAAAGTTCATTTAGCGATCTTAATGCAATGACATCAATTGGAAATCCAGTATTTCAGTGGACACCATTTACATTTGAATGGGGTTAGCAAAAACTAAAAACTTTATATAAAGTAGCAATAGGAGATGAAGATTTCCAAGATGGTGTTGTAAATTCATTTGGAGCACTTCGATAGATTAAACCATTATTAGATACAGTTAAACCAGAAATGTTTAGAACAGAGCGTGAAGGTGGAACCTTCGATGCAGATTAAAAAAAATAAGCCCGACAGCAAAGGATTTTACTCCAATGCTGTCGGGCTTTCTTTATATTAGTTTTTGTGCTTTAAATTTCTCAATAATAATTGAATAATCATCTGGTTTTATAGAAAAAATATATTCTGAATCTTTTTGCTTCAAAAGAATAGTTTTACTGAATTCAGATTGACATATATCTATATCATCACATATTTCTGCAGCACATATAATTGCGTTAATACTTATTCCAGTTACATCAACTCTTTTTTCTACATTATTTAACAATCCATATAAACCACATTTTAGATATTTCAATCCATTATCAAAATCGTGTGTATACATATTATTCATAAGTTATATAATTTATCATAATTGAATCAATCATATGTACTATTATTTTATCATCCTCAATAGTTAACACATAAAAATTATATCCATATATACATATAATATTATTGTCTTTTTTAGATATTATAGTAATTGTTTTATCACTTTTTATAATACCATAAACAATATCAAAATTTATGTTTTTTATAGTTACTTCCAAAGGATTATCTGGATTTATTGACTTATAAAATAGTATATTGCGAATACCTTTCTGTAATTTACCAATACCATCTTTTATTTCATATGAATATTTATAATCCCTCGTTAAGCTGTCTAATCCGTTCATTACAAATATGTATAATTTTATTATAGTCCATAATTCTAGAATCTCTTTCTGGTATTCCAGGTTCTTTTTTTGTCCTTAAAACCCTTTTAATAATATCTGCATCCCAGGCATTTAGATTATAATCAATCCAAATTGACCATGGTTGGATAATATGTTCAGAATAATTGCTATTACCGATATTACCATCCCTAATACCAGTATTATCAATTATTCCAAGCTGTTCAAGCCTTTTTTCAAATTCGTCAATCATCTCCTCTGGCGTATATTATTAATACAAATATTAATATAATTAAAATTGCGGTTACCATTGTATCCAGGTTAAACAATTTACGTTATTCTGTATCTGATATTCTATTTTTGATTTTAATTCCAAAAATGATATTGGCCTATAATAGTTAAAATCAACTCCTACGTCATATTGATTTGGGAAAAGTAATTTTAACCTTTCGAAATCCTTTCCAGTATTCTTATCTTTAAATACATTTAAATGAACGTGGCCAAATAATTGCCAAGGCTGATTATTCTTTTTATATGTACCATCAAGGCATAAATATGGATAATGATTTAAATATATTTTTTGATCATCAATTATAAGTGTCATTTGCTCACTAACTCCATCAAAAAGTTTCATTGTTTTCTCTCCAGGATATCGACTTCGATCGTGATTTCCTAAAATTAGATAATGATAACCATTTAATTGATTCAAAAGTTCTTTCCAGCGCCCGTTTGAAGCAAATGCAAAATCTCCTAAATCAAACACGATATCATTAGGTTTGACAAATCTATTCCAGTTTTGAATAATATTTGAATCCATATCCTCGGTTGTTTCCCAAGGTCTTTGACAAAACTTTAGAATGTTTTTATGTCCAAAATGCAGTTACAGGTCGGAGGTGAACCATATATTCACCTCCGACGACTTCAAAATTAAAGGTTTAACATTTTTAAATATATTTTCCATAAATTTTTATAATTTTAGTTATATTAGATGTGGATGTATTAAATTTTTTCGATATATCTTTATTTCTTATTCCAGCTTTATAAGCCTATAAGACTTTTTCTCTTAATCTAGATGCGATAACATATTTACTAGTATAATTTAAATTAATAATATCCCATTTTCTAGTTAAAATAGGTATATTTAAACTAAGTATTTTAATTTTTAATTTTTTTAGATCTTCTGTATTTGAAATTACAAGATTAGCATATCCGCTAGAATTTAATCTAGTTAAATTTTTATCAGAAATCATATTATTAAATTCTTTTAAAATAGATATCCAACTAGAATGATTTTTTATTGTTAAATAAAAATCTTTTCTATTGAATTGATTTTTAATGCTACCATCACCATCTATAAACCCTGCTAATAAAGCATAAGTTAAATCTATATTAAATTTTAATATCGTATTTGGAGGATTATATGTTTTCTTATCCTTAATATCAAATTTTTCTTTTATTTTACTAACTGTATCTATATCTTTATAAGCTATTGAAATAGATTTATCTGTAACACGAATCATTCCAGTATAATTTATAAATTTAGCAAATTTATATAAATGATTAGAATCTTTAATACTTAATGTCAATACCAATCTATTATTACAAAAACATCCATCTGCTAGCAAAAACCCCATCCAATAAAATGCCTCTGGAGTATCTAACAATAAATTAGATAAGTTTGCACAATGTTTTTCTTTCTATTTTTCTTTGCCAGCACAACTTTTGCATATAGAATTGGCTTTAATAGCATGATTATATGTTATTTCATTTTTATATATTAATCTTTTTCCACAACTTAGACAAATTCTTTCAAATTTCATAACATTTATATTTTAGCATATAAAAAATAAAATTATTTATAAATAATCAATTTGTTATTTGTGACAAAAAATATTCTTCATTTGTCATTTTACCCATTCTTTTATTTTATCAACTGTCATTACTCCAGTAAATTTATCAACGACTTTATTATTTTCTATTTTTACAAGAGTTGGGATACTATGAATTTCATATTTATCAACAATATCTTCAGATGATGGATCTGTAGCATCTATTGATATATATTCTATTCCAGCTGATTTTAAATTCATATCAAGGGCTTTGCATGGCCCACAGGTTGGTGAGAAAAATTTAATTATTGTTGCCATTTTCTTTGTTAATTTCTACTACTTTTTTTAATGTTTCAATTGTTTCTGCAAATAAAGATATATATTCTTCTGGTATATTAAGAAGTTCTTTATCTATCTGCATATTTAAATAATCTACAAAATGATTTCTTAAATCATTTGTATATTTTCCAGGATAGTATTTTGGCATTATACAAAATCTTTTAATATTACAATATGTTCTGCTTTTTTATCTTTTAATTCATCGAAATAATTGGAATAATTCTTTTCCTTTAATTTATTAAAAAGATATGGTCCTAATATCCATTCATACCAATGTTTTGCGTCTACTGAATAATGTTTTTCCTGTAATACAAAACTAGATGGTATATATTCTTTCCAATCCCAGAAAGTTATTGCATTATCTAATTTTAAATCAAAGTTTTTACTAATAAATTTTATTATTTCCTTAAATAATTCAGATAGTCTATCCGCATTTTCTGGCTTTTCTCTATAATCCAATAAAATCCGAATACTAACATCCTGATAATCTATTTCTTCTAGAGCTTTGAATAATCTTTCTTTATAAATCACATTATTATGGCAAATCCATGGAATATAACCTATATTCGTATCATCTATTTTAATCCTAAAATCAAAATATCTGACACCTTCATTATACTGTTCTTTTAATGTTTTATTTTGACATTTAGTCCATGGACGAAGAATCGTCATCCACCATTTCTTTTCTTTTAGATAAGTTGCGGAATTATGACTTCCTATCATTTTTAACATATATTAATTAATAATTGTTAATCTATTAAAATCTTTCCTCGCAATCTTTCAGACCATTTATTATTTAGTATTTCGACCCTACTTACTGTTGCATAAGCAGGGCCGTCAAATACTATAACATCACGATTTAATTCACTTTCAGAAAGTTTTTGTAATTCCTTTATAAGTTCTTTTCCTGTCATATTTCTATTATTTTAGAAACGCAAGTTTCAAATAATTTTTTACCATTATCTAGTTGTAAAACATAATAAAGATCTTCCTCTGTCTCGCACATTCCAATAAGTGTTCCCTTGATATTTCCATATGTTTTATATCGTTTTCCTATATTTTTCCCAAACTCTATAAACCAATCTGGTAACTCCTTGTGGTTTTTTAAATCTTTGTACGACGAGTAAATAATTTCATATTGTTTCATACTTTAATTGGTAAATTCTGTTGTAACATAATCATTTGAATTTAATACAATTTGTTCATTTTTATATAATTCCTTTGCTATACGAATTGCTTCATGTTCATCGTCAGCTTTTATTGGAACTGTTCTTGAAAGTGTTTCGGTTATTTTAATATAATATTTCATAATCAACTAAATTCTGTAAATGCTGAAAATCTCAAACCATCCGAAAAGAAATAATTTCCTATTTGACTAATTCCTAATTCTGGTAACAAATTGTTATATTGAATATATTCATTACTATTGGTTCCATCTTCCCCATCTGGACACCAATTTATAGCCATATTCATAAATTCTTCTGGTGTAAATTCATGTTCAGATTTATTGTTATCGTATTTCCAATATTCATCTATTATTTTTATATTTGGTTTTGATAAAAACTCCAATATTGATTTTTTGTTAAAATCATAATAAGTTTTTATTTTGCCGTTATATTTATAAATATTTGGATCCCATAAGAATTTCCATCCTGAAGAACGTTTTCCTAAATGTAGTATTCCATAATTACTGGGATTGTAATTATCAATATCACGATATGATATATTATACAATTCCTGTATATTGTCAATATCGTCATTTTGAATTGCATTTATTAATTTTTGCTTTCTTTCTTTTGTTGGTAAAATTACCGCATAATAATTTGTTCCCATATTATTTCTTTAAAAGTTTTCTGACATTTTTTGCCAATTCTCTAGCCATAGGATGAGCGTGCGGATTATCTCTTCTATATAAAAAATTATTCCAGCAATCATCAAATCCGCATAATACCAATTCTGATTTTACAGATAATGGCAAAAGTTGTCTAGCTTGTTCTGCTTTCCATCCAGATTTTAATAATATCATATATTCTGATTCCGCAGATCTTAATCCTAAAAGAAAATTATTTATTGCTAAATTTTCATCATACGATCTTGGTATGTCATTCTCATCACACCATTGCCCTCCAAAATGTCTATATTCACCTTCTGGAATGTTAATCCAATTTGGTATAACAAATGTTACCTCGTTTCCAAATTTATCCTTATTATATGAACAAAACCTAGTAGATTCTGCTATACTTGACATTCCAACATGCGTTCTAAAGGAATCCATTGTCACCCTATCGGTTATAAAATGGATTGTATGCCTCTCTGGAAATTTATCATTATTGGAATAAGTAATGAATTTATCTAGATCGTATTTCGTCTTTTTAAATATATCATAGATTCTAAGATAATACCTATAATTTGTTGATACATAGACAAGGCTATTAAGTCCATCAATATTCCATTGAAACCATTGTGTTGAATAATCCTTTGTATGGGCAAGATATCGTATTATACTATAAAAAGTATCCAATGGAAAAAGCAAATGTACTGTAGCAAATTCAAGTGTTCTTGAATGATCAGAGTCAATCATTCTCTGTACAAACTTTTCGTATGAGTTTTCTGTTATCGTATGAGTGCTTTGATAACAAGTTTTTGCTTGTTTTTCAATAAACTTCTTTATTCCGAGTATGCTGAAATCTGTTTGATCGTCAAGATAACAATATTGTTTAATTAATTTCATTTATAATTCCTTTACGTTTTAATAAAATTTCAACTTCTTTCCAGTCTACGTATGGCCATTTTTCATTTGGATCTTTTATAAGAGGTATTCCTAAAGCAGTGTCATCAATATATAAATGTGCATATACTTTTCTAGACATTGATATTTCTGGATTATCATTAATTGCAAAAAGTGGTATATTATTATCTTTAAACCATTTAATTGCAACATCTATAAAATGACCAGTATCTCTCATTGTATATAATATTAATTTATGACCATTATCAACCAATTTCTTTAACACTGGTGCGGCTCCTATATCCTTTCCTAAATATGGATAATTTGAAGAAACACAAGTTCCATCAAAATCAATCGCTATCATCATTTTTAAATACTTTAATATTCTCTCCAAACATTACAGAACAATTATCCAGATCGTGTCCGAGTTCCTTTAAAAGATTCTCAACATTATATCCTTCTAATTCTTCTGTTATATCATAGATATATACATTATTTGTATTATAATCAAGTATTGCAATTTGCTCCATAGTTAATAATTTGTTATTTCTAAATCTTCGATATCCCATCCTCTAAGCTCATCTTTCATTTCTGAATAAATCTGATTTTTAATTTCTTTTTCCGTCATATCTTTTGTGACAAAAGTATTATATGGTATACTTATTTTTGCTGTTACAAAATAAGTACTTAACTTTTGTTCTGTTTGGTTCCACGGTGCAATAGATTCTTCATAGCTAGTGAGCGTTGGAGTATTCATTTCAATATTTTAAATTTTACTTTGTCGACAGTCCAATCTTCAATATCTAATTTTGGTATCTGAATATTTAATTTTCTTAATAATCCTCTGATTTTTATTAAACCGGCAGTAGGAAGAACCAAGTCTTCCTCTGCCTTTTTCTTTATTTCCGGATTTTTTATATTGTCTGGAACATCTAAATAGATGGTCTTTGACATATTCAAAGTTATTTTAACGCCTTTCAACTAATATTACAAAATACGTGTTCAACATCATTTCCAAATTGGATATCTGAAATAATATCCTCAATGGTTAATATCTTATAATATGTAATTTCCAAATCTTTTACATATTCTTTTAACTGAATTATCTCATTAATACATTCTGGATTTCCATTAGCATGTTTTTCGTATTCTTGTATGCGTTTTTCCGCTGAATCAATATCTTTTCGCAAATCATTTAAAACTAGCGTAATATCTCCTTCTGTTAATTCTGTATAAACAATTTTATTATAACAAAAAGCAATATTCATATTTTCATCAAACGCTCTATATATATCATTATTTCTTGAATAAGACATTATCGGATGTTTTTTATCATCACCCTTATGTTGTACATAAAAAGTTAAATAACTACTCATAATTTTAATGTATCCAATGTTTTCCGATATTTATATCGGTACTTAATTTTACGTTTTTGCATATTAACGACGCTCCTTTTTCCATACATTTTTGCAGTATTTTTGCCATTTTATCCGCAATTTCTTCTGGACATTCGATATTACATTCATCATATGGTGGTATTAACAGTTTTACTGTGTTTATTAAATTATTATTTCTGATATAATTCCATAGAAAGATCATAGATAATTTAAAAATAACTGCTCCTCTTCCCTGAATACGATAATTGATAGCTCTCTTGTCGTATTCTGCTTTCTTTTTATAAAAGAATTTTACATCTTTTATATATTGGGAATCTGGATAATTTCTTTTTTCATATTTATATCTTTCCCAAAAACCGTCTTGATGCATTAATTGATAGATTCTTCTTAATTCATCAATATCATCAAAATATGCTTTATGACCAGTTTGTGGACATATTAATACAAACCCATCTTTTAATACTGATTTTTGACAATAATTTTGATATTTTTTAACTCCAGGAAAACCTTTCATATAATTATTATATATTTCTTCTGCCTCTTCCAAAGAAATTGTTGGATCATTTTTATGGATTGTATTTGCATTACCAAAATAGGAAATTGCAAACTCGACTTTCTTTGCATCCTGCCTTTGCTTCGGAAACTTTTCTTTTATTTCCTCAATCGGACAATTACCAATTATTCTCTTATATGCCTTACTAGCTACCAACGAGTGCATATCCCCGCATCCTGTATTATATAAATCAAGCATTGCCGGATCTTGACTTATATCTGCTAGGATTCTGCTTTCCTGCATAGTACCCACTATGGACTTTCTCTTTATCATGCCATTTTATGGTTTAGATATTTCGTATAAAGTCTCTACACCTTCCTATTTAAGGCTTGGCTCGGGATTGGAGTTGCACTTCTCGTTCCCCGAATTTACGAAATTACTTCTATTAAATTTCTTTAATAAAGGGCCAAATTTTTCATATTTTCTTTTTAGAAAATAACGTGCATTTGAATATAAATTATTGTATATTTTTAAATTTATTCTGATTATTCAAAATAAATAATCAAAATAAATTTAAAAATATACAATAATTTATATGGGTATTTTTAACCTATGAAGTCTTCGCTAATCCAGACATTTCCTTCGTCTGGTATAAAACAAGCTCTAGTTTCAAAATCTTTTGGTAAAGTCAATATACTTATAGTATCCGGATCATCTGGATCACCACTACTTATTCTTCCGGTATTAGTGCCTAGCTGATGATATTCCGGATGGATTCTTCCATCAATATTAACTATATCCAACCATTTCTGACCATAGGACTGGCAAATTTTAGCTGCTTTCTTATATTTAATATATGGTATTGAAATATCGCATATATCTTTTTGTTCCTGTATAATATCCGCGCTTACAGACTTCCTTTTCTGTTTTGTTTTCTTGTCAATAATATCTAGATTAAATCCTAAAAACTCAAAAAGGACAACCAGTTGTTGTGGACTATTCCAGTTTATTGAACAATATTGTCCTGTATCGAATCCGTCAAAAAGATCCCCTTCGCAGTTTGTATATACAAAAGGTTTGAATTCTTTTCCTTCATAATAACCGAAAGGAACTAGGAATTTTCCAACATCATAAATAACCCTTTTCCCATCTTCTTCTGCTATTTCCTGTTTTCCAGTAATCATTTTCGATTTTGGTGGTAGATTATTTGTAATCTCCTCGTATTTCCCGTTTATATTCCTTCCAACTCTTCTGTCGACTTTAAGATATCCATTCTCGCCATTAAATGAATTATAATAATTTATAACCCAATTATTTAGGTCATCATTATATTTACTCATTTCAGCGATATCATGGCTCATTTTCTCTCTCCATCGTTTTGTATCAAGTTTAACCCCGCAATACTTAAAATAGGCCAGGCAAGGCGCAAACTTATTCTCAATAGTAAGCGCCTTGTCTAGACCTTGTTGTTTAATTAATTTTAGTTGTTCATTCCGTATTCTGATTTCATATTCTACGTCTTTTGCAGCATATACTACTACTTCAGGTGTCAATCCCACATTTATTATTTTTCCTCTTACCGATTTATCCAAAACCTCATTACAATATCTTCGTACCGCGGTTTTCAGCGAAAAAGGAGTATATTCCCTTCCAAATTTATCAGCAGTGTTTTTTAAAAGATTCTTATAGTTAAGTCCATTATATAACAACTGTTCCGCAAGCATACCGTCATATATGTTTTTTGGGAATATATTGTTCTTATATAAAAAAGGTAAGTCAAATATAGAATTCCACCATATTGTTGTTGTATCGTCGTCTTCCAATATATCTTTTAAAATAGATATATTTACTGTAGTGCAATCCCAGACGATCTGAAAATCTTCATTTCCAAGCTGTATGGTAAGTATTTTCTTCTGCACGAAATCCAGTCCTTCAGTTTCCGTATCTGCTCCAAGTAAACGTTTATTGTCAGTTTTCGGAATATTATTTAACATATTTAGGGCAGCATCAGGAGATATTATTATATAATCATCATTATTAAATAATTCTGTCTGAGTACTTACTAAATATATCATAGTGTAAGTATAGGTTCGTTATTATCTTTGGTATATATCTCTATTGAATGACCATCCTCATCCTCTATTTCATCTGCCGTATTCTCTATTAAATGTGCATCTTTTGTTGTATTCATCTGTAATACCTTTATACAGGCATCCTTTAAATTATCTGCATTTATTGCCACTTCCTTACGAAGCCAGCATTTAACATATTTATCGACAGTGAATTTATATATCATAATAATCCCTTTAAATTCTTTGAATATCTACGTCGTATTTTTGATATTGCTTTCTTTAATAATTGCCGTACTCTTTCCGGCCCTATACCCAGTCTTCTTGCAATCTCACTTGGCGTCATTGATGATCTACCAATACCAAAATACATACGTATAATATCTTGATCCCTACTACTTAACTTATTTAGAACATTGTTTATCTTCTCAGATATATCTTTTTGTTCTAATTTCTCTACTACAGGCTCTGCATTATCATTCTCTATTAAATCTATTGGTGCCAGGTCATTAAACTCTCTTAACGGCTTATCATAGGATATTGTGTTTATACTTGATGCCATTATTGAATAAATTCTATCGTGCTCAATCCCCGTATTCTCCTCCAGCTCTAATATTGACGGACTTCTATTATTATCCTGCTCGAATCTCTCAGTCTCATTTTTTATTTTTGTATATTTCGTAAGCTGATTATGTGGCAGTCTTATTGTCCTACTCTGATATTGCAAAGCCTTTATAATATATACCCTTATCCAGTACACTGCATATGTAACGAATTTACAACCTTTTTTCGGATCAAATTTATTTATAGAATGAATTAATCCCAAAGATCCCTCCTGGATAAGATCACACAAATCCAGTCCTTTTCCCTGATATTGTTTGGCTACGGTAATAACAAAACGCATATTTGACCCTATTAACCTGTCAAATGCCTTTTTGTCATTTTTCTCCTTCACCAACCTTATTAATTCATTTTCTTCATTTTCTGATACAATTTCCTGTTTTCTTATATCCTTAAAAAAGATATTCATTATATCGTCACAGTTGCTAAGCATCCTGTTTAAGACTTTAAACTCCTTTAGTCTTTTCCTTTTTGACATAGGATATTCCATAGATCCTCAATAGTCTCTGATGGCATTTCTACTTTATCAACATAATATTTAAGTTCGGGGTTTTCCCTTCTCTCGTAAAGCCACCAGTCAATATCTTCAATATCCTGTTCATTAAAAGACTGTTCTAGTATTTTATGAAACATTCGGTCTACAAAGCCATATTCCTTTGTTTCGTATATACAGGCATGTAATATATCATCAATTTTATCAATCGTATTGGTAAAATCAATATATTCTTCTATAAGCTCTATAAATTCCTCTTTTTCCATAATTATTTTCCGGTTGACCCAAAGCCGCCAAGCCCTCTTTCTGTTGATGATAAGGTATCTGTCTCAATGATATTAACATCCTCTAGTTTCTGTATAATCATTTGTCCTACCCTTTCTCCAACCTGATATGGCGGTTCTCGTAAATTTGTGAAATCTCTGCTTTTAAGACATACTTTCCAGGAATTTCTATAATCTGCGTCAACAACCCCAATAGAATTTGGTAAATAAAAGTCTGTCTTTCTATTCGAACTTCTAGGGAATATCAAAGCAACGTATTCCGGACTAAATTCCGTAGCAAATCCCAAATCATAAACCCAACAATCATTTTTCTCGTCATAAACGACAGCAGCGGCTGTTAAATCAAAGCCTGCTGAAAAAGGTGTTGCACGATATGGCAATACCGCATTATCCAAGATCTTCTTAAATTTTATTTCCATTACTTATAAAATTAATTAGTTGATTTATTGCGTTATCTCCAGTCTCACTGTAAAACCCTCTCATATTCTCCTTGTTATTTATTAAAACAAAAGGCAATATTGTTGAGGCATAATAATACATTCTTTTCTTAATCCTAGACCTCATATGGCGGTTATTAATATCATATATCTGGAAATATGCCCTTTTGGCAATTCCTTTTAATTCGTTAATCCGCCCTGCGTCTTTCTTTAAATCACAGAATATTGTTATATCCATTGTCTAGCTAATATACCAATATCAATTAATAACAATCCTCCAATAATATTCATAATAAATGATATTTTTGTAAAAGGGCTTATACGCTCATCACTATATAACTTAATAGCAAAATATGCGCCATAAACACATTGGAGAATACCGATAATTTGTAAAACAAAACTTAACATAATTTCCAGAATTTATAGGTTATATCAATTAATTTCCCATCATCATTCTCATACATAACCTGGTTAGTCGTACATTTGTTTAAAGGCCCATATTCTTCGATATACGGCCCTATTTTAATATAGTCGAAGAATTGCCTATCAATCTTACTTGAAAGCGTCTCAGCGCCACTATACCATCCTGTTTTTAATTTATAGTTGGATTTGACATATTCGGCTAACTTATTAACCTTATCTGGCTCTCTATCTCCTCCCATAAATCCTATACAGGTTATACCATTATTGTCTTTTATTAATTTATCAATTGCCTTTCTATCAAGCTGGTCTCCGATATCTTCTTTCAGATATGCGGAATGGCATCCAACACAGGAATTTGGGCAATTCGATATATTAATGCATAATGATATCTCATCTGGAAACTCACTAAAAGTTACCGCTGTATCAACATATTTCAGCATTTTATTCCTTTCTTTATATTACATATTTTATGCGCTAACTGAAAATTCTTATAAGTCGTAGTACCTCCCTTTGCCCATGGAATAATATGATCTCCCTCTGCTTCGTTTAGACTTGTTATTGGTTTTCCGCAGATTGCGCAGGTATTGTCTTTTCTATATGCATTAAGAACAAAAGATATTGGAAATCTTCTATTATACAGAATCTGATCATTTTGGTTTTCTTTTAATGCATACTCGAAAATTCCGGAAGTCTTAAACGCTGGTTCGTTATTACGGGAAAGCGCCTTGTCTAATCTTTCTCCAAGAAGCTCTTTATTATAGAAATTCTTATGGTATTTATTATACAATTTCCCGATATTAACTTTCTTTGCGAGTATACAGTCTGGTAAAAGATCATAGAAAAGATCATGGAACCATAATATAATAGCCATAAACTGATCTTTAAACTCCTTTGCATCTGGTTTTGAGTATTGTAATGCCATATATTTATTTACTGGCATATCACCACATACCGTTTTGATACATTGTTCCATTTTCTGGCATCTCATCATATTTCCGGATATATATATATTCAACAAATCCGCGATTTCACTTTCATTATTTGCAAAAGTATTCATCATATCATCCAGCCATGGCCCATAAAAAAGGGAATTTGTAATTTCCTGCGACTTATAGAACTCTGGTCTTATCTGTTTTAGATATGTAGGTAATAAAGTCTCGGTAGTATGTATAAATTCTAAATTGATTTCAGTATTCAGTATCTGTCTTTTATTCTCTTCTGTCAGATTGTCAAAATATGTCTTATATATAGGATATTTATTATTTCTATATTCAATCAGAGAATTTAGCATATAGTGCCCATCTATTATAAAATACTTTCCATCAATCTCAATATACTTTGCATAGTCCGTTATCAGTCTTCCACCCAGTATTGCCGGCACATACTCATTTCTTTTTAAAAGCGCCCTATCGTATCCAGCTATGAAAAACGGTTTTACATTAATATTTGTTCCTTCTATTACTCCATTAACTACATTAATATCTGATAATTTCATATAATCTGTTTGTTAAATACAATTAACAAAAACAGATCTATTATTTATATTATCTATCACAAAAATAATCTGTTTTTGTTACAAAATAATATATCTCATAATACTTGATTTTACATCTAAACACTAAAACGGGGATACCAGTACATCCTGATATCCCCTAAATAAAAAACAAATTATTAACCTTTCCTACACTTCTCGCATAGGGTTTTTATCCAGCCCTTTCCTGCCTGTTTTACATTATCGGTGCTTCCGCAATATTCACAGACTTTATATGACTGGTCTTCTGCTTCTTTTATCATTTTATCCAATTCCTTGGTAGTATTAGAAACATAAATCCGAAGTCCTCCGAATTTTTCCTTTATCTGGTATACTTGAATTTTATTTTCCTCTTTCTGTCCGGAATTATAAATATCGATATAGTCTAGTATTGGCGTTATTAATTTATTCCATCCTTTACCGCACTCAATACCGAAAAGCTCATACGGTTCCTGCTCCTTATTATTAAATTTATCTGTTATAATATAGATACCATGACAGTTAATAATTTTCTTAACTATACCAATTTCCGGTATCTTATCTTCTACGCTTATCATTGGCCCGTCAGGTGGATCAACAGAAACTGGAAATAACTTACTTTTATTGAATATAATACGTATATTGTCATATTCAGAATGTAATAGGTATTTCCCCTCCTGTATTTCCTCCAGCCAATTATCGGCTCCTCTTGATTTTAATTTAATCTTTTTCATATTTAAAATATCCAATAATTGGTATTTGTTCTCCTCTTTTTTCGTAATCGGCTATCTCATTTTGTAAATCACTTTCCGATTTTACAGAATGTGTATTATCATTTTCATCCATTATAAATGCGTAGTCTTTGAAATATTTATGATCTACATCATTTGAATGAAAATACTCGCATCCCCATTCAACATCCTGATAATATACTCTGATATTTGGAAATCTTTTTTCAATAGTTTTCCTGACATCCTCTTGCTCACACCAGGCAGTATCCATCCAGATTTCCAATATATTATCTTTAGGCTTTGCAAAATCAACGATAACGCCTCTACAGCGTTTATCTTTAACATCTTTACATCCGCATGCAAGTAGAATGTTTCCAAGCCACATATTACCAAAATCATTTGGTATTTTATTAATTTTACCTTTTTGACATTTTTTAATTAATCCGTATAATTGATCAATTTGTCTTTTAGGCCCCTCGCATATATAAGTTGTGTCACACCAGTTTGGCATATTAAAATCCTAATTTACTTTTTGGCGGTATCATATCCTCAACCTCCTCGCGTATTGCCGTCTCACGATACCAGGTTGAGAATAGTATACCAAACAAATATTTTTTCTTTACATAGACGGCTTTATTCTCTTTTAAATATTCCTTTGAAATTTCCTTATACATTATTGTATTCTTATTGGTTTTCCGTCTTCATATTTAAAATGGAAATACTTATCTCCAGTTTTCTGTTTCTTATAATCAAAGGCATCATTAAAACCATCAATATATGCAAATTTTATTGCATTACGTACTTCCAAATCATCAATATCATCTGACCAATTGGATAATATATATTTTTCTGCTAAATCATCAACGCTCATATATTCTGTTTTTCTTTTCACATCTGCTCTTTTATTATTTCTATACGCTCATTGAGAATGTCTGCATATTCCTTCATGTATGACCGCTGGGCATAGAGTAGTGTTGTTTGAGCGATGCCGATTTGGTCTGCTACTTCTTCTACGTTCCTGTCAAGAAAGCGCGAGAGATTTGTAAGTCTGTCGCTAACTTCGTCATATTCAATCTTCAATTGGTTTAGAAGTGTCTCTGAAGGGCGGTAGGTTTGTTCAAAGGCCTGTTTTGTTTCTGTGTACTGTTTCATTTTTTATTCTTTTATTAAAATTAAATTAACAAATCACTATACAGGGTCAATAAAGCCGATATTTATATATTCTATTCTACTGATTGTTCTAAATTTCTTATTATAACTTTTAATAACCAAATTGTGCTCTTTCAATTTCTTTTTTTATTTCTAAATACATAAGAAATTCCGTGTAATTAAAATCACTTTCTATAGATATGCTGTCATTACATAATACAAATAAGTGTGTAGTATTACCGTATAATTCTTTATATGAATTATAAAATAAATTTAGCATATGAATAATAGAATCTTTTTTTGTCGTCCGTAGATCCTTTAATATTATTATGTTATTCTTTTTTATATTTGATCTAAGTGGGATTTCTTTACTTTCATAACCAAGACTACAAATTCTAATAGTATTACCAATATTTCCTTTGATAACAAATTTGCCTTCTGTATCAGACATCGTAGAATTACCAGTATCAATATTTTCTATACTTGCTCCAACAAGTGGATATTTTAGTACATCATATACCGTTCCTCTAAACATTTCATTTTGCGAAAAAACATTTGTTTTAATTATAAAAACTATTGTTAATAATAATATTTTTTTCATTATATTTAAAGTTAATCTATATTAAAAAGATCATCACAATATGCCCAGTATTTAGCACCTAATCCGATTATTTTATGCCATTCTTTGTCAATCATCTTATCTAGTAAAATATAATAATGATTTTCAAATTTATCATTTTCTACATAAAAGATAATTGTTTTGTTATCGGTGGGTTTAACATCTATTGTATTCCAATATGTTTTATCAATATTGTATACAATATTCTCATATTCTGATTTTAAATTATTAAAATGTTCCCGTACTTTTTTTGGAAACTAATTCAATTATTTTTATTGTTATTTTTAACTTCTTGTTCATTATCATATCTAATTATTATTTGCCAAAAAAGAAACGAAATATTTAAATAATAACTTATAAAGTTAGCATATTTCAATTTTGAGATACATACCATTGGTAAAAGAAAAATGGAATAGCCACTTTTCAAAGAAAGGGTATTTGAAAATTCACTCGTCAATATCATCTTTGCTATATCCAAAATGGTCAATTAATCCTTCGATAACCATATCTTCATTTACATTTGTATCTTCTATAATCTTTATGAAAAGATCCGCAAGATTATACGGTGCGTTATCATTCGATACGTCTGTTGAAAGGTTGATATCGATATTTCCTAATTGATAATTAATGTTTAATGTATCCATATTGTATTAATATTAAAAAACCGCCAATCCCTATAAAAGGGAAAGGCGGTTAAATTGTTTATAAATTATAAATTAAATTTATTCTCATTCATCTTCTAAATGGGAATAAACTCTTGTCTTTTGCTCTATTTGTCTACCTTTAGACCAATTCTTAATTTTTGTTAAATATCCGATTATTCTATCATAATAGCTTATATTTTTACTTCCACATTTAGGACATTCCTTTATTGGTACTTTTGTAATATATCCACAATCGTCACATTCGCTATTTGGTATATTAAAAGTAAAATATTGACACCCGTTTTCTGCAGCAAAATTCAATATTTTCCAATATTGTTCTTTTGATAAATGCGAATCCAGGTTGCAATGCAGAGCAACTCCACCGTCTAGATATTCTCCAATATAATTTCTTCCATGAAGAACAAATTTATCTAATACAGAAATTTCTGGATCATTTGGTTTAAATATGTATGATGCATACAAATTTGTATCTTCCGGTGTCCAATACCCATCGTTTTTATCCCAATTATAATTCTTTACTGCAAGACTTTCGGCTGGTATTAACTCACTGTTCAGAATTATTTTATGTCCATTAAATTCTCCTTTATGCTTTGAATTTTCTTCTTTTATAAAATCAAATATAAATTGACAATAATCTTGGTATTCATTATTTACATTACATTTTAAGCCTAAATATTCAGCTCCTTGATTTAATCCATTTAATCCAATTGTTAAATATTGTTTATCAAGATCTATGAATCCAGCTTTATATACGGGTAATAAATCAGCTTTATACATATCCCAAAGCGATTCATTATATGCTATATGATATTTATATACTCTTTCAAGTATATCATATAAATAATCTTTTATTGCATTTTTAGCATCATTTCCCCAGTATCGATATTTACTTTCATCTTCTCCGTGTTCTTTTGCATATTCTTTAATTGCATTTTGTATTATCCTACTTAAATTCAATGTAATAACTGATTTTGATCCAGTCATTACTCCTAGATTGCCATTTGTAAAAGTAAATTCTTTTGTCGTAATCATATTTTTTAAACGGCAATTATGGGTTATTACCCTTGAATTTGGTAAAACAAAATATGGATTTTCCAAATTCTCTACATATTGAAAACAAAAACAATCACAGTTTTCAGCTTTTACGTATTGAATATTTTCAATTTTATAGTTAAGATCAAGATATACTGTGAAACGATCTTCAATTTTTATGTCTTTAGCATATTTTTCAACATATTCATTTGTTGAAGAATCGAAAACTGGGAATATATGGTCTTTAGTGCATTTTATAGTTCTTTCTGGTATTCCTCCTATTGAAAATATTATAAAATCATCAGTTTTTCTTTTTATTACTTTAGCTGGATGATACTTTCTTGTTTCAGGATTAAAAACATAAATTATTTTATTTTTATATTTTTTATATGCATCTTGAAAAGATGTTATTATACTAATATCGTTTTCACTTTCCCTAAAACTACATTGAGTATATCCATCAAAACAACAAGAACTTAGGCTATCAACTGTATCAGAAATATATGTAAAAAAGCTATGTCCTCTTGCATATTCTTCTGTTACAAACTTTGCATTTTCTTCATCAAGAAATTTTCCATCTTTATAAACAAGTGCAAAAGACTCAACTGGGAAAGTAAGAATACATTTTGATCGCTCGTTGTTAAACCATTGCATAAATTCTTTTTGTATCCAATTTAAAGAATCCCAATCCGGCTGAGTTCCATCTGGAAAATAAAAATCTCCAAACATTCCATCAAAAAATGGATGATCAAAATACGAAAAATTTATAAATGCACTTTGAAGTCCTCTGGCGGCTGCAGGCTGATTAATTGAATCATAACATTCCATATAATACGCAACTATTATATGCGTAGATTTTACTACTGCTTATAGTTTCCTATAAGATTAGACTATATCACCATCCTTTTTAGTAGGATGCTTTGCATTTCCACTACCATTAACTTGTAGTGTACCCTACTCACTTATATCATTAGATATGTTTTCGGTAGTCGTTGAACCTTCTCTTTTTTGAGCTTGGCTACTGATTTGCCTGTAATTTATATTATAATTTGTATATGGATGATAAATTGTATAATGGCATTTTTCACATACCACTTTTATATTGTTTAAATCCAAATATTTCGGGTGCCTAATTACTATGTTATATAATTCTTCCATATTTTTGTTTCTGTAATCTTTTATAATATCGCTAATTATTAAACTTTGTGGCCTCAAATGGTGTGCATGTAAATTATTGGTTGATCCACAAATTTCACATTTATTTCCACGCATTTCTTTTACTTTTGAAGCAATGTGATTTTTAAAAAACGATTGGCATTTTCTTTTAATTTTGGATTGACTTTTTAGTGTTTTAAAGTCAAAATTAACAAATTTTTCTTTATCTCCTAAATTTATACATTGGCAAGAAGATTTATCCCGTAGCTTTATATTATTTTTAATAAGAATTTTTCGTATTCTGCTTTTGGGCATTTTGGTTATTTGAGATATTTGTGACAGACTTTTCATTTCCTTTAAATACATATTAGAAAGCTAATTTTCAGTCCAATTAATATATTTATTAAAATTACCATAAAATTTTAAATTCTTTCTTATTGTCTATTCACAATATCCTGTTAGTTTTTGAATTTCTATTACTGATTTTTTGTCAATAACGAATAATTGATAAAGCAAATCTTTATCAATTGAAATTCTCCTTGGATCTTCTTTTCTATTAATATGAAATTTATGCAACATGTTTCTAACAGTACATACTTTTGTATTGTATTTTTCTGCAATTTCTGTAGCTGTCAATTTTTGTGCTACATATAAATTTTCTAATATTTTTTTTGTATAAATTGTATTTTTTTCATAATCAATAAAAGTTGTTTTAATAAATTTAATTAAAATAATTTAATTATCAAACAATTTTATTGATTATTTAACCATATAATATATTTATTATTTAGCATCCCAGTAATTAACAAAGTTTGCTATATATATTACTATATAAAGGTGCGTTCATTCCACACTACCTGCTGCCAATATTGGTGTATTTGAGATCTTATTGTTTTCTTTCTAGTAGAATAATCATTTGAAATAACAGTATCTGGTTTTATAAAAAAATCATTTCCCCATTCTTTTTTACAAAAATATGTAAAATATAAAAGAAATTCAGAAGTGGCTACGGCTCCAGCAAACATTGCAGAGGTAGCGAATATAAGATTTATATACATTCCACAAAAGCTGTCTAGATTTTTGGGAGCCGCGCTTAACCCGCCTATATTCTTCAAACCATTTAATAGGAACGGATACATCGATATTGAACAACAATATGGAGATATTGCACCAGAAAAAGAGTTTTCGTCATTTTTATAAATAATATGAGATTCCAAATCTCTTTTATATTGTTTATAATCAAAATCTGGAAACAATTGCTCTAACTTATTCATAATCATCCTTCTTGAAATCTGGAGATTATCTTCTTTATGGATTTCTGCATTTAGGATTCCAATGTTCTTTCCGCGAACATTACTATTGTCGTCAATTGTTGCATTTGCAGTATTATCAGATTTTGCATAATTTTTTATAAAATCTATTTTAGCGTCCGCAAATTCTCTGATATTTTTATGCTTTTCTCTATACAGAATAAATTCCTTTGCAACATCATAAAATCCGGATCGCATAAGTGTCTCTTCAACTGTATCCTGTATAAGCTCAATATCGATATTATCATTATTAAGTAATTCCAGAACTTCTATGATTCGCCTCATCATTGATTTTATTGTTATATCAGAAATTTCCTTTCCTGCCGAATCGAACGCTTTCTTTATTGCAATTTCAATTTTATTTGGTTCGAACTTTTCCTTATTTCCATTTCTTTTAATTACGTTAATCATTGATTTATTTTTGAAGGTATAATACCGATATATCTGAATTTATCTGGGTCTATTGTATCTAAAAAGGTAACGAAGTCGCCATAATTCTTTATACGGACAAATTCTCCTTGCCATTCTTTCTGAGTTGAAAGGTAATCCACAAGTTTCTGGGTATAATCCAATGCATCATTATAATCACTGAACGATTTTATACATTCAACAATTGAATCCTCGCCAACACCAGAAACGCTGATAATATTATAAAATATTGTCATAGTCAATTATATTATTATCAATATATGGAAGTTCCTTAATATACGCTCCATAATAATGATAGTACATTTTACTATAAAAACTTATTGCGGCCTTTATTTCGTATTTTGTATATTCATTATTCTCATGAAGATATTTATAATAATTATTCTGCAATATTTCCGGATATTTATCTAGAATCTCATTTAACTTATTCTCTGATAGTTCATTGGCTATTTTCGGGAGATCGGCAGAAAAACTGTCAATCTCCCTACATAGCTTTATTGCGAGATCCTTAGTATCACATATTGCGACATTATTAAAATTATCTTCAATTTGCGTGTATACCAAAAATTTCTTTTTCATTCAAAATCTTTCTTTTCAATATCATCAAACTCGACATCATATTCTTCCCATTCATCATCCTTTTTCTCGGATATTGACGAGATAATATACGTCTTTTTAGGTTTAATATCAAGTGATCCTATTTTTGCCGTCATACCAAATGCTGCGGCTTTCTCCTTTGCATCTTTATATGCAAATCTAAGATCGTCAATAGCTCTTGATATCATCAACGGTATTTTTATTTTTGGATTCTCTGATTCTACAATAATTGCGTATGTCTTCATATTAATTTAAATTAAAGTCTTCCTAATACAATGTATTCTCCCTCTTTCATATTAGCAGAAGGTGTATATTTTGTCTGTATTGGCAGATCTTCTCCCTCGGTAACCATATGTATCAGCCGACAATTAATATCGCCTGTGTAGCCCTCAGAATAGATTCGCTCAATTTCCGCCTTTACATCCTTCAAAGTACCACCCATTTCTGAAAGTATTGTATTACTGCTCTGGTCAATAAGAATATATGCTTTCTTGAATACCCGCCTTCCATTATTTACATTGATCATTACTTTATATGGGCGCTTTTTTGAATTCAATACTGGTTTATCTAACTCAATATAATATGCTTCTCCTTCTGTTTGTGGAAGTTTATCCCATACTCGTCGCATGGCTTCATCCTCATCTCCCTCCTCACGGAAGATCTCGTCAAATTCCTTTTTGGGAAATTCCTTAATAGAAGAGAACCCTACATTTGTCAGATATTCTTCAATTGAAAATGTCTTAATTGTCTTAATCATAATTAAAATGGTAAATAAGTCATTAAAATTCTTTTTATCTCTTTCGGCATATCCTTTGGCTCAAAGCCGAAACTTGGGAAATCTACACAATTATACGAGAAATCCTCGCATACTACAGAAAGACCTTTTATAAAAGTTTCCGGAAGCTGCTCACCTATAATTTTCTTGATTATCTGATAATGAGTAACATCCGGTTTTTTCTGTGATAATAAATATCTCAATTTACAAACTAGGGAAATCAATACAAATTTCTCCTGAATACCTCCATTTAGATTTCCAAGTGAGAAATTTTTATTATAGAAATCCCTTAATTGTCGATATGTTAATTCCATCGATATCCCTTATAATAATAATAGGCTACCTTTTTCATATAGAATAAAAACTCCTTCCAGCCTTTTGCCAGTTCCTCTCTTGTTACCCGATAAACTCCGGTATTAAACGGTGCTCTTGTTGATACGACTAAACAATTTGACTTTATTTCAAATCCATTTACGTCGTATTCTTCTTTTGCTACAAGTCTAAGGAGACCGCAATACATGCCAAGCTCCCGATAATAATTAAAATTGATAAAATTGTCATGGAATTTATCTACGCCTCTGCCGATAGTTTTTATATCATTTACGGTTATGGTAGCCGTATCGTAGTCAATTACATAATTATCTAATTTGGATTTAATATGGAAAACGTATTTCTGTCCTTCTGGCATTGTCGCTTCCATATCAACGGTTATTGCCTGTTCGTTCTCGATAATTGGCTTCTCATTAAAATATATAGGATGAAGTAAGTTATAGATTACATTATTATTAAGAAGGGCAAAAACACAGCTTTGTACTGTATTTCTTGCATATCCTCCCAAATGTATCATTTCCTTTCCTTCTTCACCATCATAGTTTAATCTGTTTTTCCAATACGTTGTACATCTCTGAATGACATTCGAACATATTTTGGCATCAATCTTTCCTTTATAATAATCAACCTTATTTGATGCACGGATAATATCCTCCATCATTATAGGTCTTTCTTTGAATACCTCAAATAGCTCATCTGCCATTGCCCCTAGTTTTTCTGATGGCTTCCCAAGGTCTGGTGCCATTGCAAAATATTCGGGCTGCAATACCAACTCATGTACAGCACTCATACCACTACAATTTTCATTGCCATTTCTGTTTGTGGTCTGGACTATGTCTTCAACCTATTTCTAGGTTGCACCTGTATTTAGCCTCTTGGGCTGAATCTATAATAATATAGCCTATGCCTCTTCAAGTTAACATATCAATTTCTTGACTTAGTCTTCGAAGATATCCAGGTGTTATAATATAATTAATTACTTAATTATACGGCAGTTTTTAGAAATATTTCAATAGTTTGATCAACATTTTGATCATATTTGATCTCTAGTAATTTAATATTTGAATCTTTGCAAAATTGTTTCAAATCCTCATCTCGCTCTTTTTGCTGTTTAAATTTTTCTTCACCTCCAAAAATATCAACAGCATAATAATGCTATTGTCCATTAAATTCGATAATCGTATTTAATTCTGGAATATAAAAATCTACAACAAACCGACCTTTTTTATTTTTCTTTTCAAAAGATTTCTAATATACATATAATATATTATGTTTGTTTAAAAAGTGCATAATTAATTCTTCGCCATGTGACATTTTGCATTTCTAACACCCACATCCAACATTATAATGAATATATGGAAGCTAATAAAATGCCCCATGTTTCTTACAAATTATTTTTATTGGAGTGTTTACATCTTTATATTCAGAAAAAGAATAATCATATAAATTTTTATGAGTTTGTTTACTTAATCTTATAAATTCTTCAGTGTCTATTCTTCCTTTGCATTTTGGACAATGTTGACCATTTAAATGATGTCCTGGTGTTTGCCAAAAACTTCCGTGAATTGGACAAATAATTTCTACTTTTGAATTATATGATGTATAATTTACTTTTGAATAATCATAAAAATTATTATGAATTTTAATTGACCTTTCAATAAATTGATCTTTTGATAGTCTTTGAGAATCTGATACTCTTTTTACGGCGCATTTATTACAACCAAATTTTAATATATTATTAGCTGTTGTATCTCGTATATAACCGCAAATTTTACATTTTACAATGACTTTTTGAAACGAATAATAATGTACTAACTTAAAATTAGTAGATTTCAATCTTTTTATAAAAAGATTTTTTTGCTCTATCATGCTTTGACTTTGCAACTTGGCACTATGGACATCCACATTTTGAATGTGAAACAGATCTTGGAATAGCCTCCCAAATATATCCGCATAAATTGCATTTTATTTTACATTTATTATTTGCTCCAGTATATTTACTTATTAATTGTAGAAATGGAAATTTTTGCTATATTTCTTTTTCCATTTCTTTTGTTGATTTTAACTAATTCATATTTTTAAATTTTACCTAGCTGAAAACATCCCTTAAATCCTTGATCAGTAAATCCCTTAAAAAACTTTTCTGGAGATCCCTCTTTAGCTGGATCTAATAATCCTAGCCTAGAATTACTTATGTAATTTTTATATTTTTCACTGAAATATACTTTATCCTCAATTTTGGAAAGTTTAAAAGTTCCAGGAATAAGCCTTAGTTTGATATCCTCCGCTTTCATAGTTCACTTATTTCCAGATTATATATATATTCGACCTCATCATATTTTAGTGATGATATACGATATTTAAAATCATATTTAATATTATGCGGTCTTGTTATTAATAATGCCGGAATGCCTTTCTTAATAGCTTTCAATACGTTACTGATACTGTCATCAATAAGTACATCACATCTTCCCTTTATTATATCTGCTTTATTTCCGTGTTGATATAGCGTCTGATATATTGGTTTTACTGGAAGTCCATATTTCTTTAAACAGTTTCTAGTATATGATTTACTATTTATACGTTTTGTAGCATAGATAGTAGCCTCAAAGTCCGGCTTTTCAATTAGCGGTAGGTTCTCCCAGAAATATTTATCATTCCGAAGATTCCATACATTTTTTGTTATTCTCGCGTCCTCCCATTCTTTTGGATTAGGAAAGTATCTCTGATATGTATTATAGAAATCAAATATACAGTCATCAAGATCTAGCGCGATTCTTAGTTTAAAATTCATCAATCTCTTTAATTTCTCCTATTAATATATCTTGATTCTTATCGAGATCCTTTATAAATTCAGAATATTCATCCTCTTCGGAATAATCCCTGAATAATTCCATAATCTTATCCTCACAATGGGAAAGGGAAACGGCATCCAAACATATATTATATATTTTGCTTTTTTGGATCTCGCAAATTGGAATAATATATTTATTATACATTATTTATCAATTTATAGAAATAATCCTTTGGAATACATACAAACTCCTCCTTATTTGTAGATCCATTTACTTTTTTCCAGAATATTGCCAATGGTTTATCTTTCAGTCCTACTTCATTATTTATTGTGGAAATATTGGGTTGATTTGCCGTATATTTACACTGTACATAGAAATCTAGTTGATTCTCTGTATCACAAATATCAATTTTTGCATTATCAAGATTCTTGCTTTGACTTCTTGAACTTACCAATCCTTTAAATCCTAGATCTGTCAATTCCCTGATAATAGCCAGCTCATACGAGTTTCCTTTTTTCCTTGATCGTTTTGCCGAGTATTTTCTAAAAGTACTGTCATTTACCCATCTGCATAAATAACCATCCTTACCGGTGTTCCCCTGTCTAGAGGAATTACACCGGTTTCGGATAGTTTTTTCTGAAAGACCTGTAATTTCACAGGCCTTTTTTACTGTTTTATATTCTACTGGAGGAGAATCCTTGTAGATTATTTCAACTCTTTCGTCTGTCTAATTAACTTTAGCCATTTTATTACATTTAATATAGCTTTCTTTGTCTTCATAAATCCATATTTTTTTCTGAAATCTGAGAAATCCTTTGCGCCATATTCTTTTGGGATTACCAAATATATTAATTCCGGATGTTCAGAACGAATCTTGGCCATATTCAGTTTGCCCGTTCTGTCCTGATCATATAGGACAATAATATATTTAAATCGTTTTTTGAGATTTTCCAAAACATTATCTGATATAAATAAATGTTCGGAATTTGGCGCAATGGCTGGTATCTTATATGCGAAAAGAGCCATAATATCCTTCATTGATTTTGTGACAATACACACTTTACCGTTTTTTGGTAACTGGTCAAAACCTTGTATTTTCTTTGCTGACCAATTCGTAATAAACCGATAATTTTTTCTAAAAGGGAAATAGCACCTCCATAATTCTCTTTTGTCCTTATCCTTACCGCCGTAATATCCATAGATAGGACATTTATCTGTTGATTCCGCAACAATCACATTATTTAGAAATACATATTTACAACTAAATACGTTATATCTTTTTAATATATCAATTGTTATTCCAAAATCATTCCACCATTCTAACTCTTTTTCAGAAAAATTCTGTATTTCAATTTGGATTTTCGAAGGTTCTTTATCTGTTATCTTTACTGGTTTTGGATTTATTCTTCCCTCATTTTTTATCAGATTATCATTTTTAACCAACCCGAAATCATTTGCGATAATATCCAAAGCCTTGAAATAATCACATCTGAATTTCTCCATTACAACACCAAAACAGTTTAGATGCTGTCCTGTTGCAAAATCCTTAAATATTAATATTCCTTTATCATTTCTGAATATATTGCAAGTTGGTCTTCGGTCTGTCCTTAATGGACTTCTGAATAATTTCCTTTTATTAATAGGAATATTTAGATAGTATTCCATAATCTGCTCTTCGGTTAAATGGGAAAGAATAAAATCCTTATCAATGATAGGATCGAACCGAAAATCCATATGGATTTATTTAGAGTGAATTGAAATCTATACCATCTAAATCATCCTTTTCTTCGGTCTTATCAATACCGAGATCATCAGCCATTTGAGTAGGCTTGGCATTTTCCATATTTGCCTTCTGCCGCTCCTCATATGCGCTGAAATATAGTTTATCTCCGACAAAATTATCAGATACAAATAATTTCCCTTCCTTATTGATGGCTACAAATCTTGGAAGCTGTGCATTGACATTACCGTTCTTGTCAGTATGTCCTACCAGTTTAAGATTTGTCTCCTTTCCTTCTGCGGGCACCATAATTTTTACAAAGCCCTTTACCACATCATCAAAACTCTTGAAGGCACCTTTTCGGCTAGCGGCCTGATACTTTTCAAAACCTTCCTTATTGAGTACTGTACCGAGCTGGGCAATCATTGTCTGAACGCGTTCCCAGTTTGAAGGCATCTGGTATTCGCCTCCATCTCGGTTGGTAAAAGTTCTCCGCTCGAAGAACTGATCATCACTGGGATAAAATACAGACTCCTCATAATAGCCGTCCTCTCCCTCAAATCTGATTTTAAGAACGTCATATGTTTTTGTAGGATCTTTCTTACCAGTGATGGAGTCCTTTTTAGCTCCCATAAACTTTACCTTATAAATACCCCATGGGGCAAGTCTTCTATTACCACTAGCTACTGCGTCTAAATCTCCAAAAGTGTTAAAATTCATATTCATTTTTTATTTAATAATTAAAATTTAAAAATATCATCATCAGCTTCAAGGTCATCCGGATTATCTATTTCTACTGGTTCTGGTTCCCAGTGTTCAGCCTCGTCAATTCCTATCTTATCATTAATTTGAACATTATTCTCTTTATTGACAAGATTAAACTCTCCTTTTCGAAGTGTCTTTTCAAGTATAAACCTGGTACCATATTCAGCAAGTGTCTGGTGTTTTGCCCCTCTGAAAGAAAGGGTTCCAGACTTTGTAAGTCTGTTTCCTCCCTCTACATTAAAAGCATCAGCGGTTCCCAATACAGGAACCATATTACCGTTAACCACCTTATACCGTACATCCATCAGTGTACCATTTTTCAGATCCATTAACTGAAGTGCGGCTTTATTAAATACCAAACGATTTTCTTCCAGTATTGCTATTGGCGTCTCGTCATTTGGATCCAGTTTATCAGAAAGTGATACCTTCTTATCCAGAAGTTTTGTTTCCAATATTTCTCCAGTTTCCGTATCTACTGTCTGTTCATATGTAAATACGGTTGTCATAATAAATGTTGTCTTCATAATTAATGTTTCAATGATGGGTATATACGATCCCAATGTGAAATAAATGATCCATCTTCCTGCCTTTCGGCTACTATGATATCTTTATTTGCTAAATGTGCCGGTCTTGCTCCGGCTGAGGCAATGCCTCCAGTCTCAAAATTAATACAAAGGTTGCTATTTTCGTCTCTATGAACAAAACCTATGGCATCAGATTTTGCCGCAAAGACTCTTGCGCTTTTACCTGTGAGGTCGAAATCCTTAACGGAGCCGACTTCCTTACCTTCTGCAGAAATGATTGACTTGTCTTTTACATGACCTACAATAATTACATTATTAGTTACAGATTTAATTTTATCAATAACTGATTCCATTGCCGCTCTGATATACGTGAATCCGATTCCCATTGGTGCTTGGGTTATATCGCCATTATAATTAGCTCCGGCAGGAGTATCACGATATAATTTCAATGCCAGTGGCTTTACAAATTCCTCCAAAGCAGTCACAGTATCAATTGTGATAAACTTATATTTGTGTTCAGACTCTTTCAGAGCCTTATAAACCTCAGCAAAATCCTTCAGGCTATTAATTTCAACTTTTAAAGCCGATACGTACTTACTACCAGATTCAAACATTTATATTCCAAATGATTCGCAACATCATTTGCGCTTTCGCTGCTATATATTACTATATAGATTAGACTATATCTTATTCCTTTTTTAGGAATCCCGCCGTTTCCACCATCATTTGCTTATGGCGTACTCTACTCACTTCTATTGTTATTCAATAGGTTTTCGATAGTCGTTGAACCTTTACAATAATTTGATATTTTATAAACGTGATTTACAAAATCGTTTAAAGTATAATCCATTTTCATCCTATTGCACATAGAACAACAAGGTACACAATTTTCGATAGTATATCCTAAATTGCTATCTATCCTATCAACCCCATTTACGTTAATAGGTTCTTTGACTTTTATATATCTTTTTAAACTTTGTATTGGTCTTGGTTCAGAACCACAATAAAAACATGGTTTTGATATTATATTATAAAATTCTTCGTCTGATATTTCCCAACTAAAACCTCTACTTCTAGCACCTTCTTTATAATAATATTTATATACATTTAAGGGACCAAATTTACTAGGAGTTTTATTATTTCCAATACAATTTATACAATGACATATTTTTGCATTTAATATATTATCTTTTCGCATTGTTAATATACTATTACAATTTTTGCATTGTACTTGATAATATAATTTGTAATTTACTGCTTTTTTAAAACCTATAACTTTAAATGCAATATTTTCAAAACCAATAAAATCATTTTGATATTTTATTTGATTGCATTTTGCACATGAATTATAATTTTTAAATGATGTTTTTGCTATTCTTATTATATGCCCACAATCTTTACAGATTATTACATAATTATACAAGTTAATCTTTTTACTATCTTTATATTTTTCTCTTATTAATTCTATGACATCATATTTATTATTACTTAAATTAATATTTCTGTCAATTTGTAAAATTGATCCTATATGATTGGAATGTTCATATCCTTCTACCTTTTGTTTTTGTTCTTCAGTTAATTTATCAAATATCATACTTGGTATATGGTTGTCCAAATTTGTATTAAAATGGAGTTTCCACTATTAAACGGGTTTTCACTATAACATTACTGTTATATGCGACTTTAATTAATCGAGAATCAGGTTGTCATCAAGTGTTGATAATACGGTAGTCTTGCCTATCTTTGGTACTCCGTAGATAATTAAGTTCTGAGGATCTTGTGTTGCTGCTGGTAATTTTGTTGTAGGTAATTTAATAGCCATTATAATACAAATTTAGAAGAATTATTATTTTTTATCTCTCTGTTCTCTGTATTATCTTCACTATCTAGAATCCACATTGGATTCTTGTATTTTTCATAATTAGTTATACATTCTGGTCTTGGTATTTCGGCAAAATAATTGATCCAGCCATAAAATGCACATCCAACTTCTATATCACAGTCTCCAAACCTATTTTTTAACACCTGGATACTTCTGAAGTTTCCTCCTAATCTTTCAATATCATATTGCTTATATGTTTTCAGTCCATCTCTAAATGGATTATAAACTGCAATCATAATATTGCTGTCATTTACCGTATTCCCTGTGTCTTTTGCATCATTAATACTGAATGAGCTACGCCCCTGTTTGAGGCGTTCAATGTTTCCCTGTTCCCTATTGGCTTGTTGGATAACAATTGGACTTATTTTACATTTTTCCCTAAAAAAGACCATATATTTTGAAAACAGATCAATTTCCTGCTTTAGTGTATGGCCTTGCGTAGGATTTAACAAACCAACATGATCCACGATAACATTATATATTAGATTTGGATTATTCGGTGTATAAGTCAGTCTTGTCTCGGTTTCTGCAAAAGTACCCATTTTAGATAATCTGTCTTTTAATATTGCATATATTGTATTCGCATTGACATTCTTATCATAAATCTCTACTTTATTTGAAATCTTCTCAATCCATGGCATACATTTCATAACCAGTTCATAATCATCATCAGAAAGAACATACTCTCTCTCACGAGAAAGTATTTTCTTAAATGATAACTGTCTGCCGAAATTCTCAAAAATATAAATGGACAATAATTTTACAAAAAGGGACATACGATTCATTTCCAGTGAAAAATATAGGACTTTAAAGTCATCATTGTCTATTGTTGCCATTAAAGGCCTGTATAAATAGGCATATAATGCATAACTGGTCTTCAGTTTTGTTATCATACAGTTTTTTATCTGTATTTCTTATTCTTTTATTTGAATAAGCTCCGCATATCTTTTCATCCTAAAAAAAAGGATGATAACCACTCGTGGGAATATTTTATTCCTATCCAATATTAATTTTAATATTAAATTCTCCTTTTTCTAATATTTGCCTACGGATTTTTAAATCTCCTTTCCAGAAAATTTGTGGATTAATTTTAAATTCACCCATTTCTCCTGTTATTAAACCTTTCTGTTTTAATAAACGCAAACTATTTGCAACCATATTTTTACCTAGGTCAAATTCTTTTTCAATTCGTTTCCTATCAGCTGGTGTTAGTTTTACTATTCCTGTATTAAATTCTGCGTGTTCGCACATCCAAATTAGTAATTGTTGCGCCCTTACTGAGTTTAATTCATAAAACGGTGCGATAAATTTAGTAAATACCATATAAAAAGAATCTTCATTTACTGCAGTTTTAAAAACTTTCGAAGTCTCAATTGACTTCAATTCTCCCGTTTCCGCATCAATAAATTGGTGCTCAATTGATTGTACTATTTTTTTCATATTATATAATTTTTAATTATATTAAATATAATTAAAAAAATTATAAAATCAAACAATTGAATCGTTTATTATTATAATTTTAAAAATTATATTTATCCCTCTATAAATTAGATTATGCCCTATTTAGCGGGAATTATTCCCTCTTTAGAGGGATTAGATATTTTCGGAATTAATTGAAAATCAATAAATAACATCATTTTTTTTGGTATTTTCTTCTTATCTAATTGGTAGGTTTCAATTCCTATGCTGTACAGTGTTATAAATCTTTTAAAATTTATAATTACCTCGGGATTGTCATCTCAGATTTTCCCGATTTTGGTTATTAATAATTTATAATATTACTATTATAAACGGCAAATTCTTGTTATTTACCTGCGCCTGAATTTGAAATAATTAATGTGTATGTCTCACGACATACTCCATCAATTATACTTTCAAGTTTAGGCAGTCCCATACTTAATCCTTGATTGCTTCCTGCTCTTCCTTTTTGTACTTCCGTTATGATCTCATCTTTTACTGTCATAAAAGCCTCATTGCATCAAAGTTAATATTAACTTTATCTCCGTTTTTAAGACTTTTAATATCCTCCCAACTTCTGTCAATAATAAACTTAGCCAGGCTTTTACAGATAAGATTATGATCTCCGGCCCATTTTACCAGTTGTATAATTTCATTATGTTTCACAGGGTTCCATTTTATCGCCTTTCCATATGCGAAATACGCATCTTCTAGCGAATTAAATTTTGTAGCAACACCTCTTAGTGCCACTGCCTCTCCATTGATTGTACCGAACTGCGGATATGCATTAAAAAGTTCCTCTCCCATTTCAAAAGAACTCTTATAGAAATTCTTTAAAAATATCCTATTGATTGGTATACCAACTGGATCAAACGGTTCTCCTGTTTTTGGGGTATTATATTTATTAATAATCCCTATATTCTGAAGTCTCTGTAGCATTTCCCGTACATCAATATTCCTATCGTGCATTATTGTAAGAAATTGTTTCAGATACTTCCCATTGGCTTCATCCTGTAGAATCAATATACTTGTTAAAAGCATTAATTCATTTGGTGTCAGCCTATTTGCCTGAAGAAAGTCAAGCTCTTTATCAAATGGAAAATACATTATAATATGATAAATATGACTAATTCCGTATCTATCATCTATTCAGAATCTGAATTGTATTTTCTGTACCGGTTTATCGTATGCCCTAGGATCATTTCCATTTAGAACATCCCGTAAACCTCCCTCATCTATTTTTATTACATTTTCAGTGACCTGTGAGTTTGCAGCCCACTTTTCCTCTACAGTATTTCTGATAACCAAAACAAATATCTCTGCCTGTTTATCACCTTCCTTTCTTATCGCCCTTCCTATTCTCTGGGTTCTGCGAATCTTGCTTGAATCAATACCAAGCATTATCGCTACTCCCAAACCTGGTATATCGAGTCCCTCATCGGCTTTACGAATTGTACTCAAAACATTGAATTTTCCATTTCTAAAATCATCCATTATCTGTTTTCCGTGTTTTCCAGTATCTCTACCAGAATATACAGAACCAATGCCGATTTTCTCCGCCATTTTGATATTATTACTGAAAGTGATAATTTTCTTTCCACCTCTAGCTTTTATAATATCCCTGGCGATTTCGATTTTCTTTGGATGATTATTAATAAAAGTCTTTCTTTCCTGAATCGTTTTCATAAAAGCCATTGCATAAGAAGTGATATCCTTAAATTTCTCATATACCTTCTTTTTCCTTAATTCTGGATTTTTCTCCAGAACCATTTTTTCTGCAAGATTTCTGCGAAATTTATATCCATTCTTACCTAGACACTTCATTGCCAGATTGAAATCAAAATTGAAAAAACTGAAAAAATGAACAAACCTTTTATTCATCTCCCTGTATTTCTCAATATCAGGAACATCAATCATTACCTGATATTCCTTATATGGACTTACCCAACCATTGATTAAAGCCTCTGTAAGCGTAATTCTATCAATAACTGGACAATGCTCCATCACAATACTTTCAAGGCCGTCAAGACGCTCTAAAGTAGCTGTAAGACACATTACATATTTATATTGTATTGTATCAAACGTAGCTCTGAAAGTAGAACTTGGAACTCTTTGTACTTCGTCTATAATTAATATATCGCATTTATAATTATGCTTAATTACTGTATTAATTACAAGAACATTACAGTTGAGACCATATCCGAGTTTATCAAGTATTTCTGTCCACTGATCTTTCAATACAGTCGTAGGAACGACTATAATAAATTTAGAAGTTGGATATTTGTTTAGTATTTTCCCAATCATATTTGTTGCTATACGGGTTTTCAGTTGTGTTATCGTTCAACTTTTTATTTGAACTTCTTACTATCACTAGTAAGCTCCGCATATATTTTTACCCACTTATTTCAGTTGGGGTATCGGACACTCGTGGAAATATTATATTCTGATATAGTCAGTTTCAATTTCTATGCTGTACAATATTATATAATATTATTTATATAATTATCTCGGTATTATCTGATAAAAGATTTTTACCGATATTGTCCGATTGTAATAAAATCCATTCCTGGATTAAACGGCTTCCATTTTTAAAAAATGTAAATAATTTAAATTTTCTATTTAAATAAATCATACTTTTATCATATAAATAATTAATTAATTTGATTCCATTTTCTTTATTATATTCTAATATCCATGTATTGTTAGAATGTCTCTTGTCATGGCGAAATTTTCCTTTTATTTTAGAATATTTAATTATTGCATTTAAAAAATTTTTTGTTCCAATAAACTCGCAAGCTGGTGATATTATTTTTATATATTTATGATATGTTAAACATCCATCTCCGTCAAAATATCCTCTTATAAAATGTCTTATTAAATCTTTTGATTTAAATATTTTAATATCTGGAAATTTTAATGTCAAAGATTTTCTAGGAGTACAACCATATTCATTTAATACATTCCATAAATGTTTGTTTGTTAAACATATACGACACCTTTTGAATTGCTTATTATTAACTTTGCAATCACTAATTTTTAAATTAGTATTTTCGTTTTCTATAAATTTATTAAATTTTATTAAATGTTCATAATCTAAAATTTGTAAAGAGATTTCAAAGGTATATAATGATTTTTTGTTATTGTCAAGCGGAGAGTAACTTATATATCCATCTGCAAATATAAATCCTAACCAATATGCTTTTTCTTCTGTATCTATACAATCAAAAATATGATTATTAAATTTAACTCTATTATGATTGTTAATAATTTTAACATTTAATTTTTTAAACCATTCTGTTAAAGTATATCTTGAAATTCCCTCTCTTTTCGCCATTTTAGTTAATGAAATATCAGTATTTATATATTCATATGATAATTTTTTAAAATACTATAATTTATTTTCCATATATTTAATTATTTTTTTTTGAAACCCAGCCCCGTAGGTGCAATGACCGTTCCGATACCTTTATTATCAAACCATTTCTGTAGAGCTATATTCTGTCTCTCATCACGAGAAATCATTTTAGGCCTCTGGATTTACCAAATTGATGCCTCTTTTTTCTGCTACAAGTTCAATTCGTCGGATTTGCTCTTTCCATTGGCTGATATGATAATTAACCTCTTCCTCGAGTTTAAAAAGTGCTTTATTTCTAAGTACTGTAAGCTGATTGGTGGTTAAATCATTATATCGTGCCGTTTTAAGGTTAAGCATTGCCCGAAGTTCATCATAACTCAGTCCGGATGGCTTTATTGTAAGCTGTACTTTTGGATTTATTCCTAGTTTTTCTTTAAGAACTTCTGGCTTTTTACGAAGTTTTCCATCTGGACCTGTTACATTAAGCTCGTTCAGTTCCTGTGGTGTAAGGCATACTCCCAGGTTAAGTATAAAACTGAAAGTAATATGCTTATTCTGGAAAATTCCCAATTGTGAAAGGCAACCATCAATAACATCTGCTATTGATATTCTCTCAAACTCCCTTGGAAGTCCTCCTGTTATCATTGATATTGGAAGCTCTGCCAGTTTTTCTGTCGGGAACTGATCCTTTGACTTATTCATAAGTGCCCTGATATCCTGAAGATACAAATATCTAGGATATGGCTTTCCATCCGCTACGATTGCACCTGTTTCTAGTTTACGAAGGAAAAGTTCAACATTGCATTTCCTGCGTTGTTCATCTATAATCCCTAAAAGTGTATATCTACCGGGATTATCCTTATCGGTATTATAAAGCATTGAAAAACAATGATTATAAAATTTCTGTAAATCTTCTGGTGTAGCATCCATCAATGCAATGGATTCCTGGCTTCTGTCTTCTTTTCTAGGGAATTTCCATACAAAAGATTTAACATCATTATTTTTTGTCTCTATAGCTGCGATAAGTTTCTCTTTCATTGTTTGCATAGTATATATTTCTAAAATATATTTAAACTATATATCTATTTTCTTCTAATTTCTCATCTTCTTGTTGCTCTATAAATCTAATAAACTGAATCATATTATAACGATACGGAATTTGATTGGCTCCGTCAAACCAAGTATCCTTTCCTGCCTCGATCTCAACAAACTCTAAATATCCTGTTTCCCCAATCTCGATTTCCCTGTGGTTCCAATTTGGGAATTTGGTACACATAACATATGGAGTCTGTTTTATCACTTCCTTATCAAGACATTTGAATACATAAATCATATATCCGTTATCATCCCTTTTTGCTACTAGTTTTGACAATATAGTCATTTAAGAATGATCACGGAATAACTATTAATACATTCTAGATCTTTGAATTTCAACATTTATTTAAACAATATAGCCAAAATAAAAGCCAATCCTATGGACAGTGATGATATGCCGAAAACGTTTTTCTGTTTCTTTATTTTTTTTCTCAGATCATTATTTTCCTTTTCAATAATATTGAGAAAATCCGTTTTTATAGAATCCGTTTTTGTATTCAGACTGTCGAGCACTCTATAATTATCTATCTGTCTCTTTAAAAGGTCATTTTCCTTTAAAAGTTTACTGTGCTCAATAAAAATTAAGTTGGCGGTCTTTAATTGCTTATCTGTTATGACTATTCTTGTTGTATCTAATACTGTCGTACTTTTTTGTATAATCTGAGAAGAACAAAAAGTTGTCGTTATTACTAGCATTGACAATAGAATCGCGAATCTTTTCATATATATAATTATTTTTAATTATTTCCTTATTATTATTATCGATATCCTTTATTATCTCGTATCTTTTTAAATTAATACGATATAATACTGTATCCTGTTTAGCACATGGATGCCCATCATGCTTATCAATATAATAAATTCCTACGAATATATTTACTGTCAGAAGAATAATAACAATTGCAATTATAATACTCCTTAGATTAAATTTCATCAAAGAACAACCTCTGTCTCAAATTCAAATTTATTTAATCTTGAAATTTTAACATTATTTGCCAGAAACTCTATAACTTTTCCGAGTTCCGTAATATTATTAATACTGAACGATCCTTCCTGTATATGATCGGGATTATCCTGTGTTATAAAACTAGCCTTTACCAATAATTTAGTACTGACTTTAGGCTCTTTATTGACTTTCGTTACGTCTTTCTTTTCCTCTGCCATAATTAATTAAAATAAAAAGGTAATTCATCTGGCCCATATGTACGGCCATTAAAATAATATCTCAATACAGTATTCTGATTATTCCCCTTCTTCGATGTAAAATGGAAAAACCGAAGTATCTGTGGTATTTCGTGCTGATAGCATTTCTTTGAATAAGTAGTATTCTTAAAATGCGTATTTTTCTTCAGCCATACTATCAGATTGCCATAAACCGGTATATTTCTTGGCTTTGGTATTGAGAAATGCCTCTTCTGCTTATGCCGGCATCTTAACTTTCTTAATTGTCGGTTCTCGCCATTAGACCGTTTCCCATACTTAACATCGATAAACGGCGGTTGTCTTATCCCTAGACTTACCATTAGACCGTCATCATGGACATTTGTAAACTCTACTGTCTGTTCCATAAATTAAACATTAAAATTAATAAACTATATATCAACTGCCTTAAAAATAACATTCTCGCTGTCTACCCGGAAACAGCCAAGACAATCATTATCGCAGTCTTCATTTTCAAATACACAACCTTTGCAAGTTAGCTCTTTGTCTTCCTCTACGAGTATTGTCTTTCCTTTGTATATGACATACTCTCCTACTATTGCTGATTGTAAGTTCATCTTAATTGTATTGGATCATCTGTATATTTCTGATCAAATCCTGTTAATCTTCTTATTGCTCCATTTGGGATCTGAATATATTTGTCATCTTTATCCCCTAGAAACCATTCTCCAGAATCTTCATCCCATACAGGTTCGTGATTATATAAAAACTCATTACCGTTTTTCTCAACGGCTGCCCAACATTCTACTTTGCTCATATTCTTTTATTAAAAGTTCTACTCTTTCTTCTGTTAATACAAAAAGATCGTTGCTATTATATAATTTTTTAGCTATTTTCTTTAAATTGGAATTACACATATCAGACTGTACGTAATCCATCATCAGCTCATATATATCATAAAATATATCTTCCGTGAATTTACCGGAATATAGATAATACATAAAATCTGTTGCGTCAACAACCTCAAAGAAAGTTCTGTCAAAGTATTCGAGTAGTTTATGATCTTTTACTTCTTTTGACATTTTTTGAAAATATTCTCTATTTGATTATATACTACTAAATTATTTCTTTTATCATAAGTGCTACACCAATCTCCGTTATGATATATCCATAATATATTTTCCGGATTAATTGAAATATTCATCCTAAATAGTTTAGGACTTCTCCAATAATAGCCACAACCATTTACTTTTTTATCATCTATTGTTATAAAATAATGGTTACAGGTTCCGTTTTTGATTATCAGCTGATCCTCTCCAGCTTTTTTTACACGTTTCTGTATATTCTTGATAATCATATCCGGATCCTTTGGCTCATAATTTAGAATACTTAGATAATATTCTATATTATACTTTTTTAGGAATTTTGCAATTACATAAGCGACATAACAGCAACCTCCCTCATTGATACAATATTCATCATCCAGTTCTTTGCATATTCTGTTTAACCAATATATAAGTTTATTTACGTCCACCATGAATATAAATAATTAGTTCTGAATCTATTATAAATATCAAATGCCTTATGCTGATAATAATCCTCTAATAACAAAGGTTCTTCTTTATCTTTTGTTATCATATATAATAATTGTTTATTAACATACCTATTAGCATTTCTTGTATTTATTTTTCTTGTTAATACAAATTTATGCCCGTAATCACTTATTTTATTAAAATTATCAAATTTAGCAATTTCTGTATTACCCAATATTATATCTAGCAAATTAAGTGCCGTTTTAAGCGTCTCTAATTCCCTAGAACCGATTTCTTTTGTATCTATATATAGATTATACATTCTTTGTATTGTAGCCTTCTCAGCCAATAATATTGAAGTGAAATCCCATTCAATAAAATATTTTGACTCTTTCCAGTAGTAAATCCTTCTTTGAAGGGTTTCTTTAAATATTGTAAATTTTATTCTAAGTCTTCTAAACATATTCGGTAAGTAAGAAAAGTAATATAATAATTGAAAACGTATATACACTCAATACTGCCAATTGAAATGCTGCCTCCATTTTTGACATTATATGGCGGCAGCAGTCAATTGATATTTCTATTATTACGTCAATATAAGCTACTATTGCTAATATTGTGAAAAGAAAGATAAGTATCATTCTGATATGGTTTTTCTGGCTTTCTCAATTCTGTCAAGTAATTCCTGTTCCTTTACCAGGATATCGGCCTGTTCATCACAAATCTCCTTTTCTGTTTTAATAATTTTCTCATAATTAAGTTTTTCCTTCCATGCCATAAACAGAATTGCTATCGCAACTGCAATGGTTAAAATCCATAAAATTGCCATAATTAAATTACTCATTGTTTAAACTGTTAATTACTTTTTTATATGTTATTCTAGATTCTTCGTAAAATCTATCTTCTCCATTTTCTATATTTAATTTCCATAATATTTGATTAAACCTCATATTTGGATTTTTATTGATTATCAATTTAAGAATATGGAGAATTTTAGCATTATAATATGATCTTTCGTTAATCATTACATATCGATTTATATAAATTACCTGTTACATCCATAACACCGCCATCAAAACTTGATGGATATCCTAGAGAAAACCATCTTCCTTGGATATCCCGTACAAATATAACAGGATATTCGGAATAATCAGGAATTTCGCAAAATACAAAATAATCGGTGTCTTCAGCATATAGCCATGGTTCTCCTACTTTTGCAGGTAATACTTGAAAATTTTCTGTATTTATATGAGAGTTAATCTCTTCTTTCCAAAAATCATATAAATTGTCATTTATAACTGATTCATATAATTTTTCTGGAAAATAAAGAGTGTATTTTTTTGCTTCATTTTTTGTCAATATTTGATTAACTGTAGCATCATACATTCTACTATATCTAATTTTCCCATCATCAAAGAATTTATATTGATGGCCAATAATGGGAACTGGATCCAAGTTCTTGTTTGTCATGTTTTATTTTAGTTTTATACCAAACCATTAAACGTCCTTTGATTGTTTCAAAATCATTGCTATGTATATATGTAGCAGTTAATTTTTCGATTTTTCTAAGTTCTTTTAGATTTTTGGATTTAACAATTATTTTTAAACGTTCTTCACATTGAGCTATTTCTTTTTTTAGCTCATTTTCTATTATTTTTATTACTCTATTGTAATATTCGAGAGATGCTTGTTTTTGTCTCCAGAAAGGAATCAAACTACTTTCATTATTATTTTCTGCTAATATAGAAAGCGGACTATCTTTCCAACAAGTAGATAACTCCCATCTTCTTTTGGTTTTTCTATATTCTTGCAATATCATATGATAAAAAAAGGCGATGATTATCTCATCGCCTTAACTATTCCTTTAAAAGAAAATTCATTATTAACTACTATTTCTACAACACTATCGTATAAAAGATTGAAATGTTTCATATCTTCTATAACATTCTGAACAAACCTTTTATTATTATATGTTTTTGACATATCGGTAAAAGGTAATATTCCTTTTAGAAAATACTCTGGTTCTGAATTATACATAATCCATTCATCGTCATATGTGACGAATACCTCAATATTTCCATATAGTGTCTTATCGATATTTTTATCAAATTTAATTAATATTTGTTTGTTTTTGTATTTAAAATATGGCGTACCGTATTTTAGATGATAATAACTGTTTCCATATTGCTCTTTTAATCTTTTCTGAATAAAATCAAAAGGGCAATTTTCCTTTAGAAATACATCAAAATATTCTGGTGTAGTCCATAACATCGCCTGTTCCGGTACATCGTCGTATTCGTGAATATAATTACTCACCTTATCCTTGAAATGGACTTCAGGTATTTCAAACTCGCCATACTCATACGCCCATCGTCTCACTAGATTATACTGATCTCTAGTTACCCAGGTCTTGTCTATTCCTGCCATTATAATTCAAAATAACTATATCTTAATATTACTCTTAATTTATCAAGTATTATTTTCGCATAATCAAATTGCTCTTTAGATATCTCTTCAGAATTTCCAATAAAGCTATTCAATTGATTTTCTGTTGGTTTTAACTCATAATCAAGTATTTCCATATCTCGACTATACTTAATTAAAATACATCTTAATATCCTTCCATCAAAAGAAAAAAATTCTTTTGTCATTGGATGTCTTTTGTCAAATCTTTTAAAATATCTCATATTATTTAAAAATTAAATATTTGAGCTTCCATACAGACTCGAACTGTAATTTAATGATTACAAATCATTTGTAATAACCTTTATACTATGGAAGCAATTTAGGATTGGATTAAAAAATAATTAATATTATAAAATTCAGTTGGGGATAGAGGGGTCGAACCTCTTTCTACAGATCCAAAAACTGTCGTTTCCTGCCGGTACACTAATCCCCAAAAAACATCTTCTATTCTCACGAACCGAAGATGAAAAATATTTTCTAAATCATATGAAACTATTATTTGTCAGAAATTATTTCAATACTACAATCGCTACACGCCCACTTTCGGTATTCGTTGCACCAATACCCTTACAATTCTCAACAACAACTCCTCTATTAGCCAAGAATTCAGCTACAACGTTAGCACGCTTTTCAGAAAGTGTTAAATTATAGCCTACAGGGCCTTCAATTGATGCCGAACCAGTAATTGATACCCGGTTATCTTTTGCGATCTTAGAAAGCTCACAAACAGCCTCTGCGGTCAATACAGCAGAATTCTGAGCAAAGAACACAATATATTTGTTTTGTGCATATACTGTTTTCTCTGTTGTAATCTCACGGATAATTTTTGTAGGTTTCTTAGCAAGTTGCTCACGAAGGCTATTAATCTCGTTGTTCATACTTCCGATATTGTATGTTTTAAAAGTATGAGTACCATTTGAGGTTTTGAGATTATATGTTGCTCCTACGGAAAGTGCGAACTGTGCATAGGATTTTGAAAACTGTACTGTCTGGGTGGCGCTAGGATTTAGATTTGAACGACGGGTAAGATCCCAATATATTGTAGGCTCAATATTAAGTGCCCACTTATCATTAAAATGATATGCAAGATCCAATCCAGTCTTCGCTCCGAAATCATTTGTGTCATAATCCGGATTAAAA